TGTTAACCATCTTCTTAAACTTTTCTCCTCTGGCTACTGATGTGGTTGGGTAGAGGCGATAATTTTGTTCCCCTACTTCATAGTGTAAAAAAATAGCAGCTGAAACAATACCATCGATATCATTATGAAATACGATGTGGTAAGTTTTTTCGTTCATTCGGTCAACTCCTTTTAGTATGGGGGTTTTAAATAAAACTTTCTCTATAGTAGTTATTACAAAAATTAATAAAAAATAACCACCAAAAAAGGGCCGGAAAAAATCCAGCCCTTTAATGGGAAGAAAGCAGCGCTAGGCAACGCTGTCAGAAAAAATTATTTATTTCGCAATTTACTATGAGTAAGTCTTTTGTCTGTAAGATGACTCATACGATAATTAGCTTTGTTTAATCTTATAGAATGAGTCATATCTTTTGGAGCATCACCTTTAGTTGTAAGAGGCTGCGTATCATGATCAGCCGTTGCTTTTGCTAAAGTGTTATCTAAACTTGAAGCATCATTATATATAGAAGACGCTATTTTTTCCGAGAACTTTTGAAGCACTATCTTATTGATATGCATTATTGTCTACGAGCATTAAATGGATTAATCATACCAAGACCAGCGGTTCCGGCAGCTCCAGCAGCAACTCCTGTTGCAAGTTGATTTTGTCTTAAGACTGGTTTAAACACTTGACCAGCTGTAGCCATTTGGTGTTGTAAGCTACCACCAAATCCTCTGGAAGCTTTAGCTGCTCTGTAAGCAGATCTGACTCCTGCTCCGAGATTTTTAAACTGGCCACCAAGAACTCTTCCTGCTGATTGAACTCCTTTAAAAATAGCTCCAGTTGGAAACCCTAGTTTTTCGAGTTCATCATTAAATGCAGCTTCTTTAATAATATCATAAGCTTCTGAACTTGAGACTTTTTGAAGATTGCCACTTTGTTTAGGCCCAAGACGCATACCAACGGCCAAACCACGTTTAAAGTAAGAACTTGCGAGTGCAGCGTTTTCCTGGTCATTAAAAGTACTAAATCTTTTAGCAAGATTTTGTGTAAGAGCTGCGTTTTCTTTAGCGTTAGCTTCAGTAAACTGAGTAGCCATTATATTACCCATGGTTTCCGCTCCGGATGAACGACCTTTTTTATAACCGATAGTTCCTAAAGCAGTTCCACCAGCAAGTGCCCCACCCGCACCATATGTTCCGATTCTTTTAAGAATTTTAGCTACATTAACTTTAGCTATCTTATCCATTTTTAATCACCTTTGAAAAAAAAGATATCTTATTGTATAATATGTATATAAGTATAATATAGTTTATTATTATTAATAATAGCTATGAAATTATTAATATAGGAGAAAATGTTGTATATTATGTATTATGAGTAAAGTACCATTTGAAAAATTTATAATCACGTTCTTATTATTTAATAAGGACATAAGGTTTATCATTGATAAACTCAATACCTTTGGGTACAATGTTGATGAAGATGAGGTGTCTGAGATTTTTAGTGAGGTTAAACGTTTATTGCCTAAAGACTTAAGTAAACATATAGCTAATAGACAGCCGTTAGATATAGAAGATAAACATCATGTTCAATGGTTAAAACAATTTGATATATTTGAGTTTTATGATTTTATTATAAGACGAGATCAAAAATTAAAAAAAGTTCCCTCATATTTTAAACAATGTGAAGATTGTTTATGGATTCATTCAAATGAAGATATTATGAGTTTAATAAATATATTTTTATTTAATGGTGAAGATCATGAATCTATCTCTAAAATTGTAAACTTTAAATATAAAAAGACAATCAGTTTAAAGACTCTTGATTTATATAATAGAGTATTTTGGGAAACTAAAGATATCACAGCAAAAGAAGCTTTATTTCATTGTATTCCATTTAGAAACAATGCTTTAATTATTAGACGGTTAAGAAATGGTGATCTTAAATTTGGTGTTGTAGATCAAACTACAGAAGTTGAAGCTAATGAGGGTGATGAATCTAATGATGGGTGCGATATATCTTTTACATTTCATAATTCAGAATATATTAAGTGGAAAATAGGTTATAAAGATGTAACAATACCATCTACTGAGGATTTTCTTGAAAAAGTAAAAACTGATAGTTTTTATAAATACTATGAAACTATGAATATGACTCAGAGTATTGAAATTGAAAAGGAAGATGGCAATAGTTTAAAGCTTGGCGCATTTGATGTTAAGAAAACAAAAAGACGTAATGTTGAAGAACAACGTGTTAAAATGGCTAAGTATTGGCTTGATATGTATTTAAAGGCTGATAAGTCTAAACCTATAGGTAGAAGTTCAAAAGAAGACTTCTTTGAAAAGATGGCTAATTTAGAACTTAATTATGAAGAAGATGATAAGATTGCTCTTATTGATGATGTCCCTGAAGTTATGAAAGACATTAAAGGTGATATTTCAAGCGCAACAATTTGAGGAAATAAATGGCTACAGCTGTTGAATTTGCTACTAATATATTCTATCTTAATGGTGCTCCTTTAAACTTGCCTTATGAGTCTATGAGGCACATACACCCTATATACAACAAAAGAACTAATGCAATGCTTTTTAAATTTGGAAGGCAGACACATAAATCTACCACTGTTGGATATAAGATTACTATTCCATGTTTAAAATTTGAAAATTATCATTCATTATATGTAGCGCCTACTGGGAATCAAGTATCAGTGTTTTCAACTGATAAGCTTGATAGTACATTAAGAGAATCGGAAGTTATTCAAGATCATTATATAGATACTAAAACAAAAGATCAAATATCATATAAAGAACTTACGAATGGTAGTAGGATTTATCTTCGGTCTGCTTTTCATTCTGCCGATTCGATACGTGGGATATCTGCTGATCAAACGTGTATTGATGAGATACAGGATATATGTAGTGATCATATTCCTGTTATTGAGCAATGTATGAGCCATAGTTTAGCAAAATGGGAATCATTAAAAGATAGAGTTCCTAATCTTCCAATGCATTTATTTAATTGTAGAATATATGCAGGCACTCCAAAAACTATTGAAAATACAATGGAGAGATATTGGGATCAATCAACTCAGAATGAATGGATTATAAAATGTACTCATCAGGGATGTAAAAAATATAATTATATTAATGAATTTAATATTGGGGATACTTGTTTGATCTGTAATAAATGTGGGAAACCAATTTATTATGAAAACGGTCAATGGGTTAAAATGGCATCTGAAGGTATTATCGATAGTTTTAGAACTCCTCAGATTATTTTAAATTGGATTAATAATATAAACAATCCTGAAGCATGGAAAATAAATGTTATAAATACCAGGAGATTATATTCTACTGAAAAATATTTTAATGAAGTGTTAGCGCTTCCATATGCAAATGCCAGGCATCCATTAAGTGTAGCTGAAATAAAAGCGGTTTGTGAAGACTATGATATGGTTGATGAGAATGTTGGTTATGGTGACGCTATGCTTGGCGGGACGCCTTTGTTTGCCGGTATAGATTGGGGCAAAGGTGATACAGCTTCTGGTACTTCATATTCAATACTTACTATTGGTGGTCATATTAAAGGTAAGTTTAAGACCGTATTTAAAAAAAGGTATACAGGAAAACTTGGTGCTCCATTACCTCAAGTAGAAGATATGTTAAATATTATACGTAGATTTAGATGCGTGTTAACGATTGCTGATACTGGTGATGGAAGAACTTCTAATGCCATGATGGTAGAAGCATTAGGCCCAAGATCATTTGGTGAAATATATGAACATGGAACTATGAAACAAAAGATCAAATGGGATGGAGATAAAGGTATTTATATTATGAATCGGACTAGAATAATGACCGATTTATTAATGGAGATCAAACGCGAAGAAGTTTCTTTTTTTAAGTATGAGCAGTTTAAAGAGTTTCAATCTGATTTTACTGGGATATACGCAGATTACAGTGAACGTACCAGGTTGACTAAGTATGATCATAATGTTCCAGATGATGCTTTTCATTCTTATATGTTTGCAAGAATAGCAAGTAAAATATTTAGAGGAGAATATGCTAAGTATCTTACTGGGGCATCAGTTGGAGCGATAAATAAAGACGCTATTTCATTAGGATAAAACAAAGAGGTTAATATGCCGTTTAAATCAGAATCTCAGAGAAAAAAATGTTACTACCTCACGGCTAAGGGAAAAGCTGGAAGTTGGAATTGCGACGAGTGGGAGGCCGTTACGCCAAAAAACAAAAAATTACCGGAAAGTCTAAAGAAAATATCTTGCGAAATGTCTACTTCTTTTGCGAAGATTGCTAAGGAATTGTTTAATCCACAAAAGTCTCCTCTAATATCTACAACTATAATACAAAAAAATATGATTGAAAACGCTAAACAAGAAAAGATGAAAGGAATGACTCCTATAGAATATAGAAACGAAGTTACTTCAAGAAGCAGAGGCATTATAGCCAGAAACAAACAAACAGCTAAAAGTGTTTGATTACCTTTTAAGATGTTCTGGGACGAATAAGCCACCTTCATTAATATATCCATCAACATCTATGCTTAAATCTTTATTAGGATCGATACTGACATCATTTACACCTTGATGGTTTAACGCCGCTTCATTAAGTATTTCCTGTACAGTTGATTCAAATAGATCTTCGTACCATTTTTCAGACTGTTGGTATTCAGCAAGAGAAGCACCTCTGAATTCTGATATAAGATTAGATTTAATTAAGACTAAAGCATCAAATGGGATTTGATTTTTGCCTTTTCGAACTATAACTATTTCGAATAGTTTTGCAGTATAAGCTTTAAAGATATCAGTAAGTAGTTCTTTTTTATCCAGCTTTGGATCTGCGTTAATAATTGAATCTTTGAGTTCTTTTTGAAAATCTTGAGATTCATTTGACATAGCCACCCCTTGGTTAAGTTATGTCTTAATATAATGAATTATTTACTGAACATCAATAATAGTTGTGATTTTTTTGTAAAAATGTTATATTTTGATTAACGTAGTATGATGTTATTGTATATTATATTGAAACAATTGTAAATGTAATGATAAATATTATAGAATTAATAAAAGAAAAAGCGCAAAAGGCTTCTGAAGATTATTTGCTTTTTGGAGATAGTCTTAATGATGCTATTGTTTCTTTTCATCAAAGTGGCGAAATTGATAATGACGAGATATTAAAACGGATTTGCGAGCAAGCTAATCAAAATGTATATCTTGGAATATTTAATGATGATCAATGTGATAAGTCTAATATTCAGTTCCCTATAGCAGATTTTACAAAAATTAAAGAGCAAACTCAAAAAAGTGAGCAGGCTATGAAAGAATACCAAACACCTCCTGGAAGTTTTAAATCATTATTAAGCAATGTTGTAACGCCGCCTGATATAGAGCAGGTTACAGATAGTAATGTTAAACTCGCAGAATTAAACAATACAGTTGAGTATCGTACTGCGTTTCGTAATCTTCATGGAAGCATGGAGACTTTAAAACATGCTGAGATGCGGGATGCTGAAAACGCTTTCAATAAGTTGGCCCATGAAACTAAGATTATGGTAGCTAATGGAGAGTCGATAGGTGATATTGCTAAAATTGCAGCAAGATATGTAAAAGAGCAGGGGCTGGATATGAATAAGATCGCTTCTGCTTATGATATTGTGCATAAAGAGCTTATGAATAGTGGTTTTAGTGTAAAGACGGATTTTACTAAAGTATCGTCACTTAAAGTCAATCCTAATTCGGAAATGCTTAAACCAGTTAATGAATTAGTTCTTTCTCTTGAGAAGATCGCAGCTCTTGATGATATGTGTAACAATATATCTAAGGTATTAAACGCTTTTGATGGAGTAGTGAATGAGCAGTTATGAAGATGATAAAAAAGGGGCTATGGAGGAGGCTTTAGATCTAGCGAAAAAAAAATTAGTTCATGCTAGAAATGTAGTTGAATCAAAAATACCCTTAGCTGTTTTGCCGAAACTTGATAAAGAACCTGTTTCAAGTACGGCAAAGAGTAGGGTTATGTACGCCGCTTTAGGTGCATTAAGTGGTCTTGCAGCTTCTGGTGTTTTAGTTCCCTTTATTACTCGTGGTAAATATAGAATGTCAAAGCCTCAGATCGCAGCGACAACATTATCTATGGCGTTTGGTTCTGCGTCTTTTCCGGAAATACAGGAATTAGCATTTGCGAAAAAAAGAGGTGAAATAAGCGGTAAAGAAGCATCAAAACGTTATAGTAAGTTAATGTATAGTGCTAATAAAGTTGAAGAGATTAAAGATCCATTGGAAAGGCTTTATAAAAGTAGAATGAATAAAACAGCTGGTGCATTTGGTACTGCTGCAAAATATATTGGGAAAAAAATGCTTAAGGGGACAGGAACGGTTGCTAAAGAATATGGTAGAGCTGTTGTTCAACGACCATGGGTAGGTGGTTTAGGAGAAAGAACTTTTGGTCTTATCGCAAAAGGAACAGCTGGATATGGATTATATAGAGGGGGTAAGGCTATATATAATAGAATGGGCCCTCCTCGTTCCGGAGCTAATTATACTACATTTCTTAGAAATCAGACATTAGCTGGAAACATACAGCCTTCAGAACTTAATCAGTCTGATTTAATATCTGTAAGAAGGTTAGGTCTTAAATGAAGTGGAAAAAATATTTTTTTAGAGAGATGGAGAAAGAAGCCCTTTTAGGTGGCCTTATAATGGGTGGTGTTAATATTGGAGCATCTGCTATGGAAGCTAGTTCTCAAATCAAACAATACAAACAAAAGGCTCAACTTGGAGCACCCATGGCAAGTAACCCAGCTACGTCTCAATTCAAGCTACAATCTCCTAATGCATATCAATTTGAAGGTGGCAAACATACTAATTTTAAATCTGTAATGCCGAATCAATTTCCGCTTTATAGTTAAAAGGGGCACATAATGAGTGTAATTAAAGAAGCAGCTGATAGACTCTTATCACGAGGTGAGATCAGTGAAGAGGAATATAAAGGAATAGATTTTGATAACTTTGAGAAATTAGCTAAAGCTAAAGGAATAAAAAGGTTTTTTACCTATTTAAAAGCTCAAGCTAAACATCCTACAATGGTGAAAACCCCTACTGATATTATGAAGAAAACATTTAAAACGCGTGGTGTTGATGCATTATTAGTTGGGGCTGGAATAGCTTTAGCGAAAGAATCTTTGATAGACCCAATAGTTGGCTCTGCTAAGATTCAAAGTTCTTACAGTCAACTTGCTAAAAAAACACCTCAACTCGCTGAAAAGGATAAAGATCAAATAAAAGATTATTTTAATGTTATTAAAACCTTTTCACCAAAAGCAGCCTCTAATCCTCTTGTTGCCGGAGCCCTTGTAAATAAAATGATAGAGTTTGGTGGGGTGGATCATAAACTTGTTCAGGATATTGCTTCTATAGAAGCTGGTGCTCCTGGCTTGTTAGGAAAAGCCAGGGAGAACATTATTAAAAGTGTTGTTGGTGCAGCAGCAGCGGTTTAAGGATAAAAATATGAATATTCCAATAGTAAATATGAGAATAGCCCTTGAAAAGAATGCTGGCGCAATAGGTGGTGCTGTTAAAGCTGTTTGGAAACATCCTAAAATTACTTTAGCAATAATCGGCACCGGAGCTGCTGGTCTTGGGACTTTAGCTCTTGCCGATAAGATTCATGATGCTTATAATATTTCCAGTGAAATGCGTAAACGTAAGGTTATGAATAATCAAATAGAAATATTAAATGATATTCTGGATTCTCAAAGAAAATTAGAACCTGGTAATATTCCGGTTATAAAAAAACAAAAACAAATAATTGAACCTTTATATTAAGGAGTGTGAGATGAATGATCAGATTTTAGAACGGATTTATGAAGAAGCTTTTGAAGATGAAATTCAAAAAATAGCCGCAAGCGAAAAGGGTCCATATGGATATCTTGGTAGTTCTTTAAAGTCAACGGTACCATATACTATAGGTGGTGAATTTGCCGGTGGTGGCATAGGGGCTGGTATTGGTGCTGGCGTAGGTGCTTTAGGCGCACTTCTTGTTAAAAAAAGTCCTAAAGCAGGCGCTGCAGCTGGAGCCTTAGCTGGTGGTTATGCTGGCGCACTTGGTGGAGGTCTTACTGGTGCAGCTAAAGGTTATAAAAAGTTTATTAAAAAAGAAACAGGTAAAGATGTATCTGGTGCTGGAGCTTTAGGTAAGTCGTATTTACATCTAGGCGGTAAAGGCCTTCTTGGTGCAGCAGCCGGTACTGGTGTAGGCGCTGGTGTAGGTGCTGGTGTGGGTGCTCTTGCTGCATTATTAGCTAAAAAGAGTCCGAAATCAGGCGCTGCAATTGGGTCTTTAATTGGGGGTGGAACCGGTTATGGTGGGGGAGCTCTTCACGGCACCGCTCTTGGTTCAAAGTCTTTAGTTAAATCGTATCAAAAGAAATAAAGGATTAACATGATTAAATATGTTGAATTCGATGCCTTTGATGAATATGGACAACATATAATTCCGGTAGATGCAGTTTGTTCTATGAATAAAACCGCATCTACTGGATATTCTCCTGAATTAATGAAGGTCATTCTTGCGTTAAAACGCAGGGATGATCGTTATTATGTTGTAGTTAATGCTTTAGGTTCGTCTGAAGTGTGGGGATCTAATAAAAACGGTGATGGGTTTCCTGAAGTAGGTTTAAAACATAAATCCCTTCGTACTGATATGGGAACTACTGATGATTATGGATATAAGACATTTGAATATTATGCAAAACTATTTAAACATCATGTAAATAAAGACCCTAAACGTAGCTTTGGAGAAGTTCTTTTTGCTCATTGGAATTCAGTTCTTCATAGAGTTGAGCTTATAGTAGCAATTAATACTGCAACTGGTAAAGATATTATAAAAGCTCTTGAAGCAAATGAACAGGTTGGGGTGTCGATGGGAGCTAAAGTACGCTATGATCGCTGTAGTATTTGTGGAAATAAAGCTAAGACAAGGACTCAATATTGTAAACATCTTAAAAATTATATGGGTAGAATTGTTTCGAAAGAAAAGGCTGCTCAATGGTCTTTAGAATTAGGTAAGACCATACTTCCAGGATCTCAAGTTTTTGCTTATAATGATCATCCAAGATTTTTTGATATATCAAAAGTTTATGTTGGTGCTGATAGAACAGCTTTTATTCTTGGTAAAGCCGCTTCTAACGGGATTGTAATAGCATCTGTTGATATGGCAGAAGCTTATGGAATGACCGATGAAGTTTTTGATAAGATAGCTGAAGTGGGAAAAGAAGGTGCAATTAATAAAATTATAGGTGGTCCTTCAACAAATTCAAGTATAGATGGAAAAGTTATTCCTACCAGTAAGACAATCGCATTAAAAAAAGCTATAGATGAAAATGTTAAAAAAACAATATCAGAAGAACCTGTTATTCCTTCAAGTTTTATTAATTCAATAACTGAACCAAAGACTATTCCTTTAAGTCATATTGTTTCAACTTTATTTGGACTTGGTATTCATCCTAAGCCAACTGAGTTTCAAAGAATAGTACTTGTTAGTAATGGTCAAAAATCTTTAGCAGATGAACTTGATAAAGATAATTTAGTATTTGATTATAAAGATGATAAAGTAAAACCTCAAGAATTAGATATATCAAATAATAATTTCAACGATATGCTTGGAAGGCTTTTAATTCCATTTCTAAAATCTCGAAGTGCTATGCCTAATTTTCTTGAACCAAGAATTAATGCGGTTATGATAAAGACAAGTGAAGCTAAATGGTTAGATCCTGTTGAAGATCCTGATAAAGGTGAATCTAAGATAACGCCTATAGTAGCTTTGGCTGGGGTTGCGGCTTTATACGCAACTCTTAAAGCAAAGGCGGCAGGGTATGGCCCGAAACAATTTGCAGAAATATGGACTAAAAAACCATGGTTACGAATATTAATCGGTGGTTCTATTATAAATAAGATTCTGGAACAAACTAATGCAGCTGATGTTAACGATCCTTTATTAAGACCGGCAAGTGATTATGCAGATATATTACAAGATACTAATTTTTCAGGCCATATAACAAAACAAGGGTCAGAAGAATTAGATAAGACGGCGAAGTTTAAGCCTTCTGCTTTTGCTTCAGCTATGGGTAGGGGAGCTATAGCTGGAACTGTTCTTTTTCCGAGTGCGTATATAATTAATTCATATAATCAGAGATCATTATATAATAAAGGTAAACCTCTTTTTCCTGGTGCAGGTTTGTCTCCAAAGACTATGGCAATTGGAGGCGGCGTCGCAACGGTAGCAGGAAGTGGTATATTAAGTAAAGGATTATCACTTGCTAAAAAGGTTGTTAAAATAAAGTAAGGAGGTTTATTTTATTAAGGTAATAAAAAAGGTTGCGTTAAATATGATATTAATGTTATATTATAAGCGTGAACAAATTATGTAAGGCTGTAGTCAATCAGTTTATCGTATTAACTACTTGTAGTTAGGTACAAGCTTTCATTTTTGAGGTGAAAGCAATTGACGTATTCAAAATAAATAGGAAATTAATTAATTCCTCAAAACATATTTTAATTGGAGGTTAGACATGGAACACAGAAAGTCATCGTTTGAGGATCATCTGAATATTATAGTTGACGCTGCTAAAACTGCTTCAACAGATGTTCCCGCTACTGATAGCTCTCTTTTATCTAAACTTGCTAACGAGATAAATCCCGAGGGCGCTGAAAAACAGGCCGCAGTAAGTGCGCCTGCTGCTCCTGCTGCAGAAGGTGAAGTTACTCCAGCTGCTAGTTCAGTTGCCGGTGCAGCTACAGCAGTTGCCGCAGCTACAGAAGCAGTTGCTACTCCTCAGACTACTCTTGTTGGTGGAAACCCGGCAGAGGCAGCTGCAGGAGAAATGCAAGCTCCGACTAAACCAAATGAAGGTGTTGCTGTTTCTGCTGGTGATGGTTTGGTAACTGATGCTAATAATATGAATCGTACCCCCGAATCTGTTGCGGCTGCTGCTCGTGATGGTGGTGGTGATGAAAGTGGAAAGCCAGCCGCTTCTTATGATGGTGCGACGCCTACTGGTGGTGCTGCAAGTCCTGCTGAAAAAACGGCTGAGGAAAAAGAGTGCGAAAAAATGGGTTCTCTTATGGCTGTTTCTTTTAAAGAAAGACTTGAAAAAGACGCTGCTGATGTAGATTATACAAATGCTCTTACTTATCTTAATGATAACAACGTTCTTGCTGATTATAATATTGAAGATAAGGGTCTTGAAAAACAGGCTTCTGAAGCTCCGGTCAATTGTCTTGAAAAGATCGCTAATAAACAGGCTCTTTCTCGTGAAGACATTGTTGGCGCAGCAAATGAACTTGTTGATTTTGAAAAGAATGCTGCTGATGCTGAGATTCAAGGACGCCAGGACGCACAGAATTATGTTGCTGAGTTGCTTGAAAAGAATGCGGAAACTGAGGAAGCTGAAAAGAACGCTGCTGCAAATTCTGAAACTGCTCCTGCTGCTCCTGCTGCACCTGCTGCACCTGCCACACCTGTAGTGGAAAATGAGAAAATAGCTGAGCTATTAAAGGATGAAAAGGTCGTCAGTGCAGTTAAAGCACTTAAAGATGCTGGTCTTATAGCTTAATAATTAGGAGATTTTAATGCTTCCTAAAACTAATATAGGTAGACTTATCTTGGAGTCTGTGACTCCAAGAGAGCCTACCGTAAAAACAGCATCATTAAAGTATGATGTAGACGCTACGGTTAAGATTTCTGAAGGCCTTATAAAAATAGCTTCTATCCCTTATAAGGAAGAAGTTTATGGTAATGTCCAGGAAATGCTTAAAATAGCTGCAGAATGTATGAAAGAGGTCAGTGCGTCTTTACATGATTCACAAGTTAAGAATACTGATTTTGAAAAAGCCGCAGAAGTTCGAATTCTTCTTGATGATATGATAGAAAACGGCTTAGTCAGTGAAGAGGATTTCGAAGAAAAAATTGCTGAATTATTAAAGAAAGATGAAAAAGATCTTTCTATTATTAAAGAAGCAGTAAAAATATCTCAAAATAAAGAAGGATGTAATGTCTTTTTTGAAAAAAGTGCAGAAAACGAGGGTGGTTCCACAGAAAAGCGTGGGATGTTTGATGGCGTTTTATAAAAAGTATATTTTGGATTTGATTAAATAATTTTATTAATTTTTATTTTGGAGGGATACAATGTTAGAAGTATTGACACCACTAAATAAAGTGGAGCGAGTTTCTAGAGTTATTGATCCGTCAAATTTCGTTGCTGTTCCTGGTATTTGGGCAGAACTTAGTGGCGCAGGTGCTCTTTCAAATATTGCAACTAGTGATGAAACCGGTATCCGTAAAATGGTTATGGGCTCTGCATCAAGCAATGTTTATGAGTCACATGATGTTGAGGTAGGCCGTATTGCTACTATGGAATCTTTTGGTATTCGTGTTAAAGTTGACACTGAAGGATATACTGGAGCTATTGTAGCTGGTAATTTCCTGGTAGTTAGTGCCGCTGATGGTACCGAAGGCAAATTAATAGCAGAAGGTGTTGCTCCGTCTGGTAATTATACAAGAGTTGCTCAAGTTGAAGAGTATAGTGTTTCAGCTTCAACAATTGTTTTTAGGACGATTTCACCAGTTGATGTTGCACTTTAATATTTAAATATATTCAATCTTAAGGAGTGAATAATGCTTGAAATTTTAACCCCTATGAATAAAGTTGAACGAGTCTCTCGTGTCATAGATCCTGCAAATTTTATTGCAGATCCTGGCATTTGGGGTGAGATCAATGGGAGTGGGGTTCTTGCAAATATTGTAGCTGGTGATGAATCTGGTATACGTAAACTAATTATTGGTAGTGCTACTGCTAGTGTATATGAATCACACGATGTTGAAGTCGGTCGTATTACTACTATGGAGTCTTTCGGGGTCAGAGTAAAAACTGACCAGCATGTACACAGGATTCTAGTTGGAGATTACTTAGTAGTTTGCGCAGAATCAGATTCAGAAGGTAAACTTGTTGCAGTTAGTCAAGCCGCTGCAGGTAGCTATTTTACTGTAGGGCATGTTGAAGAAAAAGATTCAACTGCAGGAACCATAACATTTAGAACTATTTCACCACGTCTTGTAATAAGTACTGGTGAGGAAAGTTCTAGTTCCAGTTCTTCAAGTTCTCAAAGTTCTTCTAGTTCAAGTTCTGAGAGTTCTGAGAGTTCTGAGAGTTCTGAGAGTTCAAGTTCTTCAAGTTCTTCGAATAGCTCAAGTTCTTCGAACAGTTCTAGCTCAAGTTCTCCAAGTTCTGAAAGTTCTGAAAGTTCTGAAAGTTCAAGTTCTGAGAGTTCTTCCAGTTCTTTGAATAGTTCTAGCTCAAGTTCTCCAAGTTCTACAAGTTCTGAGAGTTCTGAGAGTTCAAGTTCTGAGAGTTCTTCCAGTTCTTTGAATAGTTCTAGTTCAAGTTCTCCAAGTTCTCCAAGTTCTGAAAGTAGTTCTTTGAACAGTTCTAGTTCTAGTTCTTCGAGTTCTAGTCCGTAATAAATAAGGTTTGGGGTTGACCTTAATCAGCCCCACTTTTAACTTGTAAATTAAGGTTTATAAACTGAACCTTTAGATCAGTTTAAATAAAACTATTGTAACATATTTAACGTAAGGAGCATATTATGCTTAAGGATCTTTCAGCTGTTCAGTTTAATGAGCAGTTTTTGGAAAAAATAGCCAGCGTATCTGGTCAGCAAGAGTTGACTGAAGCTGGTCGTCAGTATGTAAAGACTGAGTTGCAGGAAGCTGCTTTTTCCAGAGCAATCGTTCCCCAGGAACCGATTACTACTGCAGATTGTCAGCGTAATGTAAATGATCAGTCTCTTTATTTGATTCGTGATATCGAACCGGATGCATCAGCTATTGGTGTTGATAATCTCGGTGAGCCTGATGGTAGTTATGTAAAAGGTGAAAGATATATCATACCTGTTGTTAATTTTACAACTAAGCGTTTTCAGATTACAGTTGAAGACCTTCGCGCTTATCAGTATAAAATTACAAAGCGTATTGAAGATAAATCAGTCCCTGTATTGGAAAAGCTTGAAGATAAATTCTTTATGCGCCTTACTGGTGCGGCATTAGCAGTTGCTTCAGCAGGTTCTCAAAAGGGTGTACCTGGTAACGATCAGGTAAATACTCTTCGTATTAATCAGCTTGACTTTGTTGATATTAAGAATACTCTTGCTTCTGGTATTAATGGATCTGACGCAAAACGCAAAGAAGTTGCTTGTGTTTTAATGTGTCAGGAAGCTTTTGAAACAGCTGTTATTCTTCCAGGTGCTGGTGATGATTTTGGTAAAGACCGTGTTCTTAATGGTATTACTTCGGATACTCTTTATGGGTCGAAAGTAATTAAAACCATTAAAAGTGATATTCTTCCTGTTGGTCATCTTTGGGCATTTACATCTCCGGATTTTCTTGGTCATAATTTTGCTCTTGGTGATCCTAGTTTTGAGATTAAATCAAATTTTGGTTTAATCGAATGGCAGACTAAAGAGTCTATCGCAATGGGTATTGGTAATGCACTTTCAGTTTCATTGCTTGCTCTTAAGGGTTCTGTTGCACCTGGTACTGCAACTGGTCTTGAAATTACGACTGCAGGTACAATTGATGCAGCTATTTCAACATATTACGCTAGTTTGACTGTATAAGTTTAATTAGTAAATAAAGATTAAGAGGCCTGGCCCGGTGTCGGGCTGGGCCTTTTTTTTAAAAAACAAACTAATGGGTGGCGCGTTGTGGGATTGCATAAAAATGTTTCAGATAAACCACAATATATAGTTGTGAATATGGTTAAAACTAAAATTGCACCTGGCGATATAGTTAATCTTAGTGTGCGTGATATGCAACATTCTGGTAATAATATACGACACTTTGAATCTGTATCTAAATCTGCAATAGTTGATAGTAAAGATTACGCAAAAATAAAATAAAATAATATTAAAAGGAGAGGCATGTTATGGAATATATTAATAAAGCTGATAAAAGAAAATTGGTTAGTATAGGCCAAAAAAAAGAATGGGTTGAACCAAATCAAATCGTAGACCTAACTGAAAGAGATACAAGATTTCTTGGAGCCAATTCTGCATTTGTAGTTAAATGTACAGGTCGTATGAAGAGGGTTCTTGGAAGAGCAGCAAGAAGAGCCGAAAGATTAAAGAATAGAAAAGCTAAAGCTGCCAAAGATAATAAGGCAATTAAAGCTACTAAGAAGGCTAAAAAAATTGCTAAAGCTGCTAAAATTGCTAAAGTTGTTAGAGTAAAAGTTAAAGCAGCTAGAAAAGCAGCTAGAATTATTAGATTAAAAGCTAGAGCGATTAAAAAGGCTGCTAAAGCAGCTAAAGTGGCTAAGATAGCTAAAGTGGCTAAAAAAGTAGCTAAAGCAGCTAAAGCAGTTAAAACAGCTAAAGCAACTAAAGTAACTAAAGCAGCTAAAGTAACTAAAACAACTAAAGTATCGTCTGAAGATAAGAAAGAACTTAAAAAGATTTTAACTAGGCATACAAAAGATGTTTTAATTAAAATAGGTAGTAATATAAAATTAAAGTTGAATAAAAAAGATAAAAAAGATATTTTAATTAAAGAGATTCTTAAAACTTCTAAAGAAGTAGGTTATTCGAAAGTTTTAAAGAATATTTAACAAATAATAAATTTGGATCTTAATTATGTCTTTATCTTTAGCAGATTATAGGGAAGCTTTAAGAAACTTTATTAAGGATAGTAGTACCCTTAATAGGTTGTTAAATTTTGTTGAAGAAAATGATGATGACGAAATTGATATGTATATAAATATGGCTTTAGGGTTTCTTAATACGATACCTCCAATGCTTGAAGCATATACTGTTGAAACATTTCCAGTTCCAAGTTTATTAATTCATCAAGCTGTTATTGAATGTTTGATATCAAATAGTGTAGTAAATGCTAGAAATGATATAACATATAATAACGGTGGAGTTACGGTTAAGATATCTGATGGAGATAGATATTTAAAATTACTTCAGATTCTTTATCGTGCAACTGATCAGGAAATTACATCTTTTTCTAAGATGAAAATATCTATTAATATAAACGGTGGATGGGGAGGGGTTTCTTCCCCTTATGCATACCTTAATGCAGGATACCAAACATTACAACCAAGTTCTTTGTTCGCTGGATAAGGGGAATATTGTGTCAAAACTTAATGTTATAAGAATGCTAAAATTAGCAAATGAAGATCCGGAAGTACGTAAATCATTACTCACTTTGGCTAAAATAGCAGCTGATGATAATTCGGAGTTTGATGAAACGGTTCCCGGAGCTGAAGAGAATGATGATAAAAATAACGAAAAGGATAAAGAGGGTAAAAAGCCTCAAGAAAATCCTCCACCCGTACCTCCTGTTGAAGCCGCGCCGGTAGCGCCAGCTGTTGCTCCTGTTGAAGGTGGTAGCCCAGAAGAAGCTGGGGCTAGAGCTGCTCAAGCGTTTATAGGCCCTGAGATAATGGGGGCTGCTATAAGTGGTGATCCTGGTGCTCAGGAAGTTGTAAGTAGAACAGCAGGTCAAATTGCTGGAGCTGTAGCCGAATCTGCAGCTAGATCTATAGCAACTGGGGCTGCTGGTGCTCCTACAACAGCCGTACCTGCTGTAGAAGGGCCGCCAGTTGAAGGGGCTGCTTCTGGTGTAGAAGCTGTTCCAGCTGTACCTGAAGCTCCTGTGGTTTCTCCTGAGCAGCAAGTAGCGGATCAGGTTATACCTAATGAAGTAGCTCAACCGGCTGCCGTTCCTACTGACGTAGTTCCGGCTGCTCCTGGAGCACCTGCTGCTGCTGCACCTGCTGCTGCTGCACCTGCTGCTGCTGCACCTGCTGCTGCTGCACCTGCTGCTGCACCTGCTCAAAAACTTTATACAGCTGAAGAGGTAGCTAAATTACTTCAGCAACTTGGAACGGCAAAGGCAGCATAACGTCCTTTAAGACGTGTAAGAAAGATTAAAAGGGCGAGCTTTGACTCGCCCATTTTTATATTAACGAGGAGGAAGTAATGGAATTCGAACTAACAAACATAGTAGTAGTAATTATGAGTATTTATATTATAACTCAGTTTATAGCTAGAATTACTCCGACTAAGAAAGATGATGAAATAGTCGGTATTATTGGGAAAATATTAAATATTATTTTCCTTAAGTCTAACATTAAAGAGTTAATGCAGGACCAACTTAAAGCAAATGTGTTTAAAGAAGCTGTTGGCAATGCTATGGCTAGCAATAAAAGTGTAGCTGAGAAAATTGAAAAAGAAATCGATAAAGCTGCTAAAAATATTGAAAAAGAAATTAAAGAAAAAAAGATTTCTATTGAAACAGCTATAAAGCGTATCGGACCTACTCCTATTATGGTTAAGAATGTGGAAGATAAAATAAATAAAAAACTTTCAAATTTTAATCCACGAACAAGACTAGGACTTAGAATTAAAAATATTTTTAGGGGGTGAAACAATGCAATATAAAAAAGTAACAAACAATTTTGCATTTTATGAATTTAGACCAAGTGGCAGCCCAAAGAGTTGGATGCCAACTAGTAAATATCAAAAAAAAATGATTGTTAGTCTTGCAAAAAATCTTCAAATTGTAAGAGATAAGATATCAAAAGGTTATATGAAAATTACTAATGGCGTTAGAGTTGAAGAGGATTATAATCGTTTAATAAAAAATGGTTATAAACCATCTAAAACAAGCGATCATTATTTTGGTCTTGCAATTCCGTTAACTCTTAATAGTTATAAATATAAAAAATATGGGCCTACTTATAATTTTACTATGGGAGCTGTGGATATAGTACCTTATGGTATAACTGTTCTTAATTTATTTTCAATAGCAATAAATTTATGTGAAAACGATGAATGTGATTTTGGACAAATTATTTATGAAAAAAATCCTAAAACTAAAGCTGAATGGATACATTTTGGCGGTTCTCCAAAACCATTTTTATCAGAGGAAATAATAAACTTTTTAAATAGAAATAAATATTTACAATCACTTGATGGTGGTAAAACGTATAAAACTTTTAATCTGGCATAATATATTATGAGATTTTCTAGTGTAGATGTTATAAAGACAGAAAGAAACTTTTTTTATATTGAATGGGATATGACTCCTGAATCATTAGAGTTTATTGATGATTATAATTTTATGATATATTGGAGCTTTGATCCAGTTTCAGGGTTTATACCTATATTAGATGAAGATGGTAACCCAGTTGTAATTGATGGTGCGGTTGGCCCATTATCTTATACACACGAAGTAAAACAATATGATTTTAATAAAGATAGGTATTATAAAGTTAGAGCATTATTGAAACATTTATATTCAAGTTCTTCTAGTGAAAGTTCTAATTCATCAAGTTCTTCAAGCTTAAATTCTGAATCTTCAAGTTCTACAGAATCTTCAAGCTCTTTAAATTCTTCAAGCTCTAGCAATTCAAGTTCAAGCTCTTCAAGTTTAAATTCTTCTTCTTCAAGTTCTTCGAGTTTAAACTCTTCAAGCTCCAGCTCTCAAAGTTCAAGCAGCTCAAACTCTTCAAGCTCTTCAAGCTTAAATTCTTCAAGTTCCAGCTCTCATAGTTCAAGCTCTTTAAATTCTTCTAGCTCTTCTAGTTCTTCTAGTTCTGAAAGTTCTAGCAGTTCGTTTCCATAAAAGTTTGAGGTGATTAATGAGCGTTATTGTAGATCCTACTGAAAAAAAATATATACACGATGGAATTGAATCTGTCCCGACGTTTGATAGCGGTAAAGAAAAAATTGCCGTTAATGAATACCTTGCGGAGGTATGGCAAGGGGACGTATTTAAGTATCATGAAATAGGTGATACGTTAATTAGTGATGTAAATAATAAACGATATATTGCAGACCCTACTATTGAAGTTGACCATGATCCAGATGAGTATGAATATAAAAGTAAATTAACACGCATTCAAGTAAAATTAAAAAAAGATAAAATATATCTTAGACACAGAGAGTCTGGGAAAACTGGTTATTTATTACCAAAGGCGATCATTGCAAGTAATGACGCGACTCCGACACAAGAAGACATAATAGAGAATATTACATTAAAGGATTTTCAACTTGTTGAAGGTGAACCTGCTTTAATTGGTGATTTTAAATATGTTGATTTTTATTTTAAGAAAAACCCATCAGGAATTACTGTTAGACACGAAATATCAAAACAAATCGCAATAGATTATCCTAATAGAAAATTTTATGGAGTAGCATGGGAAATAAGTGATTCAAGAATTGAAAACTTATTAAAGGCCGGTAATATATGTAAATTTGTTCAAATAGAACTTAATGGTAAGTTGTATTTAATTGAATATTGGCGTAGAGCCGATATGTTAAATGAAAATGGAGATCCAGTAGATATAACTCATGATTACACCACAGTATCAGCCAATCTATCAAGCGATACAACCTTTACAGTTGGTACATATTATATAATAGTTGATGTAGCTCTTGGTATTTATAATTTAAATTTGGATTGTGCCGGTGGTGATATAGTAATTAAAACATTAATCGGTGCATCTAAAAATTTAAATCAGAGAAGCAGTGGAGCTATAACAACAAGTAATACATCGTTAACAAATAAAGTCATTTTTACGTCTCCTCATGATGATTCTCGTGGCGAAATAATTGCCGGTTCCTCTGGTAGTCCTGCAACTGGGGATATAAGCAGAATACTACTTTGGCTTGATACAGCAAATGCGGTTGCGTTTTCTATGTCTTATGTTGAATTTCATTATGTTGGAGCAGAGAATGTAATTGCTAATGGTAGTAATACTCGTAGCAATAGCACTATTGCATTAGACCATATAACATTTAAAAATTGTGAAATAACAGTATCAGTTAAATCGAAATCATTTATTGGAGATTTTAGCACTGCTATAAATAATGACATTGGAGCAGTTTCATTAAATAGAATTTATATAGATAATACAAATACAATTTCTGATTCTTTAAAAGGTTATGCTATACTTTTTTATAGAAGTACCGGATTTTCTTTAACAAATAGTTGGATCAATCCAACTGGAAAGGCTTCTTCAGGAATATTAACAACATTTGCTAATGCTGATGTTAATATTAAAAATAATTTTATTAATTTAAACACAAGAGCAATATTATTTGTACTAAATTCTACATCAAATATAACTCTTAATATGTGGAATAATTATCTTACAAGTGATAGTGATGAAAATAGTACAGTTTATTTAAAAGAAGGAGCAGGAACATTCACAATATATTATTACAATAATATTCATATTAATTGTAATCCGGGTGCTGGTGATTATGTTGTAGAATTAAATAGTGCACCAGTTATGCATGAGTCTAATAATGCTTGGTACAATTGCACAGAAACTGATGCATCTGGTTTTGTTCCAACTAATAAAATAACATCAGATCCTGCACTTATTAATGCTCCACTTGGTTGTGTTATATCAATAGAAAGTGTGTTTGAAGATGGTTATTTTTCTCCTGTAGTTGGGGACTATACTGAAGGAGGCCTTTCAAATTACGATACTCAAGGTGTAGATGAAAGTATATATACTCCGGACGGATATGAACACGATGGAGCAGACTCATTACCATGCGGTGTATATTATAGAGTAAGCAGTTTTGGCGATGACAACAGTAGCTCTTCTAGTTCTCAGAGTTCTTCAAGTTCTCAGAGTTCTTCAAGTTCTCAGAGTTCTTCGAGTCAATCAAGCTCTTCAAGTTCTTCAAATTCTTCAAGCTCTTTAAGTTCTTCAAGCCAATCAAGTTCTTCAAATTCTTCAAGTTCTCATAGTTCTTCGAGTCAATCAAGCTCTTCAAGTTCATTAAGTTCTCCAAGTTCTGAAAGCTCTTCAAACTCTTCTAGTTCTTCTAATTCTTCTAGTTCTCAGAGTTCTTTAAGCTCTTCAAGTTCTTCTAGTTCATCAAGTTCTTTAAGTTCTTCTAGTTCATCAAGCTCTTCTAGTTCATCAAGTTCTTCTAGTTCATCAAGTTCTTTAAGTTCTTCTAGTTCATCAAGCTCTTCAAGCTCTTCTAATTCGTCAAGTTCTTCAAACTCTTCAAGTTCTTCAAGTTCTCAGAGTTCTTCAAGTTCTTCGGCTGATGATGATTTTTATTCTAATACAGTTTATATAGGAATGGAAAAAGATGGCGTTCATGAAGCAATACATCATGTTGAATGCACATTACATAATAGGTATTATGGTGAACCATGTTTTGTTTTAAAAAAGAAAAGTACTGGTGTTAGATGTACTAATTGTTGGTCTTCACATCGTCAACAAAGAATAAAAACTCATTGTACTATATGCAATGGGTCTGGTTTTGTAGATGGATATTATAAGCCGATTAAAGTTCAAATATCTTTTGATTCAGACCCTAAAAAATCAGATTCACAAAAAGAATGGGAAAATGTATATGATACAAAGCGAGCAAGAACATGTGGGTATCCATTACTTAGACCTAAAGATCTAATAGTAAATCGTGATGATTATAAACGTTATGTTATTACACATGTAGAAGAAACTGAATTGCCTTTGCTTAGTGAAAATGCGTCTATTCATTCTCAAAAAAGTCATATATTAAGTCAATTATTAACCTTAGAGGAATTAAATCCGGATGACAATGAATATGATATATTATTAGAAGAATCGTCAAGCTCTTCTGAAATGAGCTCTGGAAGCTCTTCTAGTTCTAGTAATTCGTATAGTTCTGCATCTACTGGTGAAGATGATTTTTATTCTAAAACAGTTTTTATTGGAAGATTTAGTGATGGAATACATGAAGCTATAAAATATGCAGAAGGAGTTTTATATACAAATTATAGTGGAAGACCCTCGTATGTTGTTAAACGTAAAAGCTTTGGAACTAGATGCCCGGATTGTTGGTCTGCTAATAGGGAGCAAAGAGTAATAAGCCATTGCGATACATGTAAAGGGACTGGTTTTGCTACAGGGTATTATCAGCCTATAATAGTTCAAATTGCATATGATTCAGATCCAAGAAAATCTGATTCTCAAAAAACAGGTGAAGATATATATAAAGTAAAAAAAGTACGGCTTTCTAATTATCCATTAATAAGGCCAAAAGACTTAGTTATAAGTATAGATCTATATAAACGATATGTCGTAAAACATGTAGAGACAACAAAACTTCCAAAATTATCAGAAAGTGTTGCAAAATTATCAAAACAGAATTATATTATTAGTCAGATATTGACTCTTCAAGAACTTAATACGGATAGTATCGAATACGAACTAAATCTTAACAATATTTCTCCGATTCCTCCAATTTAAAAATAGCTAAAGGCTTCCGGGAAACCGGGCAAAGGGTGGCGAATGGCTAAAGAAACTCTCTTTTTAACAGAAAACAAAAAACCAGTTTATTTAGAAAATCATTACAATGGAGCTTCTTGCTTTCTAGTATTAAGCGGTCCATCTCTTCAAAATATTGATTTATCACTTTTAAAATCTCCAGGTATCCTTACTTTTGGGTTAAACAATTCGCCTCGAATGGTACGCCCTAATATATGGACATTAGTTGATGACCCAGGAAATTTTATAATGAGTATATGGAGAGATCCTACAATACTTAAACTTATTCCTGATGGGAAACCTGGTAAGAAATTGTTCGATAATACACGATGGAAACAATCAAGGCTTAAGGTAAGAAACTGTCCTAATATTTTTTATTATCCACGAAATAATCGTTTTAATGCAGATACTTATTTAACAGAAGACACTGTAAATTGGGGGTCTCATAAAGATTACGGTGGAACCAGATCTGTTATGCTTGCAGCTGTTAGGCTAGCATATTATATTGGTATTAGAAAATTATTTCTTATTGGTTGTGATTTTGGCATGGCTTTAGGAGAACAAAATTATGCCTGGGAACAAGATAGAACAAGGCATGCGGTTAATAATAATAATGGCACGTATCGTGTGCTTAATGAGAGGTTTAAACTTTTAAAACCTAAATTTGATGAAGCTGGATTTTATGTATTTAATTGTACTCCTGATTCAGGTTTAAAAGTATTTCCATCTATGAATTATGAAGATGCTATTAAAATAGCATCTAGAGAATTTACTCATGTAGATCATGAAAGAACTCATGGTATGTACGAACGAAAAGCATTAGAAAAAGAAGCTAAAAAGAAAGAAGAGAGGAGAAAAAAGCGTGAGAAAGAAAAAGAAGGCAAATAAAATGAACGAGGGGGTTATTTATTACAATAAGGGAATGAAAATGCTAGTTAGACTTATTGTCTCACTTCATTCTTTAAGAAAGGTGTATGATAAAAATGTTGCTATTTTAATAGAAGGTGAAGAGTCAGACGAGTGTAAAGAAATAGCTAATATGTATAATGCACAAATTGTTGATGTTGATTTTGGAGAATCGTATAAGAATAAAACATATTTAAATAGTTGTTTATCACATACTGTAACTCCTTACGACACTTCTATATGGATAGATTCTGATACAGTTATATTAAAAGATCCGTCTAAGTTATTTGAACATGCAAGAAAAAATGAATTTGCTATTGCTCAATTTGCAAATTGGGTTACTAATGGCTCTAAAATAAGAAAAAGAATAAAGGCATGGGAACCTTATTTGCCAGAATTTGTTAAAGATGCAATAAATTTTGGACCTGCAATTAATTGTGGAGTATATGCATTTCATAAAGATGGCAAATTGGTTAAGGATTGGTTTGATCATGCTGTAAAGGGTAAGACTAGTTTTATACCGGATGAGGTGTGTTGTCAGGTTATATTACCACAATATCCGCATATAATTGTAGATCCAAAGTATAATACAAGTTGTAGATATGGTACGGTTGATAAAAATACTGTTATTATTCATTATCATGGAAGAAAGCATTGTAGAATAAAAGATGGTAAATATTTAAATAATTCTAAATTATGGTTTAATGAATATAATGAAATAAAAGATTTAGATATAATAAAGTCTTTAGTTAAAAAAGATCGTCAATTAAGAATAAACCTTAAAATTTTTGAAAAGTTAAACAAATGAAAAAAGATAATTGGTTTAAAGATTATCATGAAATTCCAGAATTAGGAATTAAAGGATTAAGATCCATAAAGAATAGGATTAAATATTATCATATTAATGATTTTAAAAAGGCTTCGGTATTAGATATTGGATGTAATATGGGGCAGATGTCGTTTCAAGCAGAAAAATGGGGCGCGTCTCAAGTAATAGGAGTTGAATATGATAGGGTTGCCTGGAAAAAGGCAATACTTAATAAAAAACAATTAAAATCATCCGTCATCTTTACTCTTGATGATATTGATAATCCTCTTTTTTGGAGAGGTATTAATCCTAGTGATGTAGTTTTATTTTTGGCTGTCTTTGGAACTAAAGAATTAAAAGATAGATTTTCAATTCTTAATAAAGCGTGTTTAAAAACTAAGAATGTAATGTATTTTGAAGGCCATAGAAAGGCCAAAACAAATGTTTATGTAAAAAATATTCTTCAATATACTGATTTTAGTCAAATTGAGTTTTTAGGAACGGTAGGAAAAAAACGAGCATTTCTTAGATGTTCGCGTGAAACCCTTACGCCTAAAGGCTGTATTGAAAAAATATTAAAACTAAAAGGTCGTTATAATAAAATAGCTATAATAGGAAAAGGAGATGTTGGTAAGACCTATATACGAAAACGTTTAGGTGATTGTGGCTCTCATTTAGTCGTAGACGATAGAAGAGTATGGGATAATGAAAAATTGAGCTTAGAAAAATTAAGTTTAGAAAAGTTAAACTCTACTAAAAAAATAATATTATTTGATTATAGATCGCTTTTATATGTTGATGATTTTGAGGTAGTTTTTTTTCTAACGCCTAATGAAAAGCTTTTGCAAAGAGCTCAACGGGCCAGCACAAGGTCCAGAGTTAATGAATTGGAATTTAAATATGATAAAGTAGAACGGTTTTATACTGTAATAACCAGAGGAAGATAACATGAAAGATTTTACTATAGTTACAGCTTGTAGCAAAGATTATATAGATAAGCTTAAATGGTGTATGCCAACCTGGACTATTAAACCACAGTTTAAAAATAAAAAATTAATAATTTTTTATATAGATGATATGAATGAATCTGATCTTTATTTTGCTAAAAATTATTTTTCTAATGTTAAATTTGTTAAGTGGCAAATGGAAAAATTTGACAGCAAAAGGGAATTAGTATTGTCGTCTTTTGTACTTGGTGTTAATCATATTGAAACTGAGTATTATGTAAAAATAGATGGCGATAGTTTTTTTATTAATGATAAAGATGTTTTAGAGAATGATGATTTTAATTATGATTTAGTAGCGCATAGATGGGGGTATACAAAACCTGGATATTGGATAGCAGAGCTTAATAATTTTTATTATAATAAGAATGATAAAGTAGATAAAAATATACATATATTCAGACAATCTAGAATAGCCAGTTTTTTCTGTTTGCATAAAACCGAATTTGTTAAGAAAGTAGTATCATTTTTTAATAATAGATTGCCTGTTCCTAGTCATGATACAACTTTGTGGTATTATGCTAATGAGATGCCCGATAGGACATGGAAGGCAAAAAATGTTAAGCGTTATGGTGTTACTAATAAATCTAGGTTTAGAAGTTTAAAAGAATCTATACGTTCCTTGCCTAGTGCTAATAACCCATATTTAAATGATATATTATTAAAAAAAATTAGATTAAAAATATCAGATGCATGTAAATTTAAATGTAATAAATGTAATAGTTTTTGTGGGATGATGCCATCAAATAATTTTATGGGTGTAGATATTTTATTTAATTTTATAGATGATTCCATACAAAATAATAAAAAATGGAAAAAAATAATTATAGATGGCGGAGATCCTTTATGTCATCCAAATTTACCAACTATATTTAATCTATTAAAAATGTATAAAGATAAATTTAATAAATGTAAATTTGAATTTAATGTAGTAGATAATAGTTTAGTTCAAATAGTTAAAAAAACTATCCCTAATTGGATTACTTTAAATGTTTCTAATTGTAGGAATAATAAAATAAAACGAGCCATAATGAATGCTCCATGTGATAATAATGAAAAAAATGTTAGATCATGCTCTTCTCCATGGAATGATGGAATAGTATTTAATAATAATGGATATTTTTTATGTAACGTTGGTGCATCTATAGCACGTATTTTAAATTTGGATATTGGTATAAAATATTTACAAGATGTAGATGCTGATTCATTATTAGAACAAAAAAAAGAATTATGTACTCTTTGTGGGTATAGTGATTGTAAAACAAAACGAGATGGTGATTATATAAGTGATTCGTGGATAAAAATTATTAAAGAACATTCTACAAAGAAGGCCGTATGATTATAGATTATTGTGTTTTTTGTCATAATTTTCAAAGAAGATTATGTTGGGTGCTATCTAATATATGTCAACAAAAAGGAGATGTTCCAGATATAAGGGTTCAAATATCTTCTTTAAAAAATAACGGATCTCCATCAACAGAAGAGGTTGTTGAAGAATTCAGTAAAAGAGGATTAGATATTTTACACAGAGTGTATCCTGATGAAGAATCTTTTGCCAGAAGGGGAATCGTAAGGAATAATAATATAAAAGATTCTATGAAGGATTGGATATTTTTTGCAGACTCAGATAGTTTATATGAAGAAACTTTTTTTGAGACTATGAAAAGGCAATTATGTGATGAATTTAAAGGATCTAAGTGTATTGCTTCTTTTAATAGGCATTTTACCGTTATTGAAACAACTAATGAAATTATGGACAAGATGACTGATGTATATATAGAAGATGCATTTCAAAAGGCATCTAATATAGAGACTACTGGATACACTGGAAGACGTATAGCCAGCGGTAGTATGCAATTAGCACATTACGATGGAATTATGGCTATGAATAATGGGTTATACGTTAATCCTAAAAGATGTAAAGATAAACATTTATTTAAAAGAGGCCAAAAGGCTCGAAGCGATGTTCAATTCAGACATGCTATGGGCGGCACAAGAAAGATGAAATTTGGAAAACAAATTCATTTAAACCATTATAGGGATAAGCATTTAGGCTATCACTCTGAAGATCAGAGGTAATTTAATATGAGAACACCAATAGTATATGTATATGACAAAAAAAAGATAGTGTATTATCCTATTCCTAAAGCAGCAAGTCATTCAATAAGAGAGTATTTAGGGGAATATGATACAAAAGCTAAATTAAAACTTGATAAATTAGTACATCGGTTTAATAATTATTTTAGATTTACATTTGTTAGAAATCCTTATGATAGGTTTGCATCTTTTTATTACGATAAAATAATGCATTGGAATTGCCATCCAAGATGTAGATCTTTTTTAATGAGATATGGGATTAATTATAATACAACATTAAATCAGGCAGCTGATAAATTACGTAAATATATTACTAACAATGTTCATACTTTGCATCAATATAGATTTATATCTTCTAAAGGTAATATTACTGTTAATTTTATTGGTAAGCTTGAAAATATTCAAAATGATATTCATATTGTTAACAGATACGCTAAAACATCTACTAATTTAAGAATTTTAAATGCTGTTGGTAGAAAGTATAATAAACAATACGATAAAGAATATAAAGATATTATATATGATACGTATAAAGAAGATTTTGAATTATTAACTTATGATAAATAGTTAGGGGATATAAATGAATCAAAAGGATATAGATAAATTATACGGTAATAGGTTTTTTAAAAGAAGGATTAAAAAATACCATGATAAAGAAATAATATTAGCAGAGGTTATTTATAGTGTGTTTAAACCTAAGTCTGTATTTGATATAGGATGCGCATTAGGGAGTTATTTATTGAAATATAAAGCGCTTGGAAGTATAGTTTTAGGATGTGATAAATATTTTGAATTTGCTAAAAAGTATTGTGATAAAGAGATATTGCCGTTTTTATTTAGTTTAGATGTTGAAGAAAAGTGGAATCTTGATGAATGTAACAAACATGATTTAGTTCAATGTATAGAAGTCGCAGAACATATAAAATCTGAATCATCAAAACAGTTTGTTAATAATGTATGTAGTATGTCATTAAAATATATACTGTTTACCGCAGCCCCTCCTGGTCAACGTGGTACCGGTCATATTAATTGTAAAGAAAAAGAATTTTGGATAAATTTATTTAATAATAATGGATTTATTGTAGATGTAAAAAAACAAAAAGAGCTTTTTAAAGCTATTAAAAATTCTAAAAATTCTTTAGGATTAGTAAAAAATATCATTATCTTTAAATCGGATCATTAAAATTTTTTAAGGAGAATCCTGTGAAACAAGCAAAAATCTGGGGAACCACAAACGATTTATTCTTTAAAAACAACGTAGAAGTGCATCGAATAGAAATTAATGCTGGTGGGTTTTGCAGTAAACACCTACATGAATATAAATTTAATATGTTCTTTGTTGAGTCTGGTACTATTGAAGTTTCTATATGGACTAAAGAAGGGCTGGTTGATAAGACTATTCTTAAACCAGGAGAAAAGACAGCCGTACCTCCAAATGTGCATCATAGGTTTAGAGCGGTTGAAGATGTAGTTGCTTATGAGATTTATTGGACAGAATTGAATTCTGATGATATAATTAGAGAGACAATAGGCGGTAGTAAATGATAACTTACCTCTTTTTTTAAAACACTTTACAAAAAAATTTGCTTTTTGCAAATAAATAGTATATATTATAAGTATTATGAAACTAGTCTATAAATCATATAAGTTTAGATTAAATCCAAATGCCAAGGAAGAAATTCTAATTGCGAAGCATTTTGGATCATGTAGGTTTATATTTAATAGATATCTAAATTCTAGAAAAGAGAGCTATTTAACAAAAAAGAAATCGATTAATTATTATGATAATGCGAAAGATTTAACATTGTTAAAGAAAAATAAAGATTTTGAATGGCTTAAAGAAATAAACTCTCAAAGTTTACAATCATCATTAAGAAATTTAGATACGGCATATAATAGGTTTTTTAGAAATCAAGCTAGGTTTCCTAAATTCAAAAGTAAATATAATAAACAAAGCTTTACAATCCCCCAATCAGTATATATCAAAAATAATAAATTATATATACCTAAGTTTAAAGATGGTATTAAAATAAATACTCATAGAAAGATCAATGGGAATATTTGTTTTGCCACAATATCAAAGTCAGCAACAGGCAAATACTATACAAGTATTACTTGTGAAGTAAAACATAAACCATTTAAAAAAACAAAATCAAGGGTTGGTATTGATACAGGAATAAAAAATTTAGCGATCCTTTCCGATGGAACTATATATGAAAATATTAAAACACTTAAACCTAATCTTAAAAAATTAAAATATGAACAAAGGCAACTATCAAAGAAGAAAAAAGGTGGCTCATTAAGGGCAAAACAGAAAATAAGGCTTGCAAAAATATATGAAAGGGTATCTAATACCAGAAAGGACTATTTACATAAAGTCAGTACAGAGATTGTCAAAAACCACGATATAATCTGTATTGAAGATTTATCTGTAAAAAATATGATGAAAAATCATCATTTAGCTCAAGCGTTTTCTGACGTCGCATTAGGTATCTTTTATACAATGCTTAATTATAAGTGTGATTGGAATAATAAAACAATTGTAAAAATTGATAAATTTTTTCCAAGCAGTAAAACGTGTAATATTTGTAATTTTATTAAGCAGGATTTATCTTTAAAAGATAGAGAGTGGACTTGCCCTAGTTGTAATACAAAGCATGATAGAGATATAAATGCAAGTATTAATATAAGAAATCAAGGTCTTAAAATATTGTCTGGTTTAGGAACTAAGTCGGACATTAAACAAAAACAGGTAGAGGCGTTCTCATTAGAGGAGTCTACGAAACCTGAAGTCTCAGTACCTTGTGCATGAGGTAGTTCACATGGCTCAGGAAAATTCTTTTTCAGAACGGGATATAGGCCGTATACAACAACAGTTAGAAGATATTATCCGTACTAATGGTACTACAGATAATACTTTATCGCAACTTTTTGCTAAATTAGAGCAGTATGGAAAAAGTATTACTTTAATAGAAGCAAAAGTAAAAGAAGCTGATAGACGATTAACTGAAAATCATGAAGAAATAGATAGTAATGCTGAAAAGTTAATCAATGAACGAGAGCAAAGAATAAAAGATATTAATAAGGAAACTTATGCAAGATCTACGTTTGAAGAAGGTATTAAAGGGAGTGCTCGTACTACTAAATGGGTGGTTATTATTATAACTCTAATATGTTTAGTCGCTTCTGCAATTAGTGCCGTTGTGACTCTTGCAAGGTGAAATATGGATATAGCAATTGTTGAAAGCAATCAATTAAATATTAAAAAAATTAGAAACACACTTAATAATAAGTTATGGAAAACCAGATTTTTTAGTGATGCTACAGAATTTGGTGAAAGCGATTTATCAAAATTCGATGTAATTATAGTAGATGTAATATTAACTGAAGGTAGTGGTAGAGAGCTTATAAATGCTGTTAAAAATAAAACTTCAGCAGATTTATATTTAATGTCTTATGAGCCAAAATTATTTAATACTACTGATGTTAGTAGTAAGCGTATTTCAGGATTATTAAATATAACTGATAAAAACGATTTAATTAAAGCTTTAGAATATACTGATTCAAAATTACGGATTAAAAATAATATAAAGAAAGAGCGCACAGTAGTAGAGGGACTTATTTCCAATACAAATGGATATGTATTAGATTGTGAAAAAGGAATAATAACAATTGGCCTTTATGCAATCATGTCTGATAATAGTAAAAGAATTTTTGAAGAACGAATTAAAAAACTATCTTGTAATAATTGTATTATTTATTTTGCAAAAACAAACCCTACCTTATCTGTGTTTCTTCCTATGTTGACTTACTTTTATAATTTTTTTAATAAGTTGGAAAATGGTCATATGGTTTTTTGTACTGAAGTTAAAGACGATATGCGACTTGTTAATGATTGTGGGTTAACTAAATTATTTCCAGTATTTAAAAATATAAAAGAAGCTACCTTATGGCTTAATGACTATATTTAATGGTTAAAAGCATATATAGTAGAATTATATAATAAATTGAATCTTTCAATTGCCTTACCGGTGCATTTAGAGTTATATTATAGGTGAGGATCTTTGAAATTTTCGTATTAGGTAATATATGACTGTACCTTTAATAAATTTTCCACTTTCCGCGATAGTAGATGGGTTGTTAAGCTATCTTCATTATGAATTTGGTAATGCAGAAGTTACGCCTCCTGAATATAGGTGGAATTCTGATGATAGAGCTAGTAAAATAAGGATATCAGCGCCATTTGTTATAGATAATGAGAAACCAATGAGCGCACCATTTATTGTTGTAGAAAGAGGTCCGTTTACATTTTCTAATTCTGTAATTGATAATGTGAAAAGTGGAGATCCAAATGTTCTTACCAACATAAAAAAAATTGATTGGATGGATGGAACTGTTAATGTTATATGTGGGTCCGGAACAGCTGGAGAAGCATCAAGTCTTGCCAATTTCGTAGGAATGATGTTTCAGGCAGATAAGAGCGGCATAAAAGAAACGTTAAGATTTGTTCGTAATCTTAATTATATAGATGTATCACCTGAGATACCTGTATATAAAGAAACGGAAGTAAAGCGTTGGGAAGTAACATTAAGGATAAATGTTTCGTTACAATTTGGGTGGTTAAAACAAGATCTTAATACTACTAGATGGAATAAAGTATCTGTAGTTACAATCGGTGACGATGAAGTTGCTTATTCAGACGCCGGAGAAACCGTTAAAAAATCTCCTATTTTAGTAGATAAGACAAAAGATTTTGGATTTTTAACTACAAATGATCCACAATTATTAGAATCTGAATTTAATAAAGGTTGGTATTATATAAGATTTAGAGACAACGTTAACGATCAATTGTATACTATAGTTGATGTTGTTGATAATCATTCGTTAAAATTACAAACGCATGATGTGAATGGCGACCCTGTACTTTGGAGGGCGTCTAAAGGTGAACGCGACGTAGAATATGATTTATTATGGAACACTATTCATGTTCATATTGAGCTTCCACAAAAATAATTTAAGCAAGGAGAAATAGATATGACTGCATACCGAGGACCGCATGTGGCGGTTGAACAAACATTTGAAACATCTCCCGGTGCCGTAGCTATTGAAAATCTGCCACCTGCAATCGCAGCCTCTGCATTTGACATTTTTGCAGAAGAGGCATTAGATACATGGTATGGTATTTTAGGAGCTAGTTCTGGAGTTGAAACACCATGGGAAGTAGATGGTGTCACAATAGATAAAGTCGTCTATGATAAAGATGTAATTGATCAAAGGGCATATGATTTTTATCCTGTTAATGTATATGCTAGTAGTCAATTTGGTAATATTGAATTAGATAAAGAGGATAAAGTTTCTTCTGATGGTATTACTTTTTATAAAGACGATGTTTATGATGTGCCTGATACAGAAAAGGTAGTTGGATCTTGCACTGGAGTTCTTCCGTATTATAAAAGTATGGGCTCTTTAGTAACGATTCTGGAAGCTAATAAGTCTACTGTTATTATTACTAATGGCGCTATTGTAACGGCTCAAATAAAACCTGGCCAACATGTTTTTGTAACAAGTGACGCAGGAACATCCTGGACATTAGTTGGTGTAGTTGGATCAATTGGAACAGATGAAACTAAAATTCATCTTGCCAGTGCTTATAGTGCTGCTATAGCTGCTGGAAACGGAATAGCTGTAGGATGCGCACCTGAAACTAATGCAACAATAGCCTTGAATACGCTTTCAGATACATTATATGATGCTAATGCTGATTTTATAGCTGCTAAAGTTAAGGTCGGTGATCTGGTTAATATTACAAGCCTATCATTAAGTAGCGAAATCGTTGCCTCAGTAAGATCTATAATAAATGCTAATACTATTAAATTTAATACTGTAACGCAAACAAGGCCAGATGATTATTTTACTCAATATAAAATATCAGCTGCAGCGCCTGGTGTTACGGTTGCAGCAAGTACATATAGTATTACAAGATTTGTTGGGTTTTCTCAGAACTACGGTTTAGAGATACTTGAAGATGAAGCGTCTGTTAAAACTGGTGTTGTAATTAAAGCAGTAGATACTGTTAATTATCTTTCATTTAAAATACCTAGCATTGTGCAAGAAGCTTCTCAGGCTTCGAGTTCTTCGAGTTCTTTGAATTCTTCCAGTTCTAGTTCAGAATCTTCGAGTTCTGAAAGATCAAGTAGCTCAAGTTCTGAATCTTCAAGTTCAAGTTCTGAAAGTTCAGCATCTTCAGGGTCTATGAGTTCTTCCAGTTCTTCTCTTTCTTTAAGTTCTGAAAGTTCGTCCAGCTCTGTATATGGAGATACAGTTCCTGCACTTTCTGCTGGTGATGTGATTATGATTACCAGTACTAATGATGATAGTATCTCTGAAGCAAATATGACGCCGTATAAAATAGATACTATTACTTTTGATGGGACCGATTATACTATTACGTCTCAGACTCATCTGTATAGAAGTTGTGCGGGTACTGTTAATATTGCTAATGGTGATTATCTACATGCCTGGCATCCTGAGCTTGAAAGTTCTGTTGCAGCAGATTTTAGAGCTGTTAGATCTGAAGAGAATCAGGTTGTTAAACGTATTTCTAGTCCAAAAGATATTACAAACGCCTGGTGTAGTGGTGATGAAATAGATGTTCATAATGAGCTTGCATTTATGGCTTTAAGCGCATTTAATACATCTGGCGGTAAGGTTTGTTACGGTATTAATGCTGATGCTACTGCATCAAGTATTTCAACTGAATACGCCGCATGCCTTGAGGAGTTGAAGCTTTATGACGTTTATAGTCATTGTCTTGGAACTACAGATGCTGGTGTTAATGCGTTAATGTCTGCATATTGTGACGGCCAAGCTGATCCTTATGAAGGACATGAACGTGTTGCTGTTCTCGCTTATGATGAAGATGACGCTTACTTAATGGGAACTGATACAGGCACTTCAGCTGCATCAGGTGTTATAACCCTTACAGGTGGAACGTTTAATCCTCTTACAGCAGGTTTAACTGTAGGTGATACTGTAGATCTTTTTGATTCAGATGGAGATCTTGTAGGAAGTGCAAATGTTACTGAAACTCCTACAACGTTAACATCTATACAAACTGATGGAATCCTAACTACTGGTGTTTCGTTTAACTTTTTAAGCGGTAGAAAAGACGACCAGGCAAATCGTATAGCCCTTCTTGGTGCGATTACAAATAGACGTAATAAAGTCGTTTGGCCTAGTTATTTTTATGCTGAAGTTGATAATACCAGATATTTACTTCCGCCTTATTATATTGCTGCTAATATTTGCGGTGAAGATTCTGGCGTTATAGTATCTCAATCTTTTACAAGAAAGTCTTTTACACCTTCTGGTATGTCTAATATTCAACTTAATACTAATACTTATTTTAGAAAGTCTCAACTTGACGAAATAGGTTCAGGTGGTATAGATATTATGATTCAAGATGCGACTATAACTCAAAGTATTAAATCGCGTCATGATCTTACTACTAATATGGACGCAGTTGAATATAGAGAATGGTCAATTACTAAACAAGCTGATGTAGCGGCTAAAACTTTAAGAAATGCTATTGATCCTTATGTTGGTAGATACAATATAACACCAGATCTATTTAAGTTTATAGGTCAAGTATGCGGTATTGTAAGTGCTAAACTTGTTAAAGATGGTATTGTTAAAAAATTAGAAGTTAGTTCAATAAAACGTGATGAAACGATTTCTGATAAAATTAATATTACCGCAAAAGCGACTGTTTTTGTAGCTGCAAATACTTATGAAATAGATTTACTTGTTGTATCACGTTAACTGAAATTATAATTATTTTTCTGTTAAAGAAAAGTTTTTATATATAGGAGGTCATTATGGCCGATAGTCAAGAAAAAAAACCAATGCAGTCAATAGATGACTATATTGATCATACAGCGTCATGGGATTGGGAAGATAAGCATGTTTCTCAAGCCTATTTAGATCCAGAAGATGGAATAGCTAATAAAGACTCTATTGCGATTAATGATATTGTTGAATCGGGAACAGTGTTAATAGCGGCAGGTCCTGCCGATCTTGACAAAGCTCTTGATCTATCTATCAATGCAGATGGTTTTAGAGTTGTTCCAATTGGTTTAGTTGAAACTGCTCAAATAAGTATGAACAAACCATTAAGTCGTATTTTTGAAATTGGATCAAAACTTAGTTACATTGTACCAGGTAGAACTGTTGGTGGAGTAAGTCTAAGTCGAGTATTTTTTGATGGTCCAAGTCTTATGAAAGCGTTGTATATGGGTGAAGTAAAAGCTGATGCCGCTAATGTTGATAAGAAATTAGTTAAGTTTATATCGAATCAATACAATGACGATGATGGCAATGCAGCTTATCAAAAATTTGCTCATATAGGATCTGGTAATCTAGCTATGAATTTAGCTTCTTCATTTTTTGATCAGCCAATAGGTCTTGCGTTTTATTTTAAAGATCAGCAAAGTGATACTGTTGGCCAAACTTATTTTGAAGGTTGTCGGGTTAATACATATAACCTTGGCATTTCAGCAAATATGAATGTGCTTACAGAATCTGTGAATATGGAATTTATAAGATGTCGTCCAATAGTAACAGTAGGTTATACTTCCAGTTATTCTAGAAGTACTGATCTTGCTGATATTAATATTGTGTCGTCTGCACCATCTGCAGTTCCTAGTGCATAACATTATTAATAGCTAAAAAAAAGAAACCCCTGTAAAATAATATTACAGGGGTTTTATTTTATTATTTTTTATTAAATAATACTTGATATTTTAATTTCCTTATATTATATTATTCACTGTATGAATATTATAACTTATAATGTAAAAATTCAGGGGAAATATGAAGATTCTCTTATTAAGACATTAAGTCTTCAAAGAGATTTAGTTAATTTTTGCTCTAAGCTTCATTTTGGTGCTAAAAAAAATTCTATTGTTGACCTTCATAATAAAGCATATAAAAATGCCAGATTAAAATACCCAGATGCTTTTAGCCAACTTGTAATTCGAGCTGAACAGGAAACATTAGGATCTTATCGCACGGCAAAATCAAATAAACATAACCTTAAACAACCTATTAATAAGCATAACTTATCATGTAGACTTGATAAAAGGGCTTATTCCAAGTTTACAAAACAGTCAATAAGAATATCAACTATCGATGGTAGAAAAGAGTTTGATCTTAAATTATATCCAAAAATAGACAATTTATTTGATAGATATACTACAGCTGATCCTCTTGTGTTTTGTAAAAATGATAAGTTATGGTTGTCCGTTAGTTTTAACATACCAGAACAGGTCATTGCAGAAAATAAACTTGCCGTTGGTGTAGATCTTGGGAAGCGTAATTTAGCTGTAACATCTGATGGTAAATTAATCTCTGGAAGAGAATTTAATAAACACAAGCGTAGAATTCGTTATAATAAAAGAATGTTGCAAAGCGTAGGTTCTAAATCTTCAAAACATAAACTCAGAAAAATAAGAAGAAAAGAATATAATTTTTCAAAGAATTATACGCATCATGTTGCTAATGAAATATTAGATACAGGTGCTAATATTATTGTATTAGAAGATTTAACAAAAATCAAAAAGAAAAAAAATAAATATCAAAATAAAAATAACATTTCTCAAGTTCCGTTTTATTTGCTTCGTTCTATATTGGAATATAAGGCACCTCTTTTAAATAAGAAGGTAACGGTTATAAATCCAAAGAATACAAGTAAAAATGATTATAGGGGTATTAAGCCTGGTATAAGAAAAGGTGGAGAATATAAAACCAGTGATGGTTTAATTTTTCACGCAGATCTTAATGCCGCAAATAATATAGCCTTAAAATCAAAACACCCTTCTCTACTTGTTGATCCAATTAATTCGTTTAGAAGGCAGGGTGCGGTCAAACACCCAATAGTAGACTCTCAAATTAGCATTGCTAATGGAGAGGTCTACAAGCCCACGGCTTTAGCTGTTGGCGTTTGACCCCACCACATTAAAGATATAACGTTCCATAAAGCTTGATATAAATGAAGGAATCCAGATTCAGAGTCATATATATATTTAGTACGCATACATTTAAAATGTCTGTAAAATGCCCCATGATATCTTTTAGGATCGACTAACATCCAATTATCATCATCATATTTAATAGCGCCATGAGCGTATACATCAGCAAGAATATTAAGAACATCAGGATCAATAAGATCCCATCTTTCTATGTCTGATGAATATGATAATAGATCTTCAGTTATATAATCTTCTTTTTTTAATAAGAAACATATAAGAAAAGCAATAACAGCAAGATTTTCACAGTTAGTTCCTGGAATAAATCTATGTCCTGTGCTCCAATTACGCATTAATGACATTATAGTGTTATATATTATTGCTTCTTTTTTTTTATCTAAAAGATTAAGTTTGTGTAACGATCCACCAGGGAGAAATTCATTTGCAGCAAGTACTACCCTGCTTATCTGAGCCATCGGAAGAAGATCCCATCTGGCTTTTTTGCTATCAAACTTTATGCCTTGTTTACTAAAATCTGCGTTTTTATCAGTACTTTGTTTATTGTTCATAAAAAAATCCTTGTTTTAAATTAAAAAAAGAGGGCATGCATTACACACGCCCTCCCACACTCTAACTAAAGATCGATCGCGGTTTTCTTTGCGCAAACTGACGTTAGCGTAGAAGACTGCAGCTCTTCAGATTAAGATCTCAAGAAGCTTTCGAATCCGCGATCCCTTATTTATAAGGGATATTAGTTTCGTGGCGAAACACCACGCTTTAAACTTAGAGTATATTTTTTTGTTCTCTTACTTAGATGGATATGTTTCGCCACCCAGAATAGGTAATACTAGGAGAAGATCCCGCGTAATAACCGTGGGACGTTACGAAATTCCTGGAGGCGACCGGTTCCGCCGTGTCATCCATCTGTTGTAGAAACATACTCTGAGCCTGAATTTATTAAGTATTCGAATTTATTCGAAAATACGTGTAAATGTGCTGTTTAAACAGCGAAGCTTTAAACAGACAGGCGATAAGAGTATGCATTAAAGATATGACGAGACGTCATACCATTGCAATTTCTAAGAGAAAAATTTATTATCTTTTTTTTAGCTGTTCTCAAACTAGATTGAGCGAGTTTGTAACCTTAACTTAGTCACTGAAGATCCAGGATATACATCGACGGCGCCGCCCATAGAATAAATATTATATTATATTATACAACAAAACTAGCATTCACTAAAAGGGTCTGTCAGCGACTTAGCAGATATGGTACATAGATGCTAATAAAGCGTTTGACAGAATTTTGCGCAAGCCCAAATTCAAAGAATTTGGATGTCTGAGCAAAATACTTTTAAGAGTGAATATAGAATACAGATGGTGAAACACCACCTATCTAATGACTTTGAGAAAACACACTATTTTAATATAAAACCTTCTATTATACTTATTACACAAAGTTTATAAAAAATAACATTATGAAGCAGGTAATTGGCATGAATCTCCATCACAATACTTTTCACCAATAGCTTGATTTATAAAATTTGTATAATTAGGTTTTTTCAAATTTTTTGACATTTTTATATAAGTAGCTTCATCTATTTCTTCATACGGAGCTTGTTTATATCCGTGATCATTGTATGGAAGCATACTTACTGATTTTAATCTAGAGTCAAATATTGATAAAGCATTTGCTATATCTCTGACTTCATCTTTCTTAAATGTAACTGTTATAGAAACTTGATTATCACACCAGTATTTTTGGTAATCTGAAGCGTTTAAAAATTGTTCCCACATTGTTACTTCTTTTTTCCCTTTAATAAAATATTTGGTTTTTACTGGAAATTCTACAACCATCATAGTATCCTCCTTGCCATAGCAAGGAACAACATTATATCCAGCTTCTACCATAATATTTACTAAAGGCGAACTCTTAGCGACTATAATTCTTCTTATATAATATTCTGAATGAGCATAATGAATACCTGGCGATACTCCTGGCAATAACGATACTGAGCCAGAAGGTTTTACTGAGGTAATCTTAATGCTTCTTGGGATACATAACCAATCAGAATATATACCATCGAGTTCTCTTAAATATTTATAACCTTGTTGAGACCATTCTAATACTGTTTGCCTACCGTGCCTGATAAAAGCATCGATAATTCCAGATTGCGAAGTACCAATCCTTCTATTACGAAGTAATACTGCGTTTGTAGGTTCCCAGTGAGTTGGTAACAATGTTACAGTCTTTGCATATAAATATGCATATTTAAGTGTTAGTCGATACTCATCATATGTCGCATGCAAAGAAGGGAAAGTTTCAACTAAATTGCATAATTCATATGATTCTAAAGTTTGTTCACTTTGATGTAAGTATATACCAGTACACGAGTTACAAGAATCATCTAACAATTTACTTGAGATAACTCCAAGAGTATGGTGGCTATCTACAGTTCCGTTATATACATCTTCATGTCCATCAAATTCTACAGAAACAACTTTATGGTTAGCTATAGCGGCTAATTCTTTAAGTTGTTTATACGATGTTAGTGCAAATTTATTACCCGTAGACCCAGTTTGTCTTATTCTATAAGGAACACTATTTTGCTTGCACCCTTCCATCCATTCTAATTTAAAAGGATCTCTTTTTAATTTAAATTTAAGATCATTGTAAATTTTTATTTGAGATGCAAGTTTAGCCTTTTGTGTTAATTCAAATTTATCTTTTTGAGCTTGTTTTCTTTTTTTTGATCCATGCCCTGTATTAAGAAAAATTAAATTACATTTTTGACTACAAAAAGCGGTATTTCTAAGACGATACGGAACATCATATTCTACTTTGCATTGATCGCACGTTCTAGTTATTATACATTTACCAACTTTATTATATTTAGCTTTTAATCCAGTAGATATGGCTTTTTCAAAGTATTCTTTTTGTACGCCTTTATGCCATTTTTTTAAACTTTCTCCTTTAAACTGAGATCTCCATTCTTCAGAATCCCAATATTTTTTCATTATAATTTTTTGTTTTTCCATCCTATCTATAGTCTTATTGCCTATTTTTCTTTTAGTATCTTTAGAATGTTGTTTTCCATACATAGGATTTGATTCACCAGAACTATGAAATGAAATGTGTTCACTTTGAGGAATTGCCTCTAAGTTATTAATTAAATCATTTTTTTTATTTTTATCAATATGATGAATATGAACCTTCTTAGGTATTTTTTTATTAGAATAAGCTTCAAATATTCTTCTTGATTGAATATCTAAAATCCAATTCTCTTTACCAGGAGTGGTTTCTACATATCGTCGATCTCTTTTTACATAAGCTCTAAATGGCATTAAAGAATCTCCTGCTTGTAGCTCATAACATAACGCTATGTACCCGTCGCGCCTAATAAATTTATGGTCTTCTGTAACCCTAACACAACTTCCATCATCTAAAGTCACTTTATATACTGGTACCTTTTCACCAGTTTTATGAAATTGTCTCATATATGATATTGTTGATTTTCCATTTTTATCAAGACTATAAACAGGAACATCATTATCTTCATCAACTAGTTGTTTTATTGGTACAGCGTTTCTACCATCAGCTACGGCAATTAGTGTCTCACCAACTACACAGCAGGGGTTACATCCGACTGCCTTATAGTCAAGATCATTTTGTGGATCTACCATACGGCTATATTTTTTTGCATTATCAAGCCAAAATAAACCTGGTTCACCATTAACAGCTATTTTTTTAGCGATATCCGTATAGTCTTGTCCAACCTCTGCAAAAACACTATTATTTGAAGCCCATCTCCAGTTTTTTAATTCTTTAGGAAATAGCTTATAATCCTTCATATTAATAAACTGTTCATCGTTAGGATCGCCAAGTGCAATTAATGCAGTTCTTCTAACGTTTCCAGATACAACACATTTTCCTATCATAGCGCAAATGTCAACTATAATAGTTGATGTTATTTTTTGGTCTATATGTGTTATTAACATTTTAGTTAACATATTTACCATTTGTTTTAAAGGTCCTGAACCACTAGCCGTACCTCCAAAGCCTTTAATTGGAGCTCCTTCAGGACGTATTATTGAATAATCAAATTCAGGTATTTCAGATCCAGTAAAAAAACCATTGAGTACAATACTCATGGTTTCAACCCAACCTTCTCTTGTGTCTGGAACTATAGCCGCCGTTTTAACAAAAGCTGGTTGTTTAATAATTATCTCACCAGCACCTTTAGTGTCAAATCCTACACCAACACCTAACATTGACATATCCATAAGAAAACGAAAAGGCCCAACAGGGTCTAATGCAAGATTTTTACTTGATACATACGAGCAATTTCCTGTAAGAATATTATCAGCTAAAGCAAATTTACCTTCATTTTTTACTGTAACACAAAATACTTCTTCATATCTATTTGTAGGAGTTACAGAATTTACAGTCCAATAGTTTTCTCTTTCTGTAGGCATTTTATCTAAAAAAGATTTTTTATGCTTATCCCTTAAAAAGAAATCACTAGTTAAAAATTTTGATATAAAGACAACACTATGTATAGTATGTTCTCTATTAGTAAGATTTGATATTCGTTTACAACTACGTATTCTATTAGATCCAATACCAAGTTTATAACAAACATCTCTTACAAATTTTAACGATTTTTTATTGCTACTATGTAATATTGAAGATCCGTTTGATACAGATCCGTCAGCAGCAAAATATCCTATTAGCCATCCTAATAAATAAGAACTATTTTCATGAATATCAGGTAATCTTTTATAATAATTTGGTAGATTTTTTATTATAGTTTTTGTCTTTTTCTCTTCAATATCTTTTTTATTGAAATAATTAGACAATTTCATTTTTTCTCCAAATAATTCTAATCGATTTGAATGGCGTTCTGTTTCAACTGATGTTCCATCTCCGTAACATATTCCATGCATAATTCCTATTGAAGATGGTTTTAAGTTTGAAGAATTTAAACAGTTTTGACCAAAGACACATTGTAATTTATGTTTATTTGGTCTAAGGTCTTTTGTTAAAAATTCTACATATTTAAAATTTCTATATTTAACTCTTCTATCTATACAAAACCACCTATGGTCTTTTGTTGTAAAGATTGTTTTTTTTACACCACATCTAGTTAAAATTAATTCATATAACTGTTGTTTTCCAAAACTATTAATTGGAGCTTTTACCCACTTACCATTATTTGTAAGGATGGTTTGTTGGGTGTCTTTACAATCTCCTAGTTTTTTTACACCTTCGCTAGTTATAAACTCAGTATTATATTCAAAACAATTATTTAAACATGCTGCTCCTACTTTATTAACGTGCTCAGTGTTTGACATCCATATGCCTCTACCTGGAGGAAGGAACTTCATATTAAATATTAAATCATACATGATCTTTGCTGATGCTTGAGCTTTACCGTTATACCATGGAACTCTATGAGAAAAACAATGTCGTTTTTGTATTGTAAAGCAACCTTCCACAACACGTCTAACAGTTTCAAACCATTTTTCTTTTTTTGTTTTTCCATATTCATCTTCATATGTTCTTGAGTAAGTCCTCATATAAGTAAATTCACCCAGAGGCCCCCAAGGTACTTTTTTCTTGGCATAACCTTGCACAAATTCTTCACTTAAATAAAAAGGTATAAATCTTGATGAGGTTTCTTCTTGTACAAAAAAACCACTATTTGACTTTAAAACTGAACCATGCAAGTTGTCAGCCAAAATTTCCTCCTCAGTTTTTGATATTATATCCATAAAGGTTTATCTTCATTCTTTTTTGGGGTTGCTGCGTATTTTTTCTTTTTATAATATTGTTCAATTTCGATTGGAACTTCTTTATCATTATTAACTGCGTTAATATTATGAATCATTCCAAAGAATTTATCCTTAAAGTTTTCAGGCATTGATAGTGACACATAAACACGATCCGACATCTTATCTCCTTTATATAAATAACTATTCCATAATAGTTATTACACAAAGGAGGATAAGATAACAAAAGCGGATCATGGAGATCCGCTTTTATCTATTTTAGCATCATATTCATCTTTAACAAAACCTATAGGAGCACTATTCCAATGATGCATTCTAAATGCCGCAATCATTTGAGGATATGCTTTTTCTATCATGATAATATTATCATGATCTGAATTTTCTATGGTATTTGCTAGACCAGTTACCAACGCGCCACTCATATACTTGTACCAATAAAAAGATCCCCTTTTACATGTGTCTGCATTATATTTAATTTTTCTCTTTGTATCAGGAGTCGCAATGATTGGATGTAATGATACAGGCACTTTGTTCCAGTTCGGTTCTTTAAATGCGTCAACCATATGAGGATACATTGATTTTATTTTATTAAGATTATTATTATCTGCATGCTGTATTGCTTGTGTAAGGCTTTTAAAAAAGTCCGATTGTTGTGCCATATACCATTCAAAACAACCTTTTTCAAACATAATATTCTCCGTTTCACTTTTTTTTAAAAATTTTAAAAACTTAATTGATAAGATCAGTATTATTATTAAAACAACACCGATCCCCATTAATACATTATTACAGATCAACAAAATTTTTAATACTCATTTCAATTTTTATACTACCTTTTTTAGGTAACGGCATTTCACCAAGAGCTATTCCTTCATCGTTATACGCTACTACTTTTACTGGTATTAAACTTGTTTTCTTTCCTTCTTGCCCACGCTTATCCGCTATCACCGCAAGATCTTCATTGATATCAAAACCCTGTCCTTCTTTATAAACTGATGGATCTTCATCTTTAGTTTTAAGGTCTTTGAAATTAAGCAACTTATTATTATCTGGCATAACTCCTCCTAATAAAAAAAAATAAAAAAAGAGGTTGATATACAACCTCTTTTAAATTGATTTACACTCTATTAATCCTTCTACTGTTTTTTTTCATTTCCTTTCTGATTCTTTTTTTTGCTACATAATTTCTTGGCCTTATCTTTGATTTAATACTTCCAATACCGGTTGGATTTAAAATTGAATCTAATGCATGCATACGGCCTCCTTTTTTAGCCACCCTTTAAGTATGTTTGTTTAAGCTTCAAATATATTTGCTAAAACATTATCATCTTCATCAAATAAGTTTTTGTTTGATTGTGTTTTTCCGATGAACCCCTCATTAAAATTTTCATTTCTTTCACTAGGTAATAAATCATTATCATATAATTCATCATCTTCCATTATAAACTCCTTGATATAATATGTAAGATCTTTAAATATTATATATCATTGGAGCTTTATATTGCAAATTATATGTTAAGATTTTTTTTAATTATAAAGATAATAACTGTTCCCATATTAGTTATTACGTAAAAAAAAGAAAAATCACAAAAAAAAAGACAAAGCAAATCGCTTTGTCTTTTAATATTAAATAAGAACTGTTATGTCATTATACAGTGCGTTTCCATTCTTCATTTATATAACTATATATTTGTCTCTCATTATAGCATAAGATTGGAACCCCAGAAATAATAACAGCAACTTTATAACCATCTTTTATGGGCATTAAGTATTTATTTTTATTAATACTAGCCTGGGCAGTTTCAATATCATCAAAATAATCTCTAACCTGTACAGTTTTAGTTTTTTCATTTATAGAGTATTCAACTGTAAATCCAGCTATTTCATATTTATCATCAACAGAGTCTATATCTATATCAGGTATAATCTGACCACCTTCATTTGCTGGATCACTTACTTGTTCTTTCATCATTTCTGTTGTCTTTGTATTTATAATGCCACCTTCAATTTCATTATTAGACCTAACGTCTTGTACACTACTTGGGTCAAATCCTGGGTTTTTAGATTTAGGCATTGCAGGTAGTTCGCCTTTTTTTAATTCTATTATATTAGGTTTAGAGTCTGTTTTTTCATCTTCACTATCAATAGGATGCGCTATGTCTTCCATTACCGCTGTATTTGTATCGTCTTCTACATTTTCTGGTTCAGATGTTTCCGCAATCTCTTCTAAAGTTTTAGCGTTAACAGCTTCAGGAGCTTCCTGGGCGTCTTTAATAAGATCTTCCATAGGATTACCAGAAGAGCCAGCATTGTACTCTATAGAGCCTTCTCCTTTTGCTGTTACAGATTCAACATCAACATCCTTAGATTCTTCATTTTCTGCATGTACATTAGTTTTTTCTTCGTTCATTACCATCCTCCAGCATTAAAGTTTATTATTTCGGTTTTGTAATTCTTTATCCATGGTTTCAAATATAGATATTATTGATGACTTTATAAGTTCATCTTTTAATATTATGTAAATCGGGTATTCAAGATTAAGCACCCCACTGGGGTCAATTATGCCTATTTCGCAATTAAAAAGGTGTTTTCTAAGAAAAGATACTGCATTAATAAGTTTTGATTTATCTAATAATTTAACATGATATTCGCCTTTTGGCTTTTCATCAATAAGGACTTCACGAATTTCAAAAAATTTATATTCCATTATAGCATAATGGATATTTTGTGGTTGAGTTGGTATGCCGTATCTATACGATTTCACTTAGCGTCCTGGATTGATAATTTTATTTTAAATTTATTGGGATCATCAATATATGAATCTATGAAAGCTGATAATATAGATTGCATAGTCGTTCCATTTTTATGAGCAGTTTCTTTAAATTCTTTTCTTTGTACATTTAAAAGTTTTAAATTTAATGTAGACACTTTGTCTTCGCTTAGATCATTAATATTATTTATCATATTTAGTCCTATTTTTATTATTATATTTTATATATTGTTTAATATAATATATGATAATGTTTTATGCAAATAATTTGTGATAATATATTATTTTATATATTATTTTATATGTTGCATTATATGGGTTAAAATATTATTTTATAATCATTGACTAATTAAATGCAATAAGGAGGCATTATGGAAGATAAACAAAGTGGTGGAGTTTTTGATCAAAAACCTATAAAAGAAGATGTCCCAGCTGCGTCTCCTATAGCAGAGGCGCCTAAAGAAAATTTTAAATCACCTGAAAATCAATCTCAACAACAAATGCCTCATAAAGCAATAAAAGAAAATGAGGATACTAAAAATTTAGGATCTTCTAGTGATGCTGATAATGTTCAGGAAGAGCTTGAAGATTTGGAAAAGGTATCTCCAGAAGATTTAAAATTAGCGGAACAGTTAATTTTTAAAGGATATGCTGAAAAAGATATTGAGATGCTAAATTTACCAGGAAATGTTTTTACAATTTGTTCTACAAGTGCTGCTGAATATGACATTATTGATGAAGTGGTTTTTGATAAAGTAAAAGGGTATGAGACAGATGACGGTAAAATAGATATGCCTCAAAATAAGCTAACAGCGTTAAAAACAGCTCTTATGATAGCTATTTCATATAGAGGTAGGAATAAAGAAGAGATCTGCGTTGATTCTGTGAACCATTTAAATACTATTAAAAATGCGATAATAAAGATCAGTGAATACCAAATGCTTGGTGAGATTAAAAAATTAGATGAATTAAAAGAAAGTTTAAAAAAATCATTATTGGTAAGGGCAATTCATATAATGAAACTTCCTACACAGATAATAGATTTTCTTTCTTCTGAAAAGCTCGCTTTTGATAGCACTATGTATAGGATTATGACTACTAAAAAAATACTCCCAAAATCCTAGGGACTACTACAGGTACGGCTCGTGCTAATTTTATAGCTAATAATATTAAGTTTGAGTATGGGTCAACCCGCGAAAGTATCGCAATTTCAGAATTTAATCGTCAAAGAGGAATAACGTTTATATCTTCACTCTTTGCTGTAGTAGACCCAAAACAAATTAATAAAGCGGTACAGCAGTATAGAAGTGTTTTATATCCTGAAGAGAGATATGATGATATTATGTATATTAAGAAAGCTCAAAAAATGTTTGAAAAACTTAGAAAACATGATATTAAGATTATGCCGTTTAAGATTAAGTAGTAAAATTTAAGAATTAATTATATAATAATAGGGATATGGATTGCTCATATCCCTTTTTTGTTTTATATTATATGTACCTGCCATTAATATGTTTTTTATTTAAGGAGTTAAGATGCCGCCTCCTAATGCACCTTCTTATGGTTCCGGCCCATTAAATTATGCTAACCAAGGTGGCGCCGATCCATTTGGTTCGTTTGATAATAGGATAAGATATAATGATATGGTGCGTCACCAAATGGTTGCGCAGTATCAGCAAAGTATTGTCAGTCCGGCAACCATGACATTATCACAACAAAGACAAGTTGCTACACAGCAAAGATTTCAATATGGAGTAACGGGTGGCCAGGATATTAGACATTATCAAAGACAAGCTGAATTAAATAGAGTTGCTGGAGCTTCCGGATTTGCTAAAGGTGCCGTTGGTTTTGCAGCATGGACCGCTGCAGATGCAGCTGTTGGTATGACTGGTGCCTCAGCAATTGCGGGCAGCGCACTTGGAGGAGGCATTTTAGGAGGGGCAGCTGGGTTGGCGACAACTTTTGCAGCTCCGCTTGCTTTAGGTATGGCTACTGCACATTATGTAAATAAAGGAATAGATCAAACGTTTGAAAGACAACGTTTTATGCATTCTACGGCTGCTGATATTTCTCAATATCGTGATAGACTTGGATTTAATAGTCTTTCATATAATGATGCAACTAGGCTTGGTTCGAGTCTTGGAAGATCTATGAACGCACCAGGTCAATTTTTTTCAAAAGAACAACAGACAAGAATACATAAAATAGGTCTTTCTAATGACCTTATATCCGCTCGTGGTAAAGGGATGAGTGCTGGTAGCATTAGGCAATATGAGCAAAATTTTTCTGAATTAAAAGATACGACAGAAGAAGTAGTAAAACTTTTGCAGACGACAATAGAAGGTGGGATGTCTGTTATTAAAGAATTGCAAGGTAAAGGTTTTACTTCTATGAAACAGATTAAACAACAAGTGATGCAGGCAAAAGCGTTTGGTGGTTTTACTGGGATGGGTGCTCAAAATATGATGGCGTTAGGCGCAGCAGGAGCACAGGCAGTACAGGGAACTCCGTTTGGTGCAACCCAAGGAGCAGCTCAATATCAATTAGGTGCAGTTAACGCGTCGTCTTTAGCACAATCTGGAGGGTCAGCAGCATATGCGGTAAAGAGGGTTGGTGGTGTAGCTGCTGCTGGAGCAGCAATAGCTAATTTTCAAATGAATATGGCTCAAACTGGAATGGGCACTAAATTAGCGGCATACGCTATGAACGCTGATGGTACTGTAAATCAAAAAAGGTTTGATACATTAATTAGCGGCAACGCATCTGCTTATGATATAGTTACAGGTGCCAATCAAACTGGCTATGCAATGGGTCAGGGTGGAAGAGCTATGTTTGCTTTACATAAAGAGGATTTTTATAATTCTTTAAATGAAAGACAAAGAGCGGGATTGGTGCAGCAAAATTTTAAAGCCTGGAGAGGCGGTAAAGCTGGAAATTTAAAACAACAAGCTTGGGCATTTGCTGGTTTAGGAACAAACGATCAAAGGCAACAACGAGTTGTAATGGAACAATTAACTGGTAATTCCGGATATGCAACCGCAGATGCTTATGGAGCTGCGACTCAGATGGGTTTAAATAGGGTTGTTAATACTAATGACGCAGGTGTTTTAGATTTAATGATAGGAAATGAAATACGAAATGTTAAAAGGATTGGTAAAGGGCTCGCTTATACAGGTGAAAGAATAGGGTATGGAGCAATCTCTATAGGGGAAGATATTGGAAAAGCATGGAGCAGCTTGGGTAGTGGGATTGGAAGACTTGGTGACGCGGCGATAGGTGGATACGGGTGGGGTGGAGCAAGTAGAGCTAAATATGGCGATCTTGGTGATGCTGCAAAGACGATGTACGGTCTTGGTGTTAGTGGGGGTAGTAGAGGTAAACGCGCTTTACAAGCTATGTCTGTTGAAGAAACGAAATCATTATACGCAACACCTGTTAAGGGTTTAATTTCATCTGATGCAATTAAAAATATGTCTGGTGATAGTGTTGCATATTCTATGCAAGCTTTATTATCAGCGTCTACAACGGGTGGAAACGCTGCTCTTGATAGCAATCTTAAAGAAGCCCTTGGTCTTTCCGGATCAAAGCATTTAAAACAACTTAAAGAAAATCCTGCTATGTATTATGCAAGCTTTAAAGCTGCTGTTACTGATCAGTATAAATCTACATCTGCAAAGTGGGAAGATGCTGCTGGAGCTTTTGAAACATATAAAAAACAACTTAGCTCTTCAGGAGCAAGAGAAGCTCAAAGTATTGTTTCAAAAGCAGTACAAGAAACTGGGCCGGTTAATTTAAATAACTCTATATTAAATAATTATGTAAAAGCTGCACGAGCTAGAAATATTATGGGTGCGGCAGAACAGTTTGGAGATATTGCAGGTAATATAAATGAACTTAATAAAAGAGTAGAAAGTGTTGGAAGGGCTAAATTATCATATGCAGATCAAATTGCTGGTGGTATAGGACAATATCGTGCGTTTCATAAATTTGCAGGGGCAAAAGTTGGAAATAAAGATTTTATGTCAGGATTACGTAGTACGGGATTAGGAATATTGGAAAAGGCTGGAGCGATAGATCCAGCTACAGGTAAAATTAAAGAAAGTTGGTCTGGGTTTGGTGCTGAAAAAGATATTACAGCTGATTATTTAAAGAAATATACGGAAGAAGAAAGAACATTAATAGATAAAGGATTTTTAGATCCTGATACTGGGGTACTGTTTAATACTATAGGTGAATATTCTCAAGCAGTAACAGCTAGGGATAGAGAGCTTTCAGGAGCTAGAGGTATTGGTGCTGTTAATCAATTAGAAAGATCTCTTAAAACTGGAAAAATGACATTATCTGAAAAGGGTGGTGCAGCTATACGATCAGCTTTAATATCTGGAAGAGATGTTGAAAGTCTTAGTGATTTAACACAAAAGGACAAAAAGTCACTTGCCGCTATATATACTAGAGGTGATACTGCTGTTTTAAATGAAAAGATAAAAGAAGGTGAATTAAATACTTTTATAAGAAGTGAAAACACTCAAGAAAAGTATAGGAGCACACAAGAAAAACTTGATAGAGCATATTCTAATGTAGATCTTATAGCGGCTGGCGGGGGAGATAAAGGCAATACTTTAGTATATGATGGTGGCGAGTATACATGGATGAGTAAAAAGGCCGCTAAAACTGTTATTGGCGGAAAAGATAGTAAAGCTAAAATAACTGACGCTGAAGACGCAATGGAGCGTGAAGAGAAAAAATCTGGAAGATTGCAAAGTACTAGATTAATAGAAACTTTACACGAAACAGCACAGGGGCGAGGCGTGGCGACACAAGTATCTCCTCCTGTTATGAATTATTGGAATAATAAATGGTCTCTATAAGGAATTAGATTATGGCTGAAAATGAAGTATTAATAAACTCTGTTGAAGATAATGCAATAAGGCCTTATAATGTCGGAGTAACTGAACACGATAAGACTTTAGCTACAATTGTATTATATAGATCTAAAGATTCTTTAATTTCAGATAGTTCTGATAATATTGATTATTTAAATTCTTTTGAAATCCCAATACCTACTATAAGTTCTGAAACGGTTCCGCAAGATGGTAATGTAAGGCAAAGGGTTGGGACAATGTTAGAAATACCAAAGCTTAAAAATTTTGGTGGTCCTGATAATAATTATTATGGAATATTTAATAATTTTTCTCTTCTTAAGGTTTCAGAGATCCAATCTCAAAATGTAAAGGTACATCAAAATTTTAGTAATGTTTGGAACGCTTTTTTCTTTGGGGATAAACCTGAAATATATTCATTTAATGGATTTTTTCTAGATACAAGAGAGTATCCTTATTATCAAGAATTTCTTATGGCTTATGAAGAATATCTTTCTGGAAGAAAATGTGTTGAAAACCAAATGGAATTAAAAGTCGTATATGATGGTAGAATAGTTGATGGCTATATGTTAAACATATCAACCATTAATGCCGCTGGTGATCCATTTATGAAAAACTTTTCATTTTCAGTATTAGTAAAATCTACGTCATGGCTTAGAAATAATTTGGTAGTTAAAAGAGCAATACAAGGCCTTTCAGACGATCATATGAGGGTTTCAGAGTTGAACGGGTTTTCAAATGAATATAGATTAGCAAAACAATTTGATACTGGAGAATTAGATTCTTTAGAAACAGATTAAAAGTATGAAAGCGAAATAATGGCAAAGCAAGGTTATAATTATGAATTCCGCATGTTTCTTGAAGGGGTGTTAACTCCATTCAAAAGTGCTAATATTATGAACACACCAAACGGTGTAGAAGCTAATATTAATGTTTATTCATGTAAACAAGCTCTTAATATAAAACCTAAGACCGCTGTACAAATATTTTATAGGGATTGGGTTTATGACCAAAGTAAACCTGCGTGGAGAATAATGTTTGACGGATTCTTTTCAAGTTTTTATAAACAAGATTCAGCGCCGGATATAAGAAGTGTTAGTCTGATATGCAGAGATTTTAGAATGGATATAAGAAAAAACCCAGCAGCTCTTTCATTTCAAAGTAAAAATGATCTTGCGCCTCAAGTACGATATAACGCAGCAGGGATATTTAAAACTTTTGTCGTTAAAGGTGTGACTAAAAAAACAAGTAAAGGTAAAAGAATACATACTTATGGAAATTCTGGTTTAGATGATATTAGTGAGACTCTTGCGTATATAGCTGGTACTGCGTATGGAAAGGGGGCGAAGAAGCTTAAAAATGGAACTTATCAAGCTCAATCAGATTTTGGGACTTGTATCAAAGCTATAAAAGGTGATATAGGAGATGGCGGTTTGTTTCTTGACTCTCTTATTAGAGGTATATGGCTTGAAGCTGTTGGTGGAACTTCTATAAATGCTTTTATGAATAAAAGAATACGAGTTGATAAAAGATTTTTTATTCCTACTAATGCTGCTGGATATAATTTTTGGAGAAGAAAGAATGCCGGGTTACAAATAGGTAGTTATATGATGGGTAATGCACAATTTACCAGTGTTGAAGCTACCATAATGAGACTTGCTGGTTTATTTTCTGTTAGGGCGTATTCTTGTAATACACCTTCTTTAATACCTATTGGTGTTGATTCACCAGCTTCAGATTATGCTATTTCAGATGGAGTTAGAAAATTTCTTGTTGAAAGAGCTGATTCTGAGTTTGGTGCGAAATTTATACTTAATGAAACTATGTTGCTTCCGCCGCTTGAGTTTACTGCTCCTCCAAATTGTAATCTTATATTACCGCCTATGTGTAATAAAATTACATGGAATTATGATATGGATGCCGATGTTACAAGAGGGTACTTTCAAACATTAAATGTATTTCCAACAAAGAAAAGTACTAATCAATTAGCAAGTAAGTCAATACAAGTGCCTAACGCTTTATTTAATATTGCTAAAGAAGAAGGCAACTCTAAAGATATATATGGAAGATCAAAACCACCGTTAACACTTGAAGAAAGATATAAAGGTGTTAGTGTTTTTTATAATAGAGTTGAATGGTTATTAGCTGCAAAAGATGCTGCTTCATCTGCTATAAATAAGACATTTAATAAAAAAGCAAGAGCAAGGTTAGAGTCTGAAATATCTGATCTTCAAGAATCTATAGATAAAGCTGCTGGACTTGAAGTTGAATCGATGTCTTCCGAACTTACCCCACAACAAATAGTAGAGATTAAAGCGGCTATAAAAAGAAAAATAAAAGCAAAAGCAAAAACTACTTATAATAAAGGCCAGGCTGTAGCCGGTAAAACTGATGATGCTATTAAAAGACATGCGTTATTAAAGTACCTTAATGTAAAATATGCTGGAAGAGTCGTTACCGCTGAAATGGCTTTTAATCCATATTTAATGTGTGGGTTTCCAGGCGCGGTAGTAACTGATGATAAATTATATGGAGACGAATCGATTAAAACTATAATCGGAATGGTTCAACAGGTTAAGCATCAATTATACATAACACCGGAAACAGCTGATGCTTTTACTGTAGTTGTTTTAAATAACGCAAGGTTTGAAGATGAACCTACTGATATGGATGAGTTTGGGAATTTATTATGGTCTAAAGAAACTGATTCTTCTTCAGCTTTAATAGATCCAAAAACTTTAGAATATAAAGATTCAACATATCATGTTCAAGATCCTAAAGCGTTAGTCGCTTTAAATAAAGAAAATAAAGCTGATTTAAAAAAGAAACAATTCAATCCTTATGATTTAAGAGAAAGGCAATTAAGACCTGATTATATATACGCTAAAGATCTATTAACATTAACCGCTGAAGCTATTGCTAATGGAGAAAGAAATCAAATATATGTCGATGAAATATATGAACCAAATAAAATAGCTAAGTTTTATAGAGATGCCTTACAACATAATAGTGAAAGCTTTATGATCGGAAATACAGTTGTTAATAATAATAATGAAAAATTTATGTATGATACAGTACACGAAGGTCTTGTTAAGATGCGTGAAAATTATCCTGAATTAATGAACGACTATATCTCATGCATTAAATATGTATCCAGAAATGTATGTTCTGCAGACGCATTTTATCAGGGAATATTAGGGTTATCAGTTAAAAATGTTAGAACCATTGCAGGTAATACAGCTGTTTTATATGAAAACATCCAAAAGGGGTTTGACGATACTCGTATAGATGATGAATATTTTGGAGTTACGACTAACTTATGGGATAGTGGAAAAATAGATAATTTAATTAAATATTTTAGTAGTACTGGAGCTATGACGGAGCCTGGTCAATGTAGTAGTATACGTGAAAGTATTCCTGTGACTGCATTTATAGAAGAACGAAAGAATGTTGTTAAAACTTATGTTGCCGAGGTTACAAAGACTGCAAGAGGAAGCTAATGCCTAACGATAAAGATCAAATATTAGAATGGCAAAAATCTAAAAGTCCTGAACTTTTTGCTAATCTTGTAATTCGCTATCAACCTGTTATAAATAAGGTCGTTAGTAAGTATAGAACTGTTGGTGTTGCTCCAGCTACTTTAAGAGCACAAGCTACATCTCAATTAATAAAGGCATTTAAATCTTATGATGCTACTAAAGGTGCTCAACCGACTACACATATATGGAACAATCTTCAAAAGGTTCAAAGGATAGCTGCAGAAAGTCAAATGTCTGGACATATTCCTGAAAATAGAAATCTTAAAAGATCTACTTTTACTATTGTTAGAGATAATCTTACAGATAGACTTGGTTATGAGCCTAATGTTTCTGAAATGGCAGATGAACTTGGATGGAATAAAAGAGAAGTTGGTAGAATGAATCATGAACTTGCTGGAGAAACAACTGCGTCTGAAGCTAAATTTGATTTTTATGGCAACTCTGTTACAAAAGAGCATTCTGATAAAGCTCTTGTTGATTATTTATATTACGATCTTGATAATAAAGAGAAGGCAATATTTGAACATACTTTTAATTATGGTGGTAAAAAGGTATTAAGTAATAAAGAACTTGCTAAAAAATTAAATGTAAATGAGATGGCGATACATAGATTAAAAAAACGCCTTAGTCAAAAGATTCGGAGTTACCGTTAATGTCTCCTCCAAAAATAGCATGCCAAGTTCAGGCTAATTTACTTTCTACTACAGCGAAGTTGATTGAGAAAGTTGAATCAATCTCATTAACAGTAAACTCTATTATAGCTTTAGTGGCTAAAGTAAAATATGGAATTCTTAATTTTACTGACATGGCTAGTGCTGAACTAATATCTGCAGTTAGTTCGATAGCTGCTAATGCTGCACAGGTTGCTTTAGGTGCTATTTCTAAAGCTTCGGCAGCGTTATTGGAAGCTATTTTATCTTCACTTCTTAAAATATTACTTGCGTTTCCTACGGCTATTTTTTCACTTGTTGCAATCCCTCAAGATCAAGCGATAGATGCTGCTGATAAAGAAAGATTATACCTTTTAAATGCAAAAGCTAATCTTAAACGTATTATTAGTATAATAATACATTGGACTAACGGGTTTGATAGTAATAAATATTATAAGCAGATGATCAACGCAATACCTTATATAAATAAAGCTTTTGAATTATGTGAAGAGTTAATAATTGAATTAGAAGGATCACCAACTGAAGATGATAGTGAATTAAATTCACGTTTTAATGAAAGCAAATACAATTCATTAAGAGGCAATATATTACAAGCTATTGAAATAACTAAACCATCTTCTGTTATTGTTGAAAACAGCCGTATTACTCAAATCATAGAAAAGAAACGTGTTGATACTTATCAATCAGAAGCTAATGTTATTAATAATAAATATGCAATTAAAAAATCTGAATTAGTTGAATGGTATCATAATGAAACAGTTAAAAATACCCCTGAAAATGAAGATAAATGGGGAGAAAGATTAGGAGATTCTTTAAAGCTTGAAGGTATAAAATTAGAATATGCAACCAGGTTGAAGGCTTTAAATGTATCTAAAAAGGAAGAGCTTGCTATCGCTGAATTAAATTCCAGTTCACAAGGAATAATAGATAAAAGCGCATACGTCGAATCGGCATTAGGACTTGCAGCAAGGTTCCGTAATGATATGCAAGTTTTATCAAATGAACTCTTTCAATTTATTAAAAATATAAAAGACGCTTTTTTACAATATAAAAGATGTCAGGTAATGTGTAATACGATATATAATATAGAAGGTTTAATTAAAAAACTTATTGGTGAAATAATTAAACTATTAAAAAACGTTGGTAATGGTGCTTCCAGCGTAATAGTAAAGGTGCTTGAAACGTCATCTGCATTAATCAGTTTTACTCATGATAAGTTTGAAGACAATATAGATAGATATGAGGATTCTTCTAAAGATATTTCGACCAGTGAAATGTCTACAACTATCGTTACCGGTAACGGGGCTTTAATGTCCGCAAATAGTGCTTTATCTGCTTCGGTTACAGATAGTTTAATTCAACTTATAAATTCAGACGACACAATGGAAAATTCTGATGACAACTTTAGAGAGTTTATTAATAATATGGCAAATATTTCTGATTGGGATGGTAAATTAAATATTTGGTCTGTTGATCATTTAAACGCATCCGTATCTCCTTATTCTAAATTAATATCTGATTCTACGACAATGCTTGCTAAAATACCTAAATTAGCATTTTCTACGGATGAAGAGGATCGTTTAAAATTGCGTGGGACTATAACTGTTGTTAATAAATTATTTAAAGTATTGTTTGCCCATAACTCAGAGGTCAGTAGTGTCCTGTATTCTTATACACCATATAGAGCGTCTGAAACTGGTGATTTAAAAAAGATACTTGCAACAGCTAATCTTTTGGATCAATTTGCGCTTGGAATGAGTATAACTTCATTAATTACTGAATTAGCCATGATGAACGTTGAGTTTTCAATAGACGAGGCACTTCCTACGTTAAGTAATTGTCAGGCAGCTTATCCTGATCTGTATCAAGATGAAGGAATTCAGAAAGCAATAGCAATATTAAAAGGAAGTATTCCACCTGTGGATATAGATAAAAATATTCAAAATAAAAGAGAAGACAATCTCTTTGCGTTAAAAGATGCTCAACAAAAACTAAAAGCATTTGAGATTAATGTGCCTGAAGATGAAATGTACAACAGCGCTCTCGATAATTAATTAAAGAGTAATCAAGCTAATTATCGTTTCAAATATTATTTTGTATAAGAGGACGTATACATGGACATTGATTTTATAACAGATCTATCTTCAGATTTTAAGATTTCACTTAGTGACAATCCACAAGGTGTATCCGGTAATAGAGCTTTAGTCAATAGGTTTGAAATAACATTTTTTACAAAAAATAGACAATTTTTATTTAATGATGAAGATATAGTTGTAGATGAATATGGTGGTGATGCTGAGAAACTTATAAATAAACCTCGTGTATTAAATAATGTACAATCTATAGCGGCTGCTATGGATATAGTAGTTTCTCAAACAGTAAAAAGTATGAAGAACAATGAGCCTTCAAATATACCATCTACAGAAAAGATCGATAGTGCTAAAGTCATTGGAATAAATATTATTAGCGATACCGTGTACGGTACTGTTCAAATATTTCCAGTAGAAACTGAATCGTATGAAGATATTCTTTTTAATTTGCCAATTATTCGAAGGACGTAGTTATGTTTAATTTTTATGAGTTTATCAGAAAAAGATGGTCAGAAAATTCTGCCTCAAGTGGCCAAAAGGGAACTGTAGTCGATGAACTTGCTGTTAAACCTACAGGACTTGTTCTTTCTGATTTTTATAATTCTTTAGTATCTCAGCAAGCTATAAATAATATAACAAACTGGGAAACGATGACTGAAGATTCTATGGATTATTTTGGAAATAAATTCTTTTATCCTCGTATTGATGGTGATCAAGCTTTTGGTTTTATAAGGATTTATTTTGATAGTAAAAAGGATATACTTATTACTTCAGATAGTAGGGCGGTCTCTACGACTGGACTTAGATATTCCGCTATTCAACCAGGTACAATAAGTGGTAATTCATTTAAAATATCTGATGAGAGTTTTGCGTTATATTATGTGGACGTTCAAATATTAGCTGCATCTAAAGGTGATGCATATAATATAGATATTGGTGAAATAGTACAACTTGAGGCTGTTGATTTTACATATAAAGCAGTGACTAATGTTGAAGAAATATCATATGGAACTGTACATGAGACTAATGAAGAATATTTTAATAGATTGAAATATTCTATTTCAGATCGTAGTATGATGAATCATCGGAGTATATTTGCAAGACTTCCAGAGTTTTTTCCTGTAATACATTCTATTTATATAGCCGGTCCTGGCGATAGATATATGATCAGAGATCTGGTTAGCGCTGTCGATCCTACTGAACCTATACAAGAAACTGATTATCTTGGTAAGATAACTGGTGAAAATATTATAAAAAATATAGGTTTTTATCAGATTTTTCCACCAAAAGCTGGAACAGTATTAGCTGATACCTGGGGTCCTTTTACCATACCGACTAATTATCAATATCCATTGACTATCGAAGCGTCTGATATAACAAATGCAGATCCTGCTTTTCATGGATACGATTTAAGCCAGGAATGTTCTAACGATATGTATCAAGGTCTTTATTTTGATGATTTTAAAAATTATATGGAAATAAAAACTGAAGATCTATTTAATATCTTTGATGAAGATGTTGGTTTTACTGATGTTCTCATTCCAGATTCGGATTGGATATATGGAGCTCATGGGGCTTCGTCTGGAGATTTTGCGACATTATCAGATGGTGTTAAGCCTATTCAAGTTATGAATTTTAATAATAATCAAATAACTCTTGCTGGTGGTGATCTAAGTTCTATATCAATAAATAAAGATATAAAAAAACGTACTGGCATAAAACTTGAAGGTTCTTTTATATGGCCTGCATATGATCCAGATAATAACGATAAGACTGTAGATAGCAATTTACAGCTTATGGTAGGTGGTATAAATGAAACATTTGTTGAAGGATATACTGGTTTTGGTTTTGGTATAAGGCTTACTGGAGAATATAAAGAATCATTAGAAAGTGATCCTACAAAAATAGGACTACCTAATGCTATTATATATTTTGCTCATTCTGAAAAATATGGAGATGGGCAGATATTTGCTACTGATTCTGATATTTCCAGCCATATAGGTATAACTGATCTTGGGGCTTTAGCTGAAACCTCATGGAGATTAGAACCTGGTATTGAATATGAATTTGAATTTGTTCTTCATGATGAGGGAATAACTACAGATCCTGATCAACGTACTTTATATATGACATTATATCTTAAAAAGCTTAGTAATGATAACCCGCTTGATACTACAGGAGTCCTTGAAAATAAACTTCAATGGCAATTACCAGCAACTGTTCTTAATGCATTTAAACAAGAAGCATTTAACGCAGATTCTACTCATTATGGAACTATGATGAAAGTAACTTTAGATACTGAATCAATCGATCCTGATGATGCATGGTTAATAAATGATCTTAGGGCATTTGATATATCAGAACAACGTGCTACAGCTCTTTTAGCATTAGATGTAAAAGAACTGGAAAGCCCTGTATCGATCTATTTAAGAGGCTATGGTGAGTCTTCAGTAAGTGATTTGACCTCTAATGGGTATTTAGTATATATATGGGATAAGGAACGTACTACGGACGCTACAAGTGATACTGAGTTAACTGCTGGTGGTTGGACATTACTTGATGGTTTGTCTAATCCTGATGGATCTAAAGATGTATTATCTACATTACCTTCAGAATTGATCCAAAATATAGAAAGATATAAAGTGGATAATAAATATGGTACTAATGTGTTTTTATTAATCACTACAAGTGGAACTTCAAAATCACAATATAAGTTCTCAGGAGCAGTACTAAATGATATTCAAGCTGAACTTAGGGTAGATTATGCTAAGATTCAAAGCGAACTTTCAACAAAGTATCATGCTAATAATAAAGCTGATATTTATGTATCTACATTAAGAAACTCAAAAGACCCTGAACCTGTTACTGTTGTTCTTGAAAAACAAACTTTAGAGTCATATTTTGAAATGAATTCTGATAATTCAAATGTTCCTGTTGCAGAAATAGTATCAGTAGCAATAGGTTCAACAGAAGAAGAAACTCAGGTATTGGCCGAAACAGAGTATATAGTGTCATCTGGTAACTCTACTTTTATTGGATCTGCCCAGGAAGTGATTAAAATAACTTTAGATGGGTATGATTCAGATGTTATATCTGTAGAATACAGGCCTTATCCTCAAGTTCAAAATATACAAGAATTTTTTGACGGGCCTCAATATCAAAAGATATTTGGAGATATTTTAGTAAGACATCAATTTCCATGTGAATTATCTTTTCCTGTAGTATATACTGGCCCGATTGAAGAAGATCAAATGATCGAAGAGATCAAAGGTTATGTTGATTCAAATATAAATAGTATTTTTTCGGTTCGTGAGCTTATAAAATATTTATATGACAGCGGATTTGCAAATAGCATTCAAGAACCTATTAATGTAGAATATTCTAAATGGAATGATGAATTTAATAAAGATTATGGTGAATTTACTAATAATCTTGAAATCCGTACTGTAGATTTTTTTAAAATAGATGATCTAACGGTTAGTAAACTATAATTATTAATAGAAAGGCAGGGAAAAGATGGCTATAACGATACTAGTAAATGAACAGAGGGAAGAAATAATAACACCGGCTTATACATCAAGACCTCGTAATAAGACTATGAGAATAACTGTTAAAGATGGTGATACTGTTGAACAGATCGTAAAAGTCAATGGTAGTGAAGTAGAAGCATTAAAGCATGTTGTTGATGGTAAGTCAGTAGAAGGTAAGAAAATAACAGCATTAGGTACTTTAGATTTTGTAGATGAAAATGATGTTGATGCAGTATCTATAGAAGAAAAATAATTTAAGGAGTTATAGTGGCAGCGATTACTTGGGAAGGTGATGAAAGTACTAACTGGGAGACGGGTGGTAATTGGTCAGGTGGTGTTAAACCGACTAACGCTGATGACGTAACCTTAGATGGAACAGCAAGTGATAGTTGTGTATTAAATGCCGCTTCTGTTTGTAAAACCCTTACTATAACTAATGCTTATGCAGATAGCTTTGATACTAATGGTCAGCCTTTGACTGTTTCAGGATCATGTTCGTTGGAATCTGATGGTACAGGAGACCTTACTATTGATGCGTTAGTTACTGTTGATGCTGATGGTACGTTTAAAATAGGAACTTGGAATTCAGTTGATTGTTCAGCAGGAAGTTTAGACTTACAGGGTGACGGGGACTTTGATAATAGCTCAGGCGGAAATATTACATGGAAAAAAATCTCAGGTGCGGCTGCTGGTAAGAAAACTAATCAAACAGGATCAAATCATTGGTTATGCCAACAATATACTGGTGGAGCTGGTGAGCATGACGTTAATACAAAATATCTTTACGTTAACCCCACTGGTGCTAATGATATTGTTTTGCATGCAGATCATAATTTTACTGGAACAGGCCGTTTGTTTATAAAAATAAACGCTGCAATAACTTTATTGTTACCTAAAATCAACGCTACCTTTCGTTTAGTAATGGGTCAAAATAATGATAATGTATGTGGAATACAATGTCAAGGGAATATTTTTTCCGGACAACTGATTATTTTAAAAGAACAAGCTTCTAATTTTACCGTTGATTTTAATAACCAAAATGTAACTGCGTCAAATCTTTATTTTGGAAATCAAAATGTTGGTGGTACTTTCACTTTTAATTGGGGTGATGGTACACATGATTTTAGCAGTTTTATAGAAAGTACAACATATAACGCAGGTGTAACTACTTGTAATTTTGAAGGCTCAACAATTACTTGTGCAGGAGATTTAGCCCTGGGAACTAATACTACCCCCGATGCTGGAACTTCATCATTTACGTTTGATGGAGGAGCTCAACTGGTTACTCTTGAGGGGCAGTCTTTATATACAGTAATCCAAGATAATACTTCTTTAACTCTGCAGGATGCTTTTGCTTGTAATTCTTTAACAGTTAATGGCAGCAGTGATCTTGATTTTAATAGCCAAACAGTAAATTGTGCAGCAGGATTTGTTTGGAATTCTTCAGGAGTGCTTACGGCGGATGCAGCATTAACTTTGTCTGGAAACAGTGACCTTACTGCTGATGGCGAAACTTTAAGTAGATTAATTATAACTAACAATCCTACCATTACGTGGAACGCAGCAGGGACGATAGCTGTAACTAATTATACTAATGGAGATTGGGATGGGGCAACCTTTGTTTCATCAACTCCAGATACTGCCTATACAATAACTAACCCGGCTGCAATGGCTGTTAGTGATATGACTGTCACTGATTCAACGGCGACAGAACGAATAGATGCTACAGATAATTGTGTAGATGGTGGTGGAAATACATTATGGGATTTTGATGTATCAAGTTCTTCTAGTTCTTTAAATAGTTCTTCAAGTTCTTATAGTTCTTCAAGTTCTTATAGTTCTTCTAGTTCTGAAAGTTCTTCAAGCTCATTGGGACATTCTAGTTCTTCTAGCTCTTCAAGCTCTTCAAGTTCTCAGAGTTCTTCAAGTAGCTCTCAAAGTTCCCCAAGCTCTTCAAGTTCTCAAAGCTCTTCAAGTTCAGAAGGTTTTTGTCCTCGTCAATTTGGTGGTAATTGGCAACGTAAGATCTGGTACGATGGAACTTTTACATGGAGAGGTAGATTAGATAGGGTTAATGATAGATTAATGTTTGAATATACAGATGATTATGAAGCAGATAATTGGATTGAAAATGTAAATGCCAGGATAGATGCTTCTGGATTTTCAGGTGTAGATGCGGATTTTACAGTAAGAGGTAATACTGCTGGTGGTGGTTTGCCTACAACTATTCATTACGGCACTGGCCATCGTACTTATATAGCAGAAAGCGATGAAGCTACAGCAGTTGGTTGGGCATGGGAAAATACTACTGTTGTATTTGATGCTGAAGAATCTTCTAGTTCCAGTTATTATTCTGAAAGTAATAGTAACCCTGGCGATACATATCAAAGGGTTAATTTAGCGGCTAATAGAGACACAGGGGCAGTTAAACTTTGGGCTACTGCCGTTTATGATGATGGAACTAATATATGGGTAAAAGCTAAAAAACAAACGGCTTCTTTAGATATAACTGGATGGAATGCTTCTGTAGATGTCAGTGATAATACAAACACTTCAATGATATATGGTCAATCTGTAAGATCTATTGGCGAAGGTGGTGCACTTAAAAAGGATATGATATTTGGTTGGAAAGAAGGTGACGCTTTATATTCAAGATTTAGTGATAACGATGCTTTTGAAGCTATTCAAACAATAGACCTAACAGTATTTTCAGGCAAATCGGCATTTGATTTTGAACATGGTTTAATTGGGGACGTCAAACTTATTCAAATTATATATGCGGATGCTGATGAAACAGTAAAATGGAAAAAAAGAGGAGACGGAGATGCTGATGCCTGGTCAGCAGCTTTAACTTTATGTGATGATTGTGAAGGCACAAAAGGATTAGCAATAGTAGAACATGGTGATGCTCATTTTGATATGTTATGGAGTGAAAATGATGTAATTGAATATCGACAATATGATTGGATTGAAGATACCTGGTCTCCAATTTTAGCAAATGACCCATATATATTTGATACATCTACTGAAGCAGTAGTTAATACTACAACAGTATCTCAAGTTCAAACTGCTGATTATATGTCAGCTGGTACAAATGCTATTACATGTTGGATAGGTCAAATAGGAGATGTATATTGTCAAATTGGTTGGGGAGTTTTTGAAGAGGCTGTATCTTCAAGTTCAAGTTTAAGTTCTTCCAGTTCTTTAAATTCTTCAAGCTCTTCAAGTTCTTCCAGTTCTTCTAATTCTTCAAGTTCTCAGAGTTCTTCAAGTTCTCAAAGTTCTTCCAGCTCTGAGAGTTCTTCAAGTTCTTTAAATAGTTCTTCCAGTTCCGAGAGTTCTTCAAGCTCTTTAAGTTCTTCAAGTTCTCAGAGCTCTTCAAGTACCTCTTCGAGTTCTCAAAGTTCCTCTAGTTCTCAAAGCTCTTCAAGCACTTCTTCAAGTTCTCAGAGTTCTTCAAGCCTTTCCAGCTCTTCAAGTTCTCAAAGCTCTTCAAGCTCTCAAAGTTCTTCAAGTTCAAAGAGTTCTTCAAGTTCTTTAAATAGCTCTTCAAGCTCTAACAGTTCTTCAAGCTCTCAAAGCTCTTCAAGCTCTGAGAGTTCTTCAAGTTCTTTAAATAGCTCTTCAAGTTCTAAAAGTTCTTCTAGTTCTTTTAGTTCTTCCAGTTCTCATTCTTCAAGTTCAAGCTCATCTAGCTCTCAGAGTTCTTCAAGTCCATCCAGTTCTCAAAGCTCTTCGAGTTCTTCAAGTCTTTCTAGTTCCTCAAGTTCTCAGAGTTCTTCAAGCTCTCAGAGTTCTTCGAGCTCTTCAAGTCTTTCTAGTTCCTCAAGTTCTTTAAGCTCTGAGAGTTCATCCAGTTCTCAAAGTTCTTCGAGTTCTTCTAGTTTTTCAAGTTCTTCAAGTTCTTCAAGTTCTTCAAGTTCTCAAAGTTCTTCAAGCTCTTCAAGTTTTTCAAGTTCAAGTTCTCAATCTTCTAGTTCTCAGAGTTCTTCCAGTTCAAGTTCTTCAAGTTCTAGTTATTCCAGTTCAAGTTCTTCAAGTTTAAACTCCTCAAGTTCGTCAAGTTCTTCAAGTTCGAGTAGTTCTGGATTTGATCCTAATGCACCAATTAGGCCAGATCCTCAAGAAGTTATAGACATTGAACCATGCCAGGAAGACGAAATAGTTACAGAAGGATTTTGGGATTATTTGACTACATTTTGGAATTATCTTGATAATTATAGTCGTGATCTTTTTGAAACATATTGGGACGGACTTGTTAAAGCTGGTGGTTCAATGGTTAAAAAAGCTACTAGATTTTTTAATGCAACTGCTCCTGAAAATTCCGATACTTGCATTTTAGAGTCTTATTACGATTTACAGGTAGGACCATTATATTCAAAACCTTTAAATTTAGATCCTACTTTAATTGAACCGACATATAACATAGATCCAATAGGGACTTTGATCGTAGAACCTACATATTCAAATAATGAACCTGTTTATAGAGATCTTATAGAGATCTCGGCAGTTGATTATTATGCTATAAGAGAAGTCGGTCTTGAATGTTATGTAGTTATTACTGATGATAATAATGAATTACCTGTTAAATATTTTAAAATTAATAATTTACTTTCATCGGAAGAGTCTAATGATAGGGCAGCTTTTGCAATTGCTAATGAAGATATCAATACAGATGCTACCAGACTATTAGTCGGCAGGATAGGCATAACAAGTATTAGAGCTTCTCTTGATGTAACTGAATATACAGTTGAATTTAAATCTGGAACTTTAAAAGTAAATTGGGATAATGTTCATGGAACTCTTATAATAGCTTCTTCAGATACAGATACTATTGATGATATAATAAATATCACTCCATCTGGAACTCCATGGGGTACGCTTACAAATATGTCACCAAAAAATAAAGTTCAAGCACCAGTATTTGATACAATAGAATTTGACTTATTACCAGGTTATTCTCAAGCAGAGCCTGCAAATGATAGGTATTATCCTAAATTAGGCAAAGTATGGCAATGGTATGATGGTTATTCTTCTAACGATGGAACAATAGGAGATTTAAGCTTTGGAAGATGGATTGATTCTTTTTCAAAATATAAATATATGATAGAAGTAAAAGGAAGTCTGACATATCTTGGTATAAATTCTTTTTCAATATATTTAACAACGGGACGCGCTTATGACATTGACAAAGAAGTCTTGAGTTTAGATATATTACAAAATCATATTGTCCCTGGTGATGGAACTGTATTTACTAATAATATAGATTTTACTTTTTATAATCATATAGTTGAGTTTAATACTGATCCTTTTGAATCAAATCAAATTAAATTTAATGATTTTTTATATGGATATCAGGTTCCTGTTATAGAAAAAAACTTATATGATATGTATGGAACTTTAGTTGGAATATCAGATTGGACAGAATATAATTATAATAATTGGTCTGGGAAAGCAGCTATTAATGCATTATTAAAATCATTGCAGGAAGTTAGTAATAGTACCGAATACGAAAGAGCTTTAAATGTTTATTATGGACTTCCTATTTCACCTGAAGATGGAAATATAGTAGGTTTGTATGAATCTTACGAATATGAAGTAACTGATATCAGTATTAATAAAATTACTTTAAGTATTCCTACAGATGGGCTTCCAGATGAAGACGATCTAAGTAAGTTAATACAACCTGGTACATGGCTTATGTGTGAAGGTAAAAAAGAAGTTATAGTCTCTACTATTAATAATAGAGAACTTGGCATCATTACATTAGAAGACGCATCTACTTTAGAGGTCGGTGATAAACTTCATATAAAACTTGTAAATAAATATATGATTAAAAGGCTTGTAGGAGAAAATAAAACTTTAGGAACACCTGGATATATAGATATATACTCATTTGAAGATGAAGGTGGAATAAGTAATTTAATCGATATTACTCAAACTATATCAGATGGTAAAAGATATCCTGAAATCATAGTATATGGTACTAAAGATCTTACCGAGGATTATGATGGAACATATCATATAACAAATGCAACTTTAATTAATACAACTGGTAATACCAGAGAGATTCAACTTACTGTTTATTTTAAAGACGAAGCTGAAGAACCATTGTATAATGATTATATAGGTTCTAATTCAGGAATATTAGATAGTGGATATGTTCATATTTCCTGGCCTACTCATAAGTTTTTATACCTACTTCTTAATAGAGAAAAGTATTTTAAAGCATATATAGACGCTCCGATAGATACGATTTATAGCACTGGTGATGAAATAGAGAAATATGCTATAATAGCAAGAAACGCATCTATTGTAAATAGCACTATATTTCCTGGTTGGAATCAATTTAATTTATTTAGGAAGCAAAATGGTATAAATGTTGAGTCTGATATATTACAATTGATTAGTTCTATGCCTAACGCTGAATTTGGTAAATATTTTCCAACTGATGCTGTATCTGTTTAAAGAGGATTAAAAAATGAAAATACCAGATAGTTTAAGAGCAGCTATGCTTAATGTTATTAAAAATGATATATTAGCCGGTACAAAAAAAATACAATTTTATGATGATTCTGCCGTAAAGTTAGCTGAATTTGATTTTTTAGCTATAGATACTTTTACTGCTGAACAAACATATCTATTAATTAAAAGATTAACGACTTCAACTAATTCAGATCTTATAAGCGCCGTAGATACGAGTGGTACTGTAACTAATTTTATAATACCTACAAATGCTTATGGTAATATAACAGGTACAGTAGGTGCTATCGGTACATCGACCGATATTCAATTTACAAGTACTACTTGGGTCGCTGATGCCGTTATTAGGATTAGTAATATTAAAATGATTCTTGAACAAGGATCGTGAAATTAGGAGTGAATTATGCAAACGTCTGTCAAAACTACTATTTTAGACAACTCTATTAGTGGAGATAAAATTCATGGTGGTGAATTAAGTGGAGGTGGAGTAGCGCCAGGTGTTACTGTGCTTGATCTTGACGACAAATCAATTGCTGTTACTGGTGGTTCTGTAGATGCAGTAGCATTAGGATGGACTTCGGCGTGTGTAAATCCGTTTTTTTCTGGTGGTATATTTCTTAATGATAGCGTTGGGTATGGTGCTTTGTATATACGCTATAATCTTGTAACTAGCGCTAAAATAGGCCAAAGTCTTGGATATGGGTATTTAGACTTAGGTATGCCTATGGTTGGCACAAGGATTTATCTTGATGCTAATAGCAGTAATAATAGTTATATAAATGTTAGCAAGTTAATTGTAGGCGGGACCACACAATATCATGCTGATACAAAACTAGATGTTAAAGGTAATTTCGGTGTTGGTGGAATCATAATGGCTGACGGGCTTAACTTATATGCCGCTACATTTATCAGGCTTTCAAATGCGGCAGAATTTGCCGATCCTTTAAACCCAGGAAGTTATGTTAATCTTCAAACTTTTTATACTGATTTTATAGCAGTAGAAACCGATATGAACCTTATTGATTCAAATGTACTTACTTCGTTACAGTCTTTTGGAACTAGTGGAAATCCTATAGATCAACTATCTAAAATGGGAGGTTCTTTAAGTATTCCATTAGCTAATTGGGGATATTTGGCTGGACTGGATCAACCCTTAGCTAAAGCGTCTAATCCAACATTTGGTGGCAACCAAATCTCTCATGTAGCTCGTATGGCATATACTAGAGGTTATATAGATGGGTTTATAACAAGATCAAGCAGCGTAAGTACTAAAAGAATAGATATTTATGCTGGAGAATGCGTTTTTGATCTTGGCGGTCAGACTTATGATAAAGGTGTATTAACTGCTATAAAAACAAAAGCATGTATTAATGCCGCAGAAACTGGGTGGGAAAATTGGGTAGATGGTTGGTCTAATGGTGGCATGGCAGTGGGTGCTGACGCTATAGCGGAACATAGAACTGTGCATATCTTTATGTTGTTTAATCCAACAACACAAGCTGTAAACGCTGGATTTGATACAGATGAAACTGGAATTAATCTATGTAATGTGGGGACAGTTGCGTATGTAGCTGGATACACTAAGTGCAGACGTATAGGCTCGTTTACTATAGCTAATGCTGCTGCACCTTTTGAAGTGCGTCCTTATTATCAAGTTGGTGATAAGTTCTTTTTAGCTTCTTCAGAAATGAGTACTCTTATTAATATGACATCGGCCTATACTGGGATTCGCTTAATAGGAGTGCCGATTGTAAGTGGTATTATATTAGATTTATATACGTTCCTTTATAACACATTTGGAACTTCTACAGATGCGTCTTTAACTTTTGCTAACAATACTACTTCTCCTAATTATGAGACTGAATATCCTATATCTGGTTCGCCAAAAGTTGTAGAGTTCGGATTTTCAGTAAAAGTAGGCATTAATAGCTCTGGGCAGTTTGCGGTAAAGCAAAACGCATCAGCTAGTCCTTTTAACGCAAAATTTACTTTACAATCATGGACAGATTTACGTGGTAAAGATTTATAACAAATAATGGAGATTTTTTTATGAAACAACCTCAAGTAGTAAACTTATTAGACGATACGGTAATTGCCATTAGTGGTGATAGCGTAATTGATGATAGCGATCAGCTTCCTCTTGGATCTGATCATAGTGTAACTAATATTACTGTAAAAGTCGCGTTACTTAGTCTTAAATCTGGCGGTTCAATGTCAACTTTAACAAATGTTGCAATGACATATGATGGATTAACTGATTTTTGGGTTATTCAAATAGCAGATTTAGTAAGTACTTTACCAGGTTTTAGTACAGATAGGATTAAATATACAGGTAAAATTAGCGAACCTTCTGGAACAAATGATATGAGAGATTTTAAATTAGAAGAGTTTTCTGTAGATAATGATTCATTTGAAGCGTCTTGGATGAGACTTCCTTATGAGGTAGTAGTAAGTGGTGGACAAGCATGGATGATCTGGTATGAGGATGGTTATATAGGGGTTGCAGGAAGAGAAAAATATAAAGCTCCTGCATATGAAGGTGGAACTGGGACCACTTATGCTACTGATCCAGCCAGGATAACTCATCGTGGCGCTATAGTAGATTACTAAAATAGGATACTTAAATGATTCTAGGGTATACTCATAGTTTAGTTAATCCGGCAGCTGGAGCTGCAGCCTTTGATTTTGGAACAAAAGCTGTAAGCGAGTATATGGCCTTTTCTGTAGGAACACAATCTACAGACACTAATGGATATTTAAGGTTGGATCATGACGATTCAATGCCTAATATTAATATAGTAAATAGTGAAATAACTTTTAGTGTCCCTCAAGATAATTATTATGTTGGAATCGGCGATGAACTAACTATTACTGACGGTACTACCGTTCAAATAATGTATCTTATCGAAAAAATAACGCCATGGAAGTGGAAAGTAAAAGATAAAAAAGGCTTACCAATAAACGATATATCAAGCCTATCTGGATATTATGCAACTGATTTAAATAAAACGTTTAATCATATAAGAAAAGCTGTTGGGACAAATGGAGCTTCTTATAAATTAGAAACTTCTGATTTAGTAGATAAAGAATTAATACTTAAAATCGTATGTTATGAAATGACAGATACTCGTAATTTTACAATAGATGATAATTGGACTACAAGCGAAGAATATTATATACATATATTAGTCCCAAATAATACATCAAAAGATTGTAATTCTACGCAACGTCATAATGGAGTGTATGGTGATGGTTTTAAACTTGTTGTAGGGGCTGCTACTGCAATTGCTAATAATACAGCCGGAACGATAATTGAAGGATTACAGATATATGGATCTGGAGATTATGGAATTAGGCTTAATATAGATGAAGATGTAAAGATTCTTAATAATATTATTCATGGATTTGATCGTGGTATAAGTTCTGAAGTCGCAGAGTCTTCAAGTTCTCATTCTTCAAGTTCTTTAAATTCTTCAAGTTCCAGTAATTCTAGTTCTAGCTCTTTAAATTCTTCTAGCTCAAGCCTTTCAAGTTCTTCGAGTCCTTCAAGTTCCTCAAGCCTTTTAAGCTCTTCAAGTTCTTCAAGTTCACCTAGCTCTTCAAGTTCTTCGAGTTCTTCAAATTCTTCAAGTTCTTCAAATTCTTCAAGTTCTTCTGAATCTTCAAGTTCTTCAAGTTCTTCAAGTTCTTCAAGTTCTTCAAATTCTTCAAGTTCTTCTGAATCTTCGAGTTCTTTAAGTATTTCAAGCTCTTCAAGTTCTTCTAGCTCTAATTCCCATAGTTCTAGTAGTTCAAGCCCTTCCAGCTCTTCAAACTCTAGTAGCTCGGAATCTTCAAGCTCTTATGAATCAAGTTCCAATACTATTATAGCCTGGAATACAATATACGACTGTTTAAATATAGGTATATATATAGGGACGTCTTTGATATATAATAATACAATTCAAAATTGTCCTATTGGATATCAAATACATTCTCATAATTCAGAATTAGTTAATAATATAGGACAAGATTGTCTTACTAATGTATTTGATATAGGATCATATACATCTACTCTTGAAAATTGTATAAGTGATGATGCGACTGCTATTGGAATTAATTGTTTTATTAATACAACCATATCATTTACAGATAAAACTAATAATAATTTTAAATTAGATAATAATTGCAATGTGGCAATAGATAAGGGAAAAGACCTTTCTAATGATTTTGATTATTTATTCAAAGAAGATAATAGCGGAGAGATTCCTGATAACACTTGGAGCATAGGTTCTTTTCATTATACAAGAAATATAACCTTTTCAGTAGGAGATCTTGCATTAGATTTAAAGAGCGGTGGAAACGCTACTATATCTAATGGGATTATTACTTTTTCTGTTCCACAAGTAGACACAGGACTATGCGTAGGTTGTAAAATAACTTTAGCAGCAGTTTCTGAAGATGTCTACCTGGAAGAAAAAATAGACACATCTAATTGGAAGGTAAATAATGGAGTTGGAAGCCCTTCTTCCGATCAAGCAGTTCCAAAAGTAGTAAATAGTATAAAATATGCAATAGCAAATTTATTAACTGGATTAGAAGATGACGGTTCTGGACACTGTGCTATTATTACACTTACAGGACATTATTATTTATCTTCGTCAGATTTAAAAATACAATTAGCTTGTGCTGAAGGGGCTTCAGTTGCTACTGTCACGGAAGACCTTCGTACAGATAGAACCAGATATGTTAAAATATTTACACCATATAATACTACAACTCAATGCAATGCTACAATGCGACATAGTGGTATTTGGGATGATGATTTATTTAATTCATATCAGATTAGTGTTTCTATGGATAATTTTGTTATTGAAGGACTTCAAATAGATGGCGCTAGTCCGAGTAGTTATGGGATATATGCAATTGCCGGTAAAGATATTATTATTAAAAATAATATTATAAAAGACGCAGTAATAGCTGGTATTCGTTTTGATGACAATGATTCTGCAGGTAAAAATGTTATAATAAATAATATTATATATGATAATCAAGGTGATGGCATTAATATTATTCATAATTTTGGAATTGCAGCTATGGGTACTATGGGAGAACCTAGCGAATTAAGTTCTTCAAGTTCTGAGACATCAGCTCAATCTTCAAGCTCAAGTAGTAGTTCAAACTCAAGTAGTAGTTCAAGTTCTTCTATTCTTTCAAGCAGTTCAAGTTCTTCAAGTTCTTCAAATTCCAGTAGTAGTTCAAGCGGTTCAAGTTCTAGTAGTTCTAGTAATAGTTCAAGTAGTTCTTTAAATTCTTTAAGTTCAAGTAATAGTTCAAGCAGTTCTCTTAATTCATCAAGTTCAAGTAATAGTTCAAGTTCAAGTAATAGTTCAAGTAGTAATTCCAGTTCATCTAAAAATTCCAGCAGCTCAAGTTCATCTAATAGTTCAAGTTCAGTTAGTTATAATGAATGGAGATTAACTGCACTGTATAAATCTGCGCTTCCTAACGATTATAGTATAAGTGTTATATCAGGATCGTCACCAGAAATTAATTGGAATTCAAATTCCCTTCAAATAATATCTGATGGAAGAACTCCACAAAGTATTATTGATAACGCTACAGTTAATGGCGAACCATGGGGAACAATAGAAGCTATAGATAATACTACTAATATACAATTATTTAGTAGTACTTTATTTAGTGACTTTAATAATTTTCGAGCTGGATCATACGGTTCAATTGATTCTCATTTTTATATATATAATAATACAGTTATTGGATGTGATAACGGTATAAATATGGAATCTTTTCCAGAAAGAGCTTATACCAATCATATTGAAGTAAAAAATAATTATTGTGCAGATTCTACAGAATATGATTATAAATCTAATTTAGTTAATCCTGCAACAATCAATATAGAATCTTCATGGTCTTCAGATGATACGTTATCAAAAAATTTTAATGGATCTTGGAATGATATTAATAAAATTTTAAGATTTAGAGATTTGCCTTTAAAAGATTTTCATATTATACTCGCCGATTCTCTTAGTATGAATAGAGTTTTAAATCTTTCGGCAGATATATACTATAGTTTTGATTTTGATATAGATGATGAGTCCAGGTTATCTAAAAAATGGGATCTAGGAGCTGATAACTATTCCGCATTAAGCGGTAAAGAAGCTGCATTTTCTATAGGATCTGATTCTACTAATCTTGATGAAAATCCTTCTGGTAGACGGTTTACAGTAAAAGATAGTATAGTAATTTTTAATGAATCTTCATTAGGAGATAAGGTCGGAGTTGGTGATAAGATAACATATAATTTTGATTTTTTAAGTTCTTCAAGTTCTTTAAATTCTTCAAGTTCTTCAAGTTCTTCAAATTCTTCAAGCTCTAATAATTCAGAGTCTTCAAATATTTATAGTTCAAGCAGTTCGCTTTCAAGCAGTTCAAATTCAAGCTCTTCAAGTCTTTCAAGTGCTTCTAGTTCTTCGAATTCTTCGAGTTCTTCCAGTAATTCTTCAAGTTCTTTAAGTTCTTCAGGATCTTTAAGTTCCTCAAGTTCTGAAAATAGTTCAAGCTCTGAAAGTTCTTCGAGTCTTGAAAGTTCTGAAAGTTCCAGTAGTGTAGGAACTGGTAGTTTTTATTTAGTAGAAAAAGGTACTGATTATAAATGGAAAGTTGCTGATAATACAGGTAATGATATTTCAGATATAGACACATTAGCCAATGTAAATCATATTAAAAGGGTAGCCTCCAGTCTTAACTCAGGAATGAATTTATCCGCTGGTTCCATACAAAATATTATAGGAAGCCAGGATTTAACAGCTGCTTTAATAAATATAGCCAGATTAAGTATTTACTGTTATACTGATACAGGAGCAGATCTAGGTAATGTTGAAATTAAAAATTGGACTACTGATACAAATCATAAGATAAAAATTGAAGCTCCGTATGATACTTATTCTCAGTGCAATTACAGCCAAAAACATGCTGGAATATGGAGTTCTTTAGCTTTTAGAATAGAACCTACTGGAAGCGTAGCCGTAGTAGTAACTAATTCTTATGTATCTATTATAGGTATGCAGGTAGTACCAAACGACTCTACTGCAGATAACGGTATTATTATAGATGGTGGTTATTCAAATATTATTATAAGAAATAATATTATTAAAGAGGCTTTTATTGGAATAGCGCACACTACTAATGTAAATAATGCTTTTGTTATCTCTAATACGGTTTACGATACAGATGATCATGGTATAGAAATAAAAAAAGGATATGGATTTAATAATACAGTTATTGGTTCGGGAAATATAGGAATTCAAACACCAGCTGCAGCAATTGATTTAATAAATTGTTTAGTTCAAGATTCTACTACAACAGATTTTGGTGCGTCTACTTCAATATCTACTTGTATAAGCAGCGATGCAAGCGCTGGTATACTAAATGGATGCAAATCTAATGTAACTGCTGTATTTGCAGATAAAACTAATAAAGATTTTCATTTAGCTCGATCAGATATACAAGCGTTAGGAATTGGAACAGATTTATCAACTAATTCAAATTATGCTTTTGGATACGATATAGATAATGAGCTTATAGACGATCCCTGGGATATAGGGTCTGATTTTAAATCTATTTCAACTATAGATCTATATTTTTCAATAAGTAGAAATTCTACAGCTGATTTAAAATCTGGAACAACCCCAAAAATAGATATATCAAATGGAATTGCTTATTTTACAGAAGATGGTGAAGAACTGCCTCAAGATGATATTGGTTTAGGCGTTGGCAACGTAGTTACCTATGATACTACATTAAAATGTTATTTATATCGTAAGATAACCAGTTCTTCCTGGGAAGTTAGAACTAAATATGGAGAAACACCAGACGCAACTGCAGCCCCAGTTGCTTTAAATTCTATAAAACATGTTTTTAATGTAGAAATGCGTTATGTATTAGATTCCAGTGCAAATAGTTTAAGAGTCTTTTTAGGTGACGCTTCTAACCCATTCGATAATTTATCTGCTGCAAAATATAGAGTATTTATTCCGACTTATCGTAATACTTTTTATAATTTATTATCAGTTACTATTTCGGGCTTCACTACTGATCAATATAATTATTTACATGTATTTACTCCGGTTGATATTAATTCATATTGTAATACCTCTCAAAGGCATCCAGGGCAGTACATATCTTCTGCCACCGCTAGTCAAGCTAGAATAGATGTATCAAGCGGTACTCCTGGTCAGGCTGTTAATATAGCAGATGATTATATAAAATTTGAAGGTTTAGAAGTAGTAGGTGGTGCTCCAAATAATGGATTTTTATTAAGTGCAAATTATTGTGTAATTATAAATAATTTAATAGTAGATTGTAAAAGAGGGATGGAATTAAGCTCATCCTATAATATTATAATAAATAATATTATTAATAATACGAGCTCTCACGGCATTAATTCTGTTGGTAATAATATTTTTTATAATAATACTGTATATGGATGCACTGTATTTGGCTTTGTCAACCCATCAACTGATACTATTATTAATTGTATTACTCAAGATTGTGGGGCAGGTTTTGCTAATAAAACAACTATTGAATCTTGTGTTTCAGAAGACTTAACGGCTGGTAGTAAACGTAATAATTTATCAAGTGTATCTTTAAGTTGGTCTGGCACTTATCCAGATTTTGAACCAATTAAAACCGATGTGGATGTAAGAGGAAATGCTCAAGTCTTTTTAAATAATGCATATTGGGATTTTTTATTAGATTCTGTTGGATATATTCGTGGACGCTTATGGGATAGAGGAGCTGTTGAATATAAAACCGTTAAAAAAGTTGTATATGCAGTAGGCACAGACCCTTCAAATTTAATAACAAGCGTTGAAACATTACAATGTTCAGTTGCACAAACTGATGGAAGAAGCATTATAACATTTTCTGAAAATCAAATTGATATTAGATTAGGAATAGGATGTGTTGTTCAGGTATTAGATCCTTTAGTTTTTCCTGATGGATGTTTATTGCTTGAAAAAATAAGTACAAGTCAATGGTATGTGACCACTTATAAAGGTGAGATGGTTTCAGTTACAAATGATAAAAATGTGTATTATATTACAAGACCGTTTTCATATTTAAAGTTTGCTTTAACTCAAATCTTTTCATTAGCATACGGGTATTTAGATGCTACTAATTTAGTAAGCGAAGAGGTTCAGGTAAGTATAGCCTGTTATGATGATTCAAAAAATTATTCCGCTGATATATATAGAGTGGATATTCCTGTCATATATTCTGATTGTGATTATTTTTTAAGAATATTTACACCTACTAATGCTAATACAGAATGTAATAAAACACAAAGACATTATGGTAAATATTTAGAAACTGGATATAGAATTGATCCAATATACGATACAGTATCTTCATATCAAGATACTATTCGAGGAATAACATGTCATTATTTAGAAATTGAAGGCTTACAGCTTACGTCTTCATTTGAGCTTTCAGATGGTATAAACTTAACCAGATCTAAAAATATTTATATAAATAGTAATATTATTAAAGGATGTGTAGGACATGGAATTAAAATTTTTCCTTCTTCATTACTTTTGAATATTACTAACGATGTTATTGTAAATAATTTAATATATGAGTGTTGGAAAGATGGTATTAATTATGGTGCTGATTATTTGGCTTTAGGTGCAATTGCTTATGTTTATAATAATACTATAGTTGATTGTTATCGTGGTATAGTATTAATTAAAGATGATTCGATACCTGGCAATTCATTAATAGGTAGAAATAATATATGTCAAAATCCAAATGGTTATGACTATGCTGTAGATTTATTTTCTGCTGGAGGTCAATTTAATTTATATAATAATATCAGTATAGATGATTCTCTTGTTAATTATTTAGACTTATTTAATCAACCTGATATTTATATTAATTTTAGAAATAAAACAGAAGAAATTTTTGATCTTAACAGTACGGATGTAGCTGCTGTTGGAAACGCAACGCCATTGTTTGATGATACAATATCACCGTTTGGTGTTGATATTGCAGGACGTCCAAGAAGTGAAGATAATTGGGAAATAGGGGCGTTTGAAATAACTGATATAAATTGTGATGAAGCGAATTTAATAATAAATTCAGTTAAACTTGAATCAATAGGAACATATACAACAGATCCTGTTATTGAAACACTCTACCTTAGAGATGCTGTTGGCGTTGATCCTGATTATAAACCTGGAATAGATCATGGGGTTCAATTTAAAGCAATATCTGAAATTAATACGTATATTGCGGCAACGCCAGGACAAGACGCTTTTGACCTTATTATATATGTTCAAGGCGGGACTTCTCATGAGGGAACTTTTGAATTAGATGATCGTGGAACCCGTACTGTTCTTATAGAAGCAGATCCTGATGATTATTCTTTAGGTATTCCAACTTTAATTTCTCCTGATAGTGATGCGTTAATTGATGACGCATCAGTTCAAGATGAGATTACTTTTGAAAATTTAAAACTTAGAAATGTTAATATAGCAGAAGGGGTTGTTGGCACGGTACAAGACCTTCTCGTTAATAGCACTACAAGTACTACTAATATTATTTTAATTAATTCTATAGCTCAAATAGATGGAAATAAATTAATTAACGGGGCAGACAGATGCGATATTGATGTTCTTAATTCTATACTTATATATAGGAATTCTAATAATAGTTCAACGTTGTATTTAACAAATTAATTGTAAATTGAAAGTAAATTAAAATATGGCTAATTATTATGTAGATTTCAGTTCTGGCAAACCTGGATGCGCCAATATAGTTATCATTAATAAATAGGCTATATTAGATATTATAATAAAGATTTGGGATCAGTTGAGTTAAATTAAGGTGAGATTAAAATGCCAATATCACAAGGAAGTTTTGAAATTGGAATTGATGGTGATTACGATAATTGGTATTTGTGGGCAGACGCTTTAGATGCTGGTTTAACAGACGATATGTCTGTTACAGCTATTTCTGCGTTCAATTCGCCAACAAGAGCCCAGATAGATACGTTAAATTTAAACGGCCATACATTAACTATTGATGGTGCAGGATTTTTAACTACAGCAATATCTTCAGATGCTGCAAAAACTTGTATAGAAATTTATAATATAACAGGCTTAGGAACTGTTAATGTTAAAAATCTTAATATGATAGCTACTTGTGATGCTACAACATCTCCAGATACTTGGTTTGAAGCTCTTCTAACTATTAGTGTTCTTGGAAATGTTGATCAAATATATAATATTCAAGATTGTAAATTTAATTGCAATAATTATAAAATGATTGGTATTACTATTAATGCAGAACCAACATTTCCTTATATTAATATTAGTAATGTTATTGCTATTAATAGTAGTGATAGACATGGATTTTATATATACGGGAGTAGTGATAATCTTATTATAGAAAATTGTAATGCTATTAATAATGGTGGCAGTAATTTTTACAAGGATCTCGCAGGTACATTTAAAGCATGTATTTTAAGAAATTGCACAGCTTATAATGGTTCAGGTTATGTTAATTTTAATTTTGGTCATGCTACATTAATTAAATGTGCATCTTCTGACACTTCTGGTTCTGAGACAATTCTTAGAAACAGATCATTTAATAATGATTTTATTGATGATATTGACTATTTACCTAATGAAACCGGTATATTAATTAATAATGGTGTAAATCCAATTATACCGGGACATACAAAATATTATAACGATGTTGTAATCGTTAATGGTGAAGTTGATATTGGCGCAAATGGAGTGGATAAAATGAGTTCAAGTTCTAGCTCGTCTGGTGGCATTTTAAGTACTATTAAAAACTCTATTATTATATCATATAATAATAATGATATTGATTTTTCAATAGGAAGCGCAAGCGATTTAATTAATAATTGTCTTTCTTATAATTATGGTGCTGGAGATCTTGATCTGTCTGCAACGAGTAAGATTGATTGTATAGAAAATGAAGGCCCTCAGTTTGTTGAAGTGTCAATTGATGAAAGGCTTTTTAATATTGATCTATTAATGAGTTATGATTTTGTCCCAAAGATTACATCTCCAATCGTTAATAATGGTGACAATTCATTTATGAGCGGAATAGATGTTGATATTATTGGTAATAATAGAATATATGATAATGGAATAGTAGATATTGGACCGTATGAATTAGAAACTCATAAAAAAATATTTGAACCTAATTCTATACAATCAATATTTCAAGATAAACTTACAATTGATTATGCAAATAAAAAATATATTCCTACAAAAGGTGATAAAACTTATAATGATCTATGGTATCAATTTACAAATAATCCGGAAGACCGAGAAGATTTTGTAAGAGAATCTAAAATTATTATAGAATTAAAAAATCTTGATAAAGGCTATAAATTATTAACTGATAAACAAAATACAGAAATAGGTTCTGTAGAAGCATATTTTGATAGTGGTACTTATTCTATTATTATATCAAAATCAAATAATCTATTAGGTAAGGTCTGGAATGATTTATTTTCAGGGAGATACGTATTTTATTTTGATGAGTCAGTACATCTATTAAGGATATATTTAAATGATACTTATAGTAAGGGCCTTTCTGGTAATAGGAATCCAATTAAAAATGTGAAAATTGGCGGTTCGTCTATTGTTAACAAATAGGTTATTGTATGGATAAATTTATTAATTCAAAAAAAGCTACATACCATCATAAAACTATTTCAGATTTTTCTAAAACAAATAGTTTTGTTTCTAGTGGATTATCTTATGGATATTCAGCAGAAGAATATTCATGGCTTGCTGATATGCTGTTTAAGCATCGATCTAATACATATACTAATGCACATATAGCTTATATTTCATTTTTTAGTAATAGAGAAATAATGAATCAGGAATATTGGAATGTATCTGGTATTTATGAAGAATATCCATTTTTAAAATTAAATAGTATTGAAAAAACATCTCCTCATACATTTGAATTATCTTCAAGGCAGTATGCTACAATAGGTCAAAAATCTGTAGAATCTGATGTATTAGAATATATAAACGCAACAATGTTAGAAAATTTTGAATGGGGTGCCACAGGTTATGATACAGTTGAATTTAAATCTAATCATGAATATTATAAAGCTCCAGGATTTAGAGCTTTAGGTTTTAGATTAGATATGGAATACGTTTCAATTCCATATGAAAATCATTATCAATATTTATGGATATGGGATAGAAAAACAGGAAGCGGTAGTACTTATAACCCTGAAGTTAGTTTAGATAATTATAGATATAATTTAACCGTTAAACCTTGGTTGGCTGATGCATCAAATATAGATCCAGATAATGATGCTATAGATATATTAACTGACTGGGATTATTATACCTATGGTAGTAGTATATTACGTATGATAAAATACCAATTAAATGTTAATAATCCTAAATATATATATTTTGAACCTATGAGCCAAATGGTTAATTATTATAATGATGAAGAACATTATGTATCTAATACATATGTTCCATATTTAGGAATTGTTGGCATTTATAATAATAGTTGGGAAGAAGTCCTTACTGGACATAATTCTACTTTTTTTCCTCAAGTAATTCAAGATGGTGTACTTGAACCCGCAAAAGTGATAACGTCGTGGGAACTCCCTACAAGTGCTATACCTAAATCAAAAATTACATATAATCCAATTAATCATCTTCAAGAAGCAGATGATCAATCCAGGATTATTTATAGTGTATGCGAACATATGTTTAGTATCTTTGACCCGGCAAGCCCTTCAAGGAATTCTATTTATAAAGTTGTTGGTCTTGATGTAGTTTATGAAGGAATAGATATTGATACTGAAAGAAATAGAAAATATTCAGCAACAGTAACAACTGAACCTTATTTTGTTAATAGCCCAATATCTAATGGGGAATTAATAAAATATACATTTGTAGATTATAATAATACTCCAGTATCTTTTGATGACCCTGCAGATTTTAAATCAGCACCAGCCATGTATCTTAAAATTAAAGCATCTTCAGCTTTTATTAAAGAATTGGATAGAATATTATCATTAAAAGAATTTAATACTGATATTATTAATACTTTTGAAATGGAAGCCCCTCAAGATCATTTATCAAATTTATATAATAGTGGAAGTTCTTATTATAGAGATTTTGGTGGAACCGTTAATAAATTTTTTGAAAGACAAGATGATTGTATTGACAATTTAATTGGTGATACTGTTGATGGCAGTAAGGTTGGGGCTGGTAGACACGTTAAATTTTGGGTAGATGGTGTTTCTGATTTAAGCTATAGATATACAGACGATGAAATGAAAATTAATGGTCTTGGGTATAGATGTAAGACAACTGTTAATTCTAATGGTGAAATACAATCTAGTTATGAAGATTCTTTGTTCTTTTATTGCAATAATTATATTGCAGAAGATGCCCCATTACCAAGTGGAGCTCCTGTGCCAGTTGAAACTCCTATTGAAATCTTAGATGATAAATCATTATTATCTGATGGTCTTAGATATGAATTATTTAGACCACTTCTTAAACTTTCTTGTATCAATGGTTTTATAAAAATAATAGAACGTAATCCTCATTTTGAATTAAAAAGAGCCGCCGATGGTAAGTATGAAGTAATATATAATATCGAATTTCCATATTGTCCAGGATCATATACAGAAAGATCTACTATGGATTTTTCTGGTTCTGATCCGTATAAACTTGCTCAAATACTTTATAAAGAAAATTATATTAATTCCGGTTCATGGGAGATTGCAGATGAACGGTGTGAGGATCGCTATGATAAGACAAATGATAGGTATGCACCTTATGGAGACGATTCTTTTGTATATACTAATGCTTTGTTTGAATATGATACAGTAGAAGATAATGTAACAACAAATTCATTTAAAAAGAATGGAAGAATTACTAGTGCTGATGGCAAACTTGGAGAGTTGATATTATATCCTAAATCTTTAATTTATTCTGTAAACAGAGATAAGTTACGTTTACTTAGTCTGATAAAACCTAAAGCTAATGGTTATGAAAGATATGGGACTTATATAATCAACCTTGTACCATCGAGCAGCGGTCCTGCTGATATGAAGTTAATATCAATAGCTGATAATCAACAATGGAAGTTTGATATAGATAAATTTAGTTCTTATATTGGAAGAGAAGTTCCAACTTATATTTTTGAAATAAACGCATCTACTTTATTTGAAGATTATCTAAATTATCAAAAACATTATAGCGGAATACCAAATATGAAACGTTGGTTATATACTAACTTTTCAGGGTATGCGCATATGGTTTCATTGCCTAGCATTGAAGAGGCAAATAATATTACATCTGAAGAGATAATTACTTTAGATAAAGTTAATTGGCTTACGTCAAAACAATCTGAATCAGATATTATAATAGAGATTTGGGATCAATTAAGTTAAATTAAGTTTTTAGTATTTGTATAATAAAAACAGAGGATTAATAAAAATGGATTTAAGTTCTTCAAGTTCCTCAGATTCTTCCAGTAGTTCTATGGGCAGTTCATATTTACAAGGAAATTGGCGCCCATTTAATGCTACAAGATTTGATAACAATAAAACTTGTGGAAATCTTCTTTTAGACGATCTACATGCACGAGAAATATCAGCCCCATTTGAACCAACTAAAATTTTTGAAATAGATGGCGATATAGGAATTTATACGGTCAATCTAGGTACATGGGATTTTGAAGGATCTTTTGTTTTTCCTAAAGATCTGAATGTTAAAGAAAGATTTAATGGGATGACAAATAAAGTATTATATGATATTGTTAATAAAAAGACATATCATATAGCTTATTTAGATTATGATTCCAGTGATATATTACAGCCTTTTTTATTAGCATATATATATTTCGACCCAAATGATACTGATAACTTTGACGTGTGGGATATCGCTAATATTGCTGGATATGACGTAAACCCTCTTCAAATATTAGATTCTGGATTTAGATTAAGTAAAGATATATTAAATTCTTTTGATTCTAATAAGCATATTGTAGGTGTAGATGACTGTTCAGTTAAAAGGATGATAGATATTAGAGAGGAAGGTACGTATAGTGATTTATTAAGATATATTGATGAAAACAGTAAGATTTTCTTTAGAGTAAGGCCTGTAATCGCTAAAAACCTAGCGCCTGCCTCGTATGAAGACCAGGACACATCTTCACTTCAATATATTGGCGAAGAAGTTTTAGAGTCACCAGTTGATAAATGGGTTAATTATCCATGGAGTGATGATGGCGTTACTTATGAATATGGATTTGAGTGGGGCATTACTAAATTAATAAATAGCATTAGAAGATCTATAAGACCTATAGAACTACCAAGAAAGTTTGGTATAACTTATTTTAAGTGTGCATCGAAATAATTGCTTATTATAGTAAAATTATTATATATTGAATTCATGGGGGCTTGTCGCAATGATTTCAAATTTAAGATCTAAATCAATACAAGGGCATATAACAGATAGCGCTGGTAATATTTTACGTAATGCCACAATAGTTATTAAAGTAAATACTCCAACTAGTGTAAATGTTGTAGATTCAGCAATTTCAGATGATGATGGATACTTTATTAGCAAACCGCTTCCTAATGGAATATACGATATATATGAATCAGGTATAAGAGTGTCACAAGTTATACATACAGCTGATAGAAATTCTATTCAAGTATTTAAAGCTGATTCTGATAATTATAATACTACTATAATAGAATCGTTTTCTGATTTAATTGAAAATGATGCGACTAAACAACTTAATAAATTTAAAATGTTTCTTCAAATAGAGCCAAATAGTATTGATGTAGCTCAATATGGGAATATTTTTCCATTATATGATGTTGATTTAACACAGTTAGAGAAAGCAAATGAAAGTTATTATGATTTATCTCAATTTTTTGGATTTGAATCAGAATCTAGGATTACTATAACCAGATTTGATATAGAATATTATAGTCCATTAACTTCTATCTCTCAGTCTTATAAAAGAATTAGATGGTCAGGAGTTCCTGGAATAAGAAATAGTAGTGATTCTAAGCTAGTGTTACCGCTGGATTATTTTTCAATTGTAGCTAATCTTTCTAAGGTTGTACAACCTGTAAGTAATACAGCATTTACAGCTGGAACTATTGTATATGAATATGTTGCTGTTAGCGGTACATTGTTTATATCTCAGGCTGGGCTTGGCGACAGCGATTATGCTGCTGGGTTTTATCCATACGTTAATATTGGTGATATAGTAAAAGTAGAATTAGATATAGGTGATTGGTATGGTTTAGTTGTTAGTAAAACTGATGGATCAGGTTCGTTAAAAAAAATAGAATTAAAAAATTGGCTTACAAGTAGAAGTGAATATACGAGCGTAGCACTTTCACCACTTACTGGTGACGTAGAGAAAATTTCGGCATATAATGGGATGTTTCAAGCGATACCTAATATAGATGAAGAAACAAACGAATTATTTACTGTAGTTGAAAACGTATCGGCTCAAAATGGAGCAGATGAGCTATATACTTATATTAATGCTCCAATATCTTAATCATAGCTGGGTGGCTATCTGGGGGTTGTTATGGATGTATCTGGAATGAATCAAAAACAAGCAGCAAGTATTGCTGTGGCTTATTTAGTAAAGCATAAAGAAGAAGCTCCGAAAGAAGCACATAAACTTTTAGAAAAGCTTGTTAATTATGAAAATGCTGCTAAAAAAACACAAATGGCATTGCGTCAAGCTGAAGAAGCTATAAATCAACTTCAGGTACAAGATGCTAATATTTTTGGATCTATATCAACTGTTGTAGAGTTAATAGCAGAAGATCTACCGAAAGATAAAGTTTTAGAATGGTGTGAGAAATATGAAATACCTGCTGGGATGCAGATGCCTTCAAAAGCTACTAGTGCGCCAAAACAACAGGTTCCTGATATGGCCGGACATACGGCTCAAAGTATAGAACCAAATTTGCAGACTTCTGAATAAGTTTAAATACGGAGTGTTATTATGAGAAGAGTACAAGTTCGCCATGGTTTAAAACAAAGAATCAATGAGATTATGGGAACTGATTATACTGGAGGGGGACAAACTTCTCCTCCAGGTATTACCCCTTGGTCTCTCCAGGCGGCTATGATAGAAAATTTAAAACGAATAGTAGCTGGGATCTCTGGTAATGAAAAAGGCGTTCCGATGAATGGCCTTGTAATAACTGAAGAAGCAGGAAATGCTACTTATATCATTTCTCCAGGATATGGCTTTACAAATAATGGTAATATAGTTGTTATTGATAAAGCTATTTCAGGTATATCTTTACCATCATCTGGAAGTGTTGTTAACATTTATGCAAAACATTCATTAGCTTATCTTGATGGTGACGGAGATGTCGCTGGTGGTAAAAAAACTGGATTTATTGGGCAAGAGGGTGAACAAAACATAGTTGAAGATGATCTTGGTGCCACGTTAGGTTCAGGTATAACTATTGATGATGATGTAATAATTCAAGAAGTTGATGATACCCTTTCAGGGACTGATTTAGATAACCACGTATATTTAGGTCAGGTTGCTTTTAGTGGAGGTACTATTGATAGTATCACTCTTCATAATTTTACTCTTAATAACCTTTTAGTAAATCAAAATTTAGAAGTTAGTGATACTATTACAACTGATAATATTACAGTAACAGACACTATAGCATTAAAAGATGCTAATATAAGCGGGGCTGTTGCTATGGCCTCTGGATCATCTATGGATTTTAATGGTGGATCAGAATTAAATGTTAATAATTCATCAACTCTTAATATAGCTGGAGCCGCAACGGTTAAATCTGGAGGTGTAACAGTATATACAGGAGCTGTTGGTGCTGCTCAAGCTTTTGTTGTAGAAAATGGACTAATTAAATCGCTTTCTTAATATAGGAGAATAAATTATGCATTATGCATTAAATGGGAAATACCCAATCGAAACTGAAGAACAGGTTAAAACTGCTTCAGATTATTTTTCAAGATATCTTCAAAGGTTTGCTCCCATGGATAGGGTTGCAGCAGCTACTAACATAGAAAAAAGGGCTACAGTCCTTGATATAAATGTTAATGAAGGATGGATTACTAATTATTCGCGTCCATTAAAACCAGAGTCTACTTATTCACCAGATTTCGATGCTAATATTAAGCTTCGTAAAGAGGCGTGTGTTAGGACTAGTGCTAAAGTTGAAGTAAATGGTAAGATGATAAACGCTACAGAATTACTTAAAAAAGTAGCAATGCAACGAAAAGAACTTCCAGGCATAGCTATGATGAAATCTTTACAAGAATTTGATAAACTAGCTAACCTTGAACAGTATTATGATAATGATGTTATCGATCCTGCTATGACGGTGTTTGGTAGTCTTAATAATCCAAGATTTGATTCTGTTAAAATTGCTAAAGACCTAACTAACTATGATTTGATAGAAGCGTCAAGAGATGTATTAGCTATGGAAAAGATCTCTAATACTTTTGGAGAAAGGTTTTCGGAAAAGTTTAAAAAAGAACCTATTAAAATAGCGTCAGATTTGGGGCCTCCTGAAAAATCTCTTTTATCAGAAACGATATCTAAATAGTGGCTAAATTATCTGAACAGTTATTAGATGCTCATATGGTTAATGACCATAATGAGATTAATCGTATACAGGAGTTAATTGATACTAAACAATCTAAATTAACTTCTAAAAAGAAAACTAATACGGTTAAAATTAATACTGTTCTTAATAATGAAAAGGCATCTGCTTCTAAAGTATATAATTTTTTAAATAAAGCGCTTGGAAGCGATTGGTGGGAATGGGAAATCGAAACTCTTGAACAAGTCTTATGGATTAAATATGGTGTTGCATTAGAAAGTATTAATAAAGATAAAGTTTTAGCAATAAGACATGTGTGTAGAAGCGATAATCCATTTGCTGATTGGTATGAATTTAATCAAGTTGCATTGTCATTTAGTGGAAGTATAGCTGATTTTGAATACCTTAAGTCTCCTTCTCCTGGGATGGTTATTAATTGTGTTAAAATTTTAAACCATATCAGACCTGATAGAGAGTCTTTTTTTAGTAATGATGTTATTAAGTATATATGTATAGTTTTATTAAACCATGGTATATATATTTCACCTCCATCAATAGTAAATATTATTGGTAAAAAAATGAAAGAAATGATATCTACAACAACAGCGTTAAAATGGAGTGATATATTGCAGAAATATAAAAAAATTGTTTCTAATCCTAATTTTAAAATTGAAGAAGACGATATGGTTGATATTCAGGCAAAACGCTTAGTAAATGCTGAAGCGGCCTCTTTGGTTTTTGGTTCGTGACTACTCCCATGAATAAATTCATGGGCTTTCTGGTAAGAGGAATCGTAAATTGGAGTGTGAGATATGGCTAATGAAGGTCTTTCAGGCTTAACAACCCCTACAGTTGAAAGCGCGTCTAGTTCTGGGCAGTCTTTATTTGTAAGAGGGTCTATTAAATATGATTCTCCATTTTTAGATATGACCAGTACATTTATTCCCAAGACTATAAAAGGTATATTGAGATTTGTAGCAGCTTATGTCCTTGGTGATGGACTTGTAGCTCAATGTATATCAAAATTATCTGAATATCCTATTACAGACTTATTATATAATGATAGTAACCCGTCTCATATAGAAGACGATAAAACTATTGATTATTGGAAAAAGTTTTTAGAAAAACAACTTAATATAGTAAGATCATTAAAACAAGCTGGTATGGATTATTATGCTTATGGCAATTCTGTTATATCTATAAGTTATCCGTTTAAAAGAAGATTAAGATGCCCAAAATGCAAACAAGAACAAGCTATTGAATCTGAGAAAACTTCGTTTAAAGCTTTTAAATTTTATTCAGAATGTATATCTAAAAAATGTAAATATAAAGGTGAGATGGAAGCTTATGATTTAAACACCAAAGAACTTGATAAATTTAATATTGTACATTGGGATTTAATGTGTTTAGATATTAAATATAATAGTATTACTGGAGATCATTTTTATTTTTATTCTCCTCCTATAGATATAGTAACCGCTGTTCGTAGAGGAGATATGGATATTATTAAAACTACAAGGCTTGAAGTTATAAATGCGATAAAAAAACGTAAAAAGCTTAAGATAATGGAAGACAATGTATTTCATCTTAAAAGACCTGCACCGCAATATATCATCCCTGCAGAGCGTGGATGGGGAATCCCTGTAATAATGCCGGTTATGAAAGACATTTTTCATAATAAAATTCTTAAAAAAGGCAACGAAATGATAGCGTTTGATCATATTGTTCCACTAAGAATTCTTTTTCCTAAAGGTACTGGGGATATAAGTCCACATGCTACTGCCAATCTTGGTACATGGAAAACTAAGATAGAAGATGAAATAAGAAAATGGAAAGCAGACTCTAACTACATTTCAATTGTACCCCTTCCAGTAGGTATTGAAAATATTAGTGGAGACGCTAAGATGTTAATGGTAACTCCTGAAATTAAAGTAACTGAAGATAATATTATAATGGGTATAGGTATTATTCCTGAGATCATACGTGGCGGCGCATCATGGTCTGGTAGTAACGTTTCGTTACGAGTTGTAGAAAATACCTTTTTAAATCATCGTAATGATATGCAGGAAATGATTGATTTTATAATTGAAAACATAGCCAGGTATTTAGAAAAACCCGCTATAGAAATCACAATGTCTGATTTTAAAATGGCCGATGATCTTCAGAAAAAAGAACTTATGTTAAAAGCATCTGCCGGACCTCCTTCAGAAGCATTAGTATCTAAACCTACAGTTACTAAAGAACTTGGTTTTGATCCTGATGAAGAATATAAACTTTCTGAAGAAGATCTTCAAAGACGAATAGAGATGCGGATTAAAGAAGCAGAAGGATCTGCAGAAGCCCAAGGTTCTGCCACTCTTCTTAATGCTATGTATTCAGCAGACGCTCAAATGGAACAGCAAAATAGAATGGATATGCATGAGAGGGAGAATCAGTCTAAACGTGATGAATTTACTCAAATGCAGCATGAAGACAATGCTCAACAGGTTACTAAAGAAGTAAGCGCTTTAAGTGCTCAGCCTGAAAAAATATCTCTTCAAAATCTAATTTTAATATTAACCCGGAGATTTGCAAGACTTTTAAAAATTAATGTGGATGATTTTAAAATAAGAATGCTCGCCTTAAAAAATAGTATGCCAGCACTTTATAAGGAGATCTTTGATAATTTAAAAGAAATGAACCTAATAGAAGCTGATACATCCCCTGACCTTCAAGCTGTTCAAAGGTTTACTCCTGGTCAAATACCTTCTCATACTCAAGGAGAAGGTTCTGCCGAACAGCCTCCTACCCCTGCTGAAGCCAATGCGGGAGTAGGTACAATAAATGCACCTCTACCAGAGGTAAGTCCTCCCAGATCAGCCGTAAGCTCTTCGGTTTAGACTTCGAGGAAAGCCACCCTAGCCTTCTACTCGTAGTCTCGCAATATCCAGCTTTTATTTATTTAAAAGTTGGATTTTTGCGTTTGTGCTGATAGCTAAAAATAGCGCCCGTTAGGGCGTTACTTTAAGTAATCTGATTTTTTACTAATCAGTTAATGGATTTGCTGCTGTTATTGTGCAACTGTTCTTCAACCGAAACGGTTACGAACGCATCTATAAATTTTTCAACTTCTTCGCTGGTAAAGGCTCTAGCTTTACCTTCTTTATCAATTATCTGCAAAGTAAGATGCGGCACAATGTTTACAAAAGTCCTTTCTCCAGACTTATATAGTATTTCGAACGATCCTTCTTCTTCAATATCTAAGTCTCGTTCTTTTAAGTTTTGATATGAGTATTTAATTTCTGTTACTTCGTTCATAGAAATAATATTAATATTAGTTGTTAAAGATTCATTATCCTTTGGCCTTTCTAAAATTTTTATAAACACCTTGCCTCCAAATAGATTAAGGTAAAAGAGGGAATTATTAATTCCCTCTTAAATATAGCAATTAAAGATTAAAGATTGCCCTTTGTTTTTTCTGAAAAAATCAACCTCATATTTCCATCATCATCTGGTCGTGTTAATTCGGTTGAACCAGGAATACTCCCGCCACCTGTCGCAAGGCGATATTCATAAATTGGATCACCATTTTCTTTAAAAAATTCACTTCTTTGTTCGGAAGGAAGTTGATCAAGAAGTTGATTTATTGTGATGCCGTCTTCAACTGGAAGAGTAACATTAGCACCATTTCCAAATCTTATAATTGTAACATCCCATGGAACATTACCTTTAGTCGGTTCTGCGATAAAAACACGCATTCCATCAGTAAGAATTTTATCAAGAGAAGCTGGAGATTGTCCTACAGTTACACATCCTTCAACAAACTTTTCTTCAGCACGTTCTAAAAGATGTTTTATAGTAGCATCTTCATTAGTTTCAAAAGAAAACTCTCTATTAGCAGTACCCATTTTAATTAAAGTTACATCTAGCATTTTAATATCCTTCTAAAATATTGTATAGAATTTAAGATGTACACGTCTCCCGCATTGCCATTACGGGCTCTTCATTAAATTTTTTTAAATAAAAAGATTCTGGATACAATGAAAATTGAACTTCATTCCATAAATGAAGTCCTATTTCATCATCGTTTCGTAGATTATCATTACCATAATGACAATTAAAATGTTGTATAATTCTACCTGCTGCAATGCTTGCAATAAACATTACTGTAGTAATTATAGATTCACTTGCTCCACATAACGATGTTTCTGCTTCCTCATCTGTATATAAAGTTTGCATCCATTGTTCTACTTCGTCTCGTGAATGAGGATTAAATGCGTAAATCCGACCATTTCGCAACCCCATTCTGGTTTCAATTACAAGATCCGTATTAAACGAACGCTTTATACATTTTTCAAATATTTCTTTTCTACTGGACATAGTATCTGTTAATAGCATCACATAATTTGATTTTACTGATTCTTGATCAGTAACCATCTCATTATGAGCTTCAATTTTAAATCCACATTTTCTTAAAATAATTTCTTTAAGAGCTTCGACTTTTGGCATGCCGACATGTGATTGCTCATATATTTGATTTGCTAAATTATGTTCAGCTACTATATCTCCATCGAATACTTTTAAAACACCCTGTTTTAATGGAGTGTTCCCCCATCCAAACTGAGCCAGCATTGAAGCGATATAACTTCCAGTAGCACCAACCCCAACCAGTGAAATTGTTTTTTTCCCAATATCAGTTGGATTAAGCAATTTTTGTTGTCTAGTGTAATCCAATTTAAAATCTCCTGTTATTGATATCGTGAACCATTTCATCTAATTCATAATCTTCTAACATTATCTTATTAAGCTTTTCATTTCTTATTTTAAACAAGTCTTCTTGATAATTTAAAAGATTATTTTTATATTTCCCATTTTTTTTACTATATGACTTATAATTTGTAAAATCTTCTTCGGGGAGATTTATTTTTTTAAGTTCTTTAACTTTTTTCTTAATATTATTAGTTTTAATAACTTTTTCAATCTTTTGTATTTTTTTAGCTGTATCAATATTATCGGTAGATAGTATTAACGCAACATCTTTAAGCTTTGTTTCTTCAGAGTTTTGTAATAGTCCGTCTTCTTCAACCGTCCATTTTACGTTATCAAACTTAATTTGTTGATTATAATCAAAAAACGATACAGACATTATTTCTTTTTTATTACATATACCTCTTAAAAAATAAGTTTTTCTTCGATTCATTTTTTCAATTGCTTCGTCTTCATCTTGTTGAGACGGACTGACCCCCATAGTATGGTGAGAATGCCCCCAGAATCTAACTTTTCCAATATCATCTTCTCTATTACGATTAATTAACCAAACCCCCATATCAGATTCACCTTCAGTGGATATTTCACATGTACCACCATTAGCTTCTGAATGTTTAGGATAAAAAATCTCTCTTATAAAATATGTATCATTACCACGTTCATCTACGATTCCAAAAAAACCAACTTCATCTGAATGAACGTCAACTAATGCTTCTATCCATTTGATAGCAGAGCTTGCAAAAATTATCTTTGGCGCTTCTTTTTTTTCTGGCTTTAAAATTGTATAGGTTGTAGCTTCATTTTTTTCGAATTTCAATCTTCACCCCCTACAATTGGCCAATTTTTTGCATTTCTACCCCACTCATCTCCTAAATTTGGAGTTGTTACAAACCTGGTAAGTATATCCGTTAACATAAATAAATCTACATTAACAAAAGATTCAAATACACATTCCCAAGCAGATCCATAACAAGGAGTACCGCTTAAACAAACATGCGGACATTGAAATCCACCATCTGAATTATTAACTAAATATTCTCTTGTAAGATTTCTAATTATAATAGGATTAGATGTATTAGCTTCTCCAAATAAAGTTTTTAATAAAACCCTAAACTCAATACGACCAATAAGTCTATTATTACCATCTATAGCATTTACAGTCTGAAGATCTTTTGTTCTTATAATAAGATATCTTTTAGTAAATAATACATCATCAATTTTATTAGAATCATCTTCTATAAGCTCCTTAGCTTGTTCGATAATTTTTTTAATAAAAGGATGGTTTTCAATTGGAGTTCGAAGAACATCTATTTTATTTTTTAATTCTATTAAAATAGACATTTTTTTACTAAATACATTAACCTGTTCTTTTAATACCTTAGCTCTACTTGCAAGATCAGAGTTCATGCCTTCTGCTATGACTTCGGGTGCGTCATTTATATTTACAGTATTAAGATTTTCATTAAACTTTTCAATCTTAGACCCTGAATCCTGGACATCTCTAAAGCTAAAATCATCTTCATCATAAGAATCATCTTCCACAGGCATTGCAGCAAGTATTGGTGGCTCTTGATCCGGTGGAATATCTTCTGGCGGTGCTTCGAGCGGTCCATCTGTAATTACCTGTTCTTCTAACGTCTCCGCTTGTGCTTCTGGTGCCGGACATTCATTAAGCTCTTGAACAATAGGTTCATGCAATTTACACGTAATTATATCTCCTGATATATCGTTTGTAATATGACACCCTCGTATTGTTGCGTCTTCAGTTATTAATTCAACTACCCTATCAGAGGATTGGTCTGCAACTTCTAATTCAAAAATACCATCTGATTCGTGAGATTTTAATATATAATCAAAAATCTCTTCATCAATATAATTAAGAGAGAAGTTTACAGCCGCATCTATTCTAATTTTCATAAAAATTTTTTCCTTCCAATTTAAGAATGAAGCGGAATCGCATCCGCTAAAATATTATCAAATTTTTTTTCTGCCTCAGATATTTTATTGAGGATCTTATTAATATCTTTATTTCTATCAGCATTGTTCGCTACTTCTTCACTTACTTCAGGCCACCTATCTATATAAGCTCCTGCAGCATCATCAGTGTTAGCTGTTTGCAAAAAAAGCATCAATTGAAAAATTATTTCATACAGATCTCTTCGTATGTAAGAATCGGCCATACTTTTTACTAAATTACCAAGACACATATGTCCATCTGAAAAAATATGTGGTGCTTGCATTTCTGTTTCAAGAGCCTCTATTTGATGTTTAGTGTTATAAATACGAATAGTGTTATTTTCATCATACCTTTCATCTAACATTCCAATTTTTATATGAAAAGTACCAATATCATGCCAACAGTTAGATCTATTATCTTGAGCATATAAATTATGAGTATATACATTAATTTTTCCATCTTTTATATTAATAGAACTTACTTCGTCAAGAGCTATGGTTTCGTTATAGTTATATAAAGCTTTTTCTTTTTCTTTTTTTTTCATATCAACTTCATCGAATGCGTCAATTTGATTCATATACTTCATCATCATCTTACCGCTTTCCATAGCTTTATTAAAATGCATTTCATAATCTTGTTTAGATTTTTCTTTTAATGTAGTAATCTCTTTCAAGATGCTTATGGCATTTTTAACTGAAAAATTTACATATTCCTCCTTATTCATTTGAGCTATATTATTATAATAGCCTAAATCAATCTTAAAAAGATCTTCATATTTAATATCATTATTAATTCTTCTTACAAATTCTTTAAATATTAACGATGAAGACTCATTTTCTCCAAAATAAACCATAGGATATAAAAATGTAATAAAGCATCTATCCTTAAGTGCCCATATAACATTTGTAATAAAATCTTTAAAAATAAAATCAAATTTAGCATACGGTGAATTGGATTCATTTTTTAATATTTCTTCTATATCATTATATTTTTCAGTCTCTCTAAGCTCTTGAATTTCAGAATTTATTTCAGAAGAATGTAATACATGTAAATTTTTAATTGTATGACCAAAACATAATGCTTTACACCCAGGAGGCACTTCTTTAAATTTAGAATTATCATACGGAACAAGAGATATTATTAACGTATGCTTTTCTATTTCTTTTAAATTAAATTCATTACTATCAAACAATGTTTTAAAATTATAAACTCCATTTGTAAGGAAAATAATATTTTTATTAGTTTTTTTTACTAAATTTACTACTTCCTTTTCTTGCGGGACATCACCAGTGCCGTATATTATTACTTTACGATTTATTTTTTTTATTTCATCGTTACGTATAATAACCTGTGGACTTGCAAAATTTTCTGTAAACTTTACAAAAAATAAATCTATTTCTTTTTTTAATGGGTCTTCAAAAGTTGGTTGTTCTTCTTCATTTAATACCGCAGGAGTTGTATTAATTATATCACCTATTATATCCTCTTCTGAATCTTTATGTTCATCATCAACAAAAAGATTTAATACAAAATCTTTAAAATCTGAAAGATCAAATCTGTTCGTTCCAATACCAAGATCTTTAATATTACGATATTGATCGGTATTCTTTGTAGCTTCAGATGTTAATGCGTCTAATACATCGTCATCGGCATAATATTTATGTAACAATATCATCATTCCATTAATATTTGAAGCATAGTGCGTTGGACTAAGCACAGATAGATCATCTGACGCTACAAAATAATTAAGGATAATATCACTTATTTCATTAAAATCTTTTTCATTAATAGCAGCGGCTTCTCCACCATTATTCAATGCATATGGAATAAAATCAATATCAAGGAATTCTGCTAACCATTTTTCTATAAATCCATACATAATAATGCACTCCTATTTAAATAAAGGTTTAAAATTTTATGATAAATATTTCTATCATTGTAGTTATTACAGAAAAATGATTTGAATAACTATTAAACTGCATGATGAGCGCTTTTAATAGTTTCTTTTTCCATATTAAGTTTTTGTTTTATCGCTATCCACTCAGCCCATGAAAAACAAACCATAGCTTTTGTACCACATGAATTAAGTTTTTTAATTCTTAAAATTTGTAATCTAGAGGCTTTACCATTAAATCTTTTAGTTTCTATAAAAACTCCGCCAGTTAAAGCTGTTGAAAAGAATATATCTGGAAAGCCGTTATCACTTGCTCTCATAATCTTAGTACATGTGCAATATTTTCCTAATGATCTTAAATCATTTAATATTTTTGTTTGGAGGTCTGATTCTTTTTCCATATTGTTGTAATCCATTTAATTAATTTAACTATATATGTGTAAGATGCATATTTTCCATTTCTAAGTCTTGGTTGATATTTATTTTTAAAGCTATTCATTTTTTTCCTCTAAATTTTTGCGTAATACGACGTACTGTTGTGACTGATATTTTTAATCTTCTAGCTATTTCAAAACCTGTTAATCCTTGTTTGTTTAATTCTATAATTTTTTTATTTCTTTGTTTTTTATTATTCGCAAGCGGTATAATACCTAATTCTTTTCTAACTCTATATACAGCTTGTCTGGTTACTCCAAGAATATCACCAATAGCTTTATCTGTACGATAAAGTGATTGCATTCTTTTTATATACATCGGTGTAACGATTCCAACTGTACCTAATTTCATGACAGCATCTCCTTCAATAAAAACTACCCACATTAAAATGTGGGTAGTGAATTTATTTGTAAAGCAAATTAAAATTAACTCATATTTTTTAAATCTGAATTTTCTTTCTTTAACTGTTTAATTTCTTTAACTAAATCAGTCGGTGTAGGTTTTCTTAATTCGTCTTTTGTAATTAATTCATGATTACCTTTAATCGCTCCACAGCATACATCTTCAGGGCTTATTTTTCCATCTTTTATAAGATCACTTAAAGCGATACTTACTTTTGGAGATTCTGTATTTGTACTAATTAATTTAACTCCTTCACCATCCTTGATAATAAAAGTTAGTAATCTTCCTTTTCCTCTTGTGTTTTTTACAGGTTCTTCTGAGTTACCATGTCCCATTGTGTTACTCCTTCAATAAAGTTAAAAAAAATCCTATTATAGGATGTTAATTCTTTTTTCTTGCCCAACTTATTATAAGTTTGCGAGACCTAATGTTTAAATCGTTATTATTTTCAATTGCATTTATAGCATCCTGATCTTCAGCCATTGTAACAAAACCAAACCCTTTAGATTTTTTGGTTTCCTTGTCCTTAACAATAAAAGCCTCTTCTACAGATCCAACATTAGTTTCAAAAACTTCTTTTAATTCATTCGCAGTAGTATCATAAGGAATGTTTCCTATGTATAACTTTTTTGCCATGTTTTTACATCCTTTAAATGAAGAGAAAGAAAAAGAGAGAGAAATTAAAACCTCTCCCTCTTCTTCTAACAGCAAATGGCCAATTAAGACCAATTAGTACTTTTAAATAAAAAAAAATATGTTATTTATTTCATTCAATATAGTTATATCATAAACATAGTAAAAATAACATATATTTTTTATTTTTATTAAAGAAAACTTTTACTAACTCCATCAACAAGAGACCTTAATGTTCCAGGGACATATGCATTTTTACCATATGCTATTAACCTTTTAGCTGTCTTACAACCTTCGGGTGAAGTTGCTTTTTTAGCTAAAAGTTTTATGCAAAAATTCATATCATCCGCTTCTCCAGCTGATAACGACATACGCGGTATAATAAAATTAGCAGCATCTTTACTTTTCATAGCCGACCTTTTAATATACCCCATTTCAATAGCGCCAAGAATACGATCAAACTCTTTAGGATTTTTATTAAATCTTTTCTTCATACGATTAATGACTCTTGGATTTATTCTAAATTCCAATGTTTTATCTTTTAATCGTTCGTTATAACGTTTTTCTTTATCTTTATTTGAAGTACCTTTGGCAATATACTTCATATCCTTCATAGTTAGAACTGAATCTGAAGGATCACTATAAAAATATTCTACTCTTGCATAATCTTTTTGGATTAATTTTGTTATGTAGAATTTAGAATAACGGTTTGGATAAAGACTAACGAGCTTGGCGTATTCTTCAACTAGTTTATAAGGCATTCTTTCTCTTTTTAAACTAGAATCTTTTTTTTTAATCTGCATATTTGCTCCTATCTGTTTAATGCTCCATTTAAATAAGTGGTGATATCAAAAAGAGACGCCTTTATAGCAACAATATCATTGCTGGTTTTATTAAAGTTAGCATTATTTTCATCAATACTAGCTTTTATATTTTCAAAATCAGGCATCATAGGGATGATATCATCCTTCTTATTAAGCTTTGTTCCGGCAACTTTTTTTGGCCGAATTTTATTACGGTCTTTTCCTCTCCAATATTCACGATTATACATTGCAATTTGTTTTGCTGTATCTATAGTAGGTTTTACGGTATTCCATACATAACGATCGTTAACCTTTTTAACGATATTATGTTTAATAAGAATTGTGCCCTTTATATTATTAAGACCTTTAACAAATTTAGTTGTTGAACTAATCTTGTTAGCTGTCAACAACTTTACTAAACCTTTAAGTTGAGTTAATAATTCTTTTATTTTTTCAGGCTGGAAAGGCTTTTCTTTTGTAGTCATAATATGACTCCTTTTTTTAATAAAAAAAGCAAGCTAGTAAATACTAACTTGCTTTTTAGTTCTTAGATTAATAAATTATTTTTGTTTGGTTAAAATCTTATCCATTTCTTTTGGACCCTTTTGTAGTACCCTGGCTAACTGTGAAAGACTTATTGAAAGATCTTCTTTTAATATTAAAGCTTTAAGAATTATCTCATCAATAGTTTTACTTAATATTAAATCTATTATAGTAACCTTTTCTTTCTGCCCCTTTCTATGTTGCCTACTTTCGGACTGATCTCTTTCTCTCCAAGAGTAAGAATTGTTAAAATATATTTGATAATTTGAAAAATGTATGTTTAAACCAACGCCCATCTTAGACGGGTTAGCTATCATATACGGAATATTTGGATTTTTAAATTTTTCGACTTGATCAAAAGCATCTTGAGTTTTATAACAAGTTAAAAACTTATTAGCTCCAAACGCAAACGTAAAAGCCTTTGATAAAAGATCTATAGAATGAATATAACTACTCCATATTATCACTTTACGATTGCTTGGAATATTATTTAAAACTTGTATTAATAATTTTATTTTTGGGTTTTCATTTAAAGTGATAATATTTGTATCATTTTTTTTACGCCCTTCATTGTCAACTTTTATACGAGTGTTCATATAAAATCCGCATGCGATCTGACGTAATTTACCTGCTAAAACTAACGCATTTTTTGCTATTAGTTCGTCTTCGCATGATCTATCACAATTTTCTTTTTTATTGCAATGATCACACATATTTTTTACAATACCTACTAAATCATCCTTCATTTCATTATAAAGTTTTGCCTGCCCCGGAGCCATATCACATTCATACCGTTGATATATTATAGGAGGAAGGTCAAGACATTCTTCTTTTTTAAATGCTACCGATGCATTGCCTATAATTTTTTGTACTAACATTTCTGAACCAGGATTAGGAACCCAGATATATCCGTCAGGATCTACAGTGCGCATCGTTTGCCTTCTAAACTCATCAAACTTAGCATATGGCACAGTATCTGGCCCCATAAATCTAAATGGCATATAAAATGACATCATATTATTAGCATGTAGTGTGCCGGTAACTATATATTTAAATCTACTATTTTCAAATTGTTTAATAATAGATTTTGTTTGTCTTGATCGTGGTGAACCTATTCTATGAGCTTCATCAAGTATTACTAAGTCAAAATATTTATCATTTATCATCTCTACTACACTAAACATAGATTCGTAATTAGCAATATAAATATCATAATCAATATTTTTACTTTTAATTTTATAAGTTTTATTTAATATATTATTTGATTGAACCTTTTTATTAAGAATTACACATTTTAAATGTGGAATTTGAATTTTAGCTTCAGCTAATATGTTTTTCTTTAAAGGAGATAGTGTTACAATAAGAGCTCTTTTAACTTTTCCTTGCTGTATTTTTTTATCAATAGCCCATAAGTATGGCCCCGTTTTGCATGTTCCAGGATCAGCTAATATAGCTGCGATATTACAATTAGTCATAATATTATACATAACAACTTGATGATCTAAAATTTTATCATACACACCTTTATAATCATAATTAAAATTATTAGGTTTCTTATAATCGTTTCTACATTTAATAATAGTAGCTTTACGAGTTTTAATATTTTTAATAATATTCATTACAAGTTCTTTAACACCTTCGCCCCACTCAATGCCATATTTAGAATATCTAAATATTTTAGGGCCAGATTTGAATGGAATTAAGATTTGATTAAGTCTATAAACCTTACTCCCATCCATCCTGGCTTGCATGTCCTCTAATAATTTTTTATCAGTACATGAGATTAACAACCTTTTATCATCTGCAATTTTTATTCTCATAAGCTACACCCAATTGAAGAAACCAGTTTTTAAATGATTATTTTCTACTATACCTACAAATTGTAGGGTTTTATCTATACTCCATCTTTTAATATCAACAGTAAATCTATATTCTGTGCCTCCATTACTATTTTTAGATGGTTCTGCTTTAAATTCTCCATTTTTTCTTGCGTTTGCTAATAAAGTTATTATAAATGATTTCATATTAGATGCTAAAAGTAATGATTCGCTTGGAGCATCTTCTTTAAAAACATCTTTATAAATAATGCTATATTCAAGAGCTAGTTTTTCTAACCGTTCATTAATTTGTTTAAAAGCATGAGCGGTAAACTCTATACCAAACCCTCCATCACTTTCTGGTGATACTAAATTTTCTTTAAAATCTGCTATAAGTCTTTTTTTATTATGCAGTTCTATTTCTAAAGAAGCAATCCTGCTTATAGCTTCTGCATATTGAATATATAAATCTTCTAGTTCTATCATCATTGCTCCTCGAAAATAATAATTTCGTAGTCATATTCTTCACTTTTTAAGGTTCCGATATATTTATAATTAATAATAAGCTTTTGTCTACAACTAAGAAAATCAATTACCCCTTTTACAGGATGTGTCCTTACTCCATTTGGCATTTTTTCAAGTGAAAAAATAAATTTTGATGAATTTGCTTTTGGTGCTATATATGCATATAAAAATCCTTCTTCTACTACTAGATTATTAACTAAACCAAACGAAAGAGTAATGTTATTTATTTTTTTATCTAAATGTTTATTTAAATAAGATTTAGGTATAACACATCTTCCGCTTAAAGTAAAATACGGTACTTGTAATTCAGATATTTTTTTAGTATGTATTTTAATTGGTAAAGAAAAATCAAGTGGTTTTATTTTAAAAAGCTCATTTTTATTTAAGCTGATTCTATCAATATAATATTTTATTCGTTTTCCAACATAAGGTATTAAACATTGTGGGGTTCTTATTTTAACGCTTTTATTAATATTAATTTTAGACCATTTTCGGCCCAATGTTTCAAGCATTGAATTATCCGGTCTGTAAACACAGATACACGCAGAATCTTCTTGCTCTAATTCTACGTTAAATCTTAAGTAGCTTATTTTTAATAATAATATTTTTTCAATAATTTCTTGATCATATATTGTAAAATAGTGACTTTTAATTTTACATTCTTCCATATTTCCTCCGTAATTATAAAGAGGGGCGCTAACGTTTAAAACGGCGCCCCACTTTTTTAATTAGTTTACAAGCCAACTTGATAGCTTCATCTATTACAATTGAATACGTACATATAAAAGCAGATCTATAGGCCGTGTAAAATAATATAGATCGCATAAACTCCCCTTTAATAGGCAACATTGCCTCGGGAGATAATATTGCTAATATAGAGTTATGCGTTTAAGAAATTACCTTTTTCAATCTCTTCTTTAGTAAAAGCATCGAACTTACCCTTCCTTTTAATTTTTGAAATTAAATCTAATTCTTCATTAGTTAATTCCATTTTTTTCCATTCTAATAAAGATTTCATTGAACTTTGTGAAATTGAAAAAAAAGCCATTAATTCTCTTATATCAACTTTCTTTTTTAATAAAAGGGTAGCCGCTTTTGAAGAATCGAATTCACGAGATTCAGCAATGTAAAAATCAAGCGCAGCATGTTCATCTATTGAAATGCGATCAGAACAATTCTTAACAAATTTTTTACAAAGACTGGTTAATCTACTATTTTCAGCTTTATTAGCTTCAATTCTTTTCCATGCAGCTTGGCAATCCTCAATATCACTTATTATAAACTTATAAGGATCATCGATATTGTTAATAAAGTTTTTATTAAATAACGGGCATCTTCCGTCCTCACCTATATGACAATAATGACAATATTCATTTCTTATTGGTTGGAAAGCTGTACCGTCATCTTTTAACATTTCTTTTTCAATTTTTTGTATTGAATCGTCTATCCATTTAAGAGCTCTTTCTTTTGCAGCTTCTACATTTGGGACTTCATATTCAACAGTTTTTCCGTATCTTATGTAATTAATACGTAAGATTATTTTATTGTATTTATTGTCACCAAGAAGTTTACTTACTAACAATAAATATACAAGCATTTGCATATCTTCCTGAAGTTGGCGTTGTGTCAACATAGTTCTGGACGACTTATAATCGGTAATTATTACATAATCACCATAATAATCTATTACATCAACTATGCCTCTAAAAAAAGTTTTATTAGAATAGAAGTCTTTTAATCTATTCCAATCTTTATCAAATGCTAATTTCATTTCAGTTACATTTACATCGCCTGGAGTAAGCGAAAAATCATGAGTCTTAGCAAATTTATACATAATTACTTTAACATCATTAATAATATCAGTATCTATACATTTAAATAAATTTAAAGCATCCTGTATTATAAAATCATATGATTCATAATCAGGCATAGATGGGATCTCGTATGAATCATGTTTTATATCTTGATCCATCTTATATGTCATATCAGCTAAACCTTTGGTATTTTCAAAGATTTTTTTTATTTCTTTTGGATTATCATATAAAAATATTCCAAAATCTTTATTATTAATATCTTTTAAAGGTTTATTAAAATCATTAGAAAGTTCTTTTAAAACTTCAGCGTTTATAGATAATTTTCTTGAATTCGCAAAAGAAACAAACTTATTAGCAAATAATTCACGATTACACCACTTGCCTGCCCATTCTGCTATTTTATGACAAATTGATCCTGTGGTTAAATAATTTATTTGTGGCTGTTTAATCTTTTTAATATATTGCATATACCATTTGAACGGACATTGATTAAATAAATTTATTCTTGAAAACGAATAAGCTTGAGTAGTAAACATCTTTCTATCATTTTCATCAGGAATTATTCCCATACTTTTAAAATCACTACTTGATACCATTTGAACATTTTCTTTATCTTTTGAAATCATCATATTAGTAGTATTAGCCTGTGCAAAAAGAGGAGTTTCTTCATGGCGTTCTTTTTCTTTTGCTTCATTTGCCTTCATTTTTACAAATAACTCTATTGTTTTTTCAGTATCATATTCAGCACCATGAGATTTAGAGTCGTCCCATTTAATTCCATTTTTTTTACAAGCTGCTTTTAAATTATTTCTACCACGACTTTTTTTACGGCACATAACTAATGTATCTTCAATATATTTTGGTTTTATTTTTAAAAATCCAAGATCAAATTTAATTATATTGTGACCAACAAGAGTTCTTTGATTAATAAACTTTGCCACTTTCTGATGTACACCGTCTTTAAGATAACTTGGTTCATCTTTTACCATTTCATAAGTAATACCATGAATTTCAGTTACTTTATGAGGTATATATCCAGCAATAGGTCTGCATCTTTGAACTATTCTTTCTCCACAATTTCCATCTAAATCAAATTCTATTGCAGTTACTTCTACAATTTCATCTAATTCAGATTGAAGTCCTGTTGTTTCTGTATCTGCAGCTACATAAGGATATCTCATTAAAACTCTCCTTCTTTCATATCATTTATAAAGCTTTGAATTTTATCATTTAAAACTACACATGCCTTAACATCATCAATAGATTTACTAGAACTTATTAGTTTAGACACTCCTGCTAACATAATCACCATTTCCAATTTATTAAAATCAGCTTTCACATTTGTAACTTCATTCCTTATTGAAACGCCATAACTTTTTTCTATTGAATTTTCAAGTTCTATCACTCTTTCATGAAAATTATTTTTTTCACTACTGAGATTAGCGATTTGATTAAAATATTTATCTATAATATTAGTTTTTTGTTTAATTGTTTTGCACAAATCGTTAACATGCTCTTCCTTTTTTTTATTTAATAAAATTAATCGTATGCAACTAGCTATAAGATAAATCAAAATTACTATGCTAAAAATTAAAATTAAATTATAAGGCATCTTGTCCCCTTTTATTTTAGACTATCAAGATAAAAGTTATTTTTTTTTATCTTTTTATTTTTTGTTTTTACACTTATTGTATCGTTATGTTTTATATCTTGAAATGTCTTTAAAATCATACTTATAACTACTCCATCAGAATTTTTAGGTTCCCCTAACCATTCAGTGCTATTTTGTAAAAAATCTTTTAAATCAATTTCTTCATTAACTTTTATAACTAAATGAAAATTTGCAGATATATTTAAAGTTTTACTTTTTTTATGTGACACTTTGTCCCTCCATATTATAATGATATGGGCGTGAATTTACGCCCATATCAACCACAACTCGATAGATACATAAATAATTCTTGTAAAAGTTCGGTGCTAGTGTCGAAAATATTATTGTGCGATCTTTTTTGAGCGCAAAATATTTTCGACAACAGGCGCAAGAACTATTACAATTATTATGTTATGCATTAATACTAATGCATACATTTGGTGAAACACCAAACAAAATACTTGTGGAAAAATATAACTAAAGATAGAGAATTCCGAATAGGTAAATCAGGTTCTTCTCTAGGAGCTTCATCCATTGGCTGAGGAGATGTTTTTCCTCTTCATTTGCGATCGATAAAATCGAAGCAAATGAAGAAGGTCCAACATCTACTAAGACTCCTGGATGAGCTCACTAGGAAGTACCGGCCAATTTACCGTCCAGTTAAAACATGCAATGCTGATGAAACATCAGCTAACATTCTTATATTATGCTCCACTTTAACAAACACAACTAAAATTGATATATGATAAAACCCAATGTTACAACGGTCCAGCTCCGTCAATACCGACGGGCTGGAAGCCGGCAAGGTATTGCGGGCGCGGACCTTGTAACGTTTGGATTTTTACAGATCCAATTATTTTGCAATATTCTTGTCGAAACAACAAGTTAATTCTTGTGTTCTTTAGCTTTTAGCGTCATCCCCTTCTTCATCTAACAGAGCATTACTTGCTTCTAGTTTTACATCATTTCCAATATTTTTATCGGAATCTTCTGTAACTTCAGCTTCGTCAGAGTTGCTATCTGCTTCACTTGGAAAGTTTATAGCTAATTCTTTTTGATCATCAAGTTCCATAGGAACTGGAGTGTCAAGATCTGCGTTATCACCAACAGATTCTATTAATTTTGCACCAGCGTTAACTAACATGTTAACTTCGCCTTGAGCACCTGGTAGTAGAGCACTTTTACTTTTCTTTAAAAAGCCTCTTTTAATTGGTTCCATTATCATCGCGGTAAATTTAGGAGATGGTTTTAAATCTGTAATAAAAACGTCTTTACCACCAGATTTTACCTTTTTATGTATAAGCATAAATTCTGCACCAAACAACCCTTCAAATGGAATGCTTTTATCAGCCTCTTGCTGTTTAACGGCATGGGCCGCACATGTTAATGACCACAATTGATTTAACGCTGATTCTATGCCCATTATAGTATTAATAGATCTTGTTTCAAATCTATATGGGTTTGGATTTAAGTCAATTGATGGAAAACATTTTAACAATCCTACATGTTTGCATTTACCAGCTTTAAAATCTGGGCATTCTTTATATGGGCATCCAGTATTACCGTTAAATTCTCTAGTAACCCATTTGCGCTTACCATCTGGATCAAATTCTAAAAATTTTGCCGGAGTATTTTCTCCATAACTTTTACAAAGAAGTCCTTCTGTTTTGGAATACATAGATAATGAACTTTCCCACATCTCTTCAATAGTCTTGTATAAACTAACTACCTGAAGACATCTTGGAGATTTAGATCCATTATTATGTTTTTCTAATGCCTCTTGAACATCTTTATTTAATACCCATTCTTTTACTGCTTCTGGTGTTTGAGCAGTTCCAACTCTTTTGGTTTTTGTTATTTCTACTAACATTCTAAAAAATCCTGCTGCTACTGGATGGTTCGTGTTATTAGAACCTTCCCCAGCAGCAAAACCTGCACTTATTTTACCACGATATTTAGTAATTTGATTTATAATACCATCTTTATCGTGCGTAAGTCCCTTTATCAACTAAAACCTCCTTAATTGGTTTAAAATTAATAATCCGGAGTTCCATCTTCCTCCATATGTGAAACATCAATTACAGTTGACGCCATATCACTTGCTGCATCTTCTTCATTAGCGGCGTTATTAGCAACAGCGTCTTCTGTAGGTTGAACTACTTCAGAGTTTTCTTCTGATTTTTCAACTATATATGATACACTTTTATCGCCAGGCATTGCTTTAGATAGGCTTTTAATCTGATATTGCGATTTTCCTTCATATAAAGTTTCATCAATGACAGCCATAACTTCTTGATTCATTTTGTGCTCTTTTACAAGCTCAAACTTATCATCAACTTCTTTGTATTCTGTTACTAAGTGATCTTCAACCCAACCAATATTACCAACATCAATTGAATCAAGACCAGTAAGAGCTACTAATTGAGGCTTCATAAGCCTTACTGTGTTTCCAACCTTTTCTTTCGTAGCGCCTTTTGCTGGAGTTAAAACAATATTATGAAACACTGTTGATCCAGCTGAAACTAAATCAGTTCCATCTACAACTGCTAAAGATAATTGCAACATCAAAGCTTTTGTCTTTTTAGCAATAGTTAATTTTGGAAACATATCCATCTCTTTAGTATCTTTATTACGCCACGCAAAAGATCTGGCTTTTACACGATATCGCCCAGGAACCTCTATTTTTTGTGGAGTTCCTTCTGAACTTGCTTGATCAGTGGTAGTTCTGATCTCTTTTCTGTCTTCCTCGGTAAGACTGTCAAAATGGTCTCTAATTGTACCATCAATCATAATACTCCCTTGTTAAGTTAAAAGATTGCTACTATTATTGTTATTACAAGTTATCCCTCTAAATCACATCAAAAAGGCAGGTCACCTTCAGCAATATATTCGGAAGGCTCTTCATCACACAATACAATAGTTTCATGCTGTGAAATCTCATCTTTTGTATCTATAGCCGTTTGACCTAACCTTTCAAAATCTATATCTATAATTTGAATAGGATATGGATAATTTTTTTGCCACATTCCAAACTCTATACGAACAGGCTCCATTGTAACACCTATTGGTTTAGGATCAAATATAGCTAATTTATTTATAATATCTTCAGGGACTTTTGGTAACAAAGTCATATTTTTTATTTCTTTATCTGTTGGACTTAACATTCTTAACATATACTGTATAAACCAATCATGCTTTTTTCTTTCTATTTGAAAAACTCCATGCAATAATAGATATTTTCTTAATGCTGGAACTTGTTTAAAAATAGAATCTAAAATTAATTCTCTTTTAGAATCAAAATTATGAATTGCTAAAAGAAAAACTTCAAATTGATCAGATAGATTTTTATATTCTTTACACCATCCAATTTCGATAAAAAAGTCACATAACGATTTAAGTTCATTCATTTTCCATTTACTTATACTAACTTGCGTTCCGCTTCTCAAGCTTGCCATCGCCCTCGCTAAGTATTTTTGCAGTTTCAATGATCTTAAGATGAGGTTCACTCGCTGTAAGTTCGAGGATATCAGATTGTTCGGCATTATCTCCCTCCTTCAATCTTTTTTCTAGCCAATTATTAAACATTTTAGTCTTTTTATATCGACCATGTTTTGTACGTACAATACAATTCCTCGTGATTAAAGTACTTATTAATTTTTGAGATGCGTCACCTATAAACATATCATTTGATTTAATTTCATCTGAATTAGCATTTACCATATATATAGTTCTATCTGCAACTCTACATAAATAGTCAATAAATACTTGCTTAATCCCACCATCCGTAAGGTCTTCATCTTTAAATAGAATATCTATATTTATATATTTCAAAATATTCATCATAAATCTCATATCACCTAATGTTTCTGCTTTGCGTTTCATTACAGAATAACTATCTAATTTCATATTAGGATGACAATATAATTCATTTAAAAATTCAACTATATAAGCTACATGCTCTTTTGTAACACTTACCTTATCCCAATCATTTGGCATATGAGAGTATAAAAGAGTAGCTAAAGACACCGACAATCTAACAAGTTTAGCTCGCATTTCTTGATTAATAAGTTCTGTTGATGAATGAAATTTTTTAAGTAATTTTATATGAGCTTCATTAATATACTCTTCAAGACCTTCTTCAAAAATAAAATCTTCAGGTTTTCTGGAGTATGCCCACATAATAAGATGTCTACATTGAAATTCAGTAAACTCAGTTGCTATAGGTTTATAAGAAGACGCAAAATCATTACTAGAAATATCATCTCTTCTAACTACAAAACCAAGATCAAATCTAGATAAAACCTCACTCTTATAACACAAGTCTTTTAAAAAATTAATACCATAACTATATCCTTCTTCTGTATCATCATGCATTACACGTTTGTTAGATAACATAATTTTCCTGGTACGTGCAGGTGACTTTCCAGATACAATTTTATTTATTTCAGCTATTCCACTTGATCTCATAGGAGTTAAATCATTAAGTTGATTTATGCTCAGATTCGCAAGTTCGTCTATAGTTAAAAGGCCGCCATCATTCATAGGTATTTTTCCCCATTTAATGGCATTTTGATTCATAAATTTAACTATGCCTCCTAACAATCCAGTTCGTGCTACAGCATCAGAACAATCAACCTTTTCACCTATCTTATAATGATTATGGAAAAAATCAGCTACCAACGTCTTGCCGCAACGTGAGTCTCCAGCCACAATCGACTCTACCCATCCTCTAGTTACATTTGGAAGTAACCTTTTATTTCTAATTTCAATTGGAGAAAAGAATGTTAAATCAAGCATCGCTATAAGTTCTCGACGCCCATCCAGCCCAATAGCGTTTCCAAACGCTTCATATCTTTTATATAAATGCTTTTTTATTGACTCACCTTTAGCTGGCCTGAACACTTGAAACAGATCATGCGTTTTTTGATCCATTTGAAATTTTTCAATAGATGTAGCAATAGGTTCTGCTTCATCTAAAAACAATACTACATATTGTCCATTCCAGGCGGTAGTTTGAATACCTTTAAAAATATAAGATTTATTTGGATACAAATCCTGTTCACCAATCATATAAGCATGAATATTAATATCAGATATTCCTGTTTTTTGAATATTTGTTTTCTTAAACTCAAATTCTTCAACATCTCTTGCAAGTTCAACATGAGATATTTTTTGTGGATTAAAATTTACTAATTTTACAAAAGGACAAGTCTTTGGTATTCTTAATAATTTTTTTTGCTGAGTATCCATATCTCTTGCTGGCGTCTCAATCATACCAAGAATATCGTGTTCACTAAGCTCTATCATGTGAGGATTTTTTGTAACCGTTGGGTGAGTTCCTGCTCTAACAAAATTAAATACTACAGGTTGTTTTGCATCAAATTCAGGCATACATGATAATACGCAATTACTACAACTTCTACGTCTTTCATTTTCATAATCTAATAAATTACATGTAGCTTTACATTTAGTCCAGTAAAAATAAGATCTACTATCAAAATTAGAAACAGAAGCTATAAGTTCTAATTTTATATTACCATTTGGAGAATAATATTTTGCAGTTCTAGCCTCTTGAAGAGTAACTTTACAATTTTTACAATCTTTTCTAGAAAAATCTTCTGTATATACAGGAGTGTCTTTAATTAATTGTAAATATCTACTTAGCGCTTGACTTTCATCAAAACCATTTTTTTTCATAAAATCAGTAAAATCTGTTTCTTTTCTTTTTTGTTTTCCATTTACTTCTTTCATTAATTCTGGATCTAATCCATATTTATTAATATCAGACTTATCAAGATCAATTATTTTAATTTGCTTAGCAAATGGATATAAAGAGTGAGCTAATTTTAAAGCACCATCTCTTCCAGCTTTATCTGAATCAAAACAAATAACAAAATCTTTATTACCAAATAAAGCTTGGCATTCTTTTTTGCTAAACATTTTTAAAATATTAGTAATAGACTTAGATCCCATTGTTACCGCACCATCAATGCCAAACGCTAAAGCACAATAAGCATCAGGTTCACCTTCAAAAAATGTTATATGAGAAGCCATTAAACTACCTATAGGGGTAGCCTTCATATCACGCCCTCTATGCTTATGCACCCATTTATAGGCTTGATTTGTATTCCATGGATCATATGATTTAAGATTAACTAGATCGCCATTACCATCTATAATAGGAAAAACAATTCTACGACGTTCATCAAGACCTATTTGATATTTATTAATCAAATCTATAGTAATATTTCTGGTGTTGTTTAAATACAACAACCGATCTTCATCTTTAAGGAGTCTTTTAACACATACATCTAACTCTGACATTGGAGACGTGTTCATTTTTTTTACTAGATCTGCTAATTCTGATGGTAGTATGTAAGGTTTTCCTGTTTTTTGATAGTATTCGCTTTGAATAGAATCGTATAATTTTTGTATATTTTCACAATCATCTTCAAAGTTTGGATCATCTTTATTTGTTGGAATGTCTTTAAATGTATTTTGAAGATTACAAAAATCAATAACGAAATCAGTATAATGTTCTCCGTATTCTCCACCCTTAAGATAATCACTCCAGTATGACTGGAAATTACCAGATATGCCGCAAGTGAAACATTGCCACTTGCCTGTATTATTATCAACTGATAATGAAGGGAAAGTATCAACTCCATCATTGTGGCCACCAGTATTCCAACAGTAAAAATTCCCGTCTCCCTTTTGTCGCCACCCCAACCTTTGATATACACTATGGAATTGATTTTCCATTGCTATTTGAGCTGCTGCGAATAATGATTTTAGAGCGTCTTTTTTTACATGATACTTTCTAGTACTTTTGTTATTCATACGACTGCCTTCCTGAAAAAAAATATCCTTATATAAAATAAGGATATTAATTATAAAATATTACTTAATAAATCTTCATTATTATTATCGGTCTCGTAATTGTCTTGATCGTCATCTGAGGTTATATCATTAAGATTTGGAGTTATATCTGGTAACTTTTTTTTAGATTCTTCACTTTCAGGGATTAGCATTGCATAACTTTTCATTGGTCTACACATTATATTTTTAGTATTTTTTCTTTCTATTGCCAACACCAATACAACTACTTTTTCTATTTTTATTGCGATTTCACAAGCTCCTGCAAAACCAGCAGCTTCATGCAGTTCGCATTGAACCCCATTAGAGAGTTCGATTTTAAATAACATTGTATCTGCCGCCATAATTGTCTTGCCTTCTTTGAAGATGTATTAAATATAGCATTAATTTATGATTATTTCAATCACAATATGTAGGATGTTTTTACCGTTTGTAAATAAAAAAGTATTTTAATTACTACTTATTTAACATGTTTAAACACAACGCAATGTACATAGCTACATTTTATGTCTAACATATGGTACCACTATATATAGATATTTTTATTTTTTATTTTTTAAGGGATTCTAAACTTTTTTTAGCACTTTCTTTTACTATATTTAAAAATTCTTCTTTTAAAGAGCCATTACTGAATATTATATCAGATGGGTCTAATATGTAAAGCTTTGTTGCTAAAATAATATTAAGCCTTGAAGAGTCTTTGTTAGCATTTATTAATTTATTCATTTGTTCTCTGAGTGAATTATTTTGTCTTAATAGCTCACGTCTTGATATTTTGTTCATAAAACATTTCCTTTTTGTTAATCAACTTGAATTCCTTTTAAATCAAACTTATCTATCATAGTTAATAGAGCTTCAGCGTTTCCTTTTGCATCATCTACTGGGTTATGAGTATGTTTAGTTTTTCTAAGATGTTTAAAATTTTTCCTCATATTGCCAACAAGTCCTTTATAAAGGTCTCCTATATTTCTTGACGAATGACCAAACGGATCGTAACCAAGATGCTCTATAAAATAATAATGTGTGAACATCCAATCAAAACCATTATTGTCTGAATAATAAATAGGACGACCATTACTATTTTTTTGTATCCAACTATTGAATTCAGACATAGCTTTTAAAGCATTACAAGGGTAAAGCATTGTTTCAGCTCTTGTAGTTCCGATTGACTTTAAAGCTTCTGTTAACCAATTGTTAGTTTGAGGTATTATTTTTCTATGAAAAGTTACATCTAATTCACCATGCTTTAATAATACAGCTCCAATTTCTATCATGTTATAAATTCCAGGCACTGGGCCGTCTGCTTCTATATCGATTATAAAATCACTCATCTCACCCCACTTTAAAAAATTAATAATTAAAATGTTGTCTAATTTCTTCCTCAGTTTTTTTAGTTTTATTAAAAAATTTTCCACATTCAACGCATACAAATATATCATCTAATTCAGTCAATCCATGTAACCCATCTGAACTATCTGGACATTCATCATTTGCCATAACGTTTTCAACAGATATATCAAATACACTATCAATTTTTGGCTCAAGTTTATTCAATGTTTTAGATATTAATTCAGATACAATTACCCAATCTTTTTTGCTAGCTGATATAGGTGCTGTAATTTGAATAAATGGTGTATCTATTTTTACTATATCTTCTATAAGTTTTTTATTAAAATATTCCATTTTTATAATATTCCTTTTTTTTAGATAAAAAAAAGACCTGTCATAATAACATGACAGGTCTGCATAGGAAGTCGAGGTTTCCTACTTTGCTTCTTTTTTTGTTGTCTTTTTTGTTGTTCTGTTTTTTAGCTTTCCACCAAAAAACATCCCTGCTGCACCAGCTGCTGCTGTGACTACATATGAGCCAATTTTTATTGCGAGTGCCATAAAGGCCTCCTTTTTAAAGAAATATGATATCTACACTTCTATTCCATTATAGTTATACCACGTTTTTGTTAAAAATAACAAAAAATCTTATGCTTTAACTACCACGCCATCTTTTAACAAATATCCTGGAAAATTAGTGTTTAAAACACCCTCTTTAGCGCTTTTTAAAAGAGCCTTATGAGCTCTTTTAACCTTTTCTTTGTTAGCGGATCTTGCAGCTAATTTTAAATCTTTGTGCTTCTTTAAATTTTCTCTCCACACATTGTCTGGCATAATGATTTTCCTTTCAATCTTTAAGAATGCTATCCATTTTTATATATTCTTTTTTAATAAACTCTTTGATGATATCAAAGTCAATCACCTCAGAATACCCACTTTTAACTTTAATGAGCAAACCCCCTGTTGTATACGATTCAATACTATAAGAAACTTTATGAGGTATTACTTTGTATTTAACATACCCATATATCTCCTCTTGTTTTATATGAAAATTTTTAATTAATGTTATTTTATGCATCTTATCTCCCTTTTCACTCAAACATATCGATTTGTTGAATTATTTGTCGAGGCTTCACGTTTAAAGTCTTATGGCCAAGCTCAGTTATCATTTCACCTGTATAACTAAATATCCATTCTTGAATAAATTGCCGGTGGCATGGCCTTCCTATCTTTTCATAACAACATAAAACACAATCTTTGTATTTTTTAAGAATAGTTTCAGGGTTAAGGCCTAGAAGTATAAGATTAGCAACATAAGATGCCTGATAACTTTCAACGTTAATTATATTAAGCTTAAATCTATCTAATAACTCTGAGTTTGGAGCCAACTCCGACGCCGTACTGTGGCGCCACCATTTAGGTGTCTTTGCTGCTATAGAAAACAGTTTAAGCTTTCCTGATTGAACTAATGGATGCCTTGTTGCTCTACTAAAATATGATACTTTCATAGTATTCTCCTGGTATAAATAATTATATTTACTATCATAGTTATACCAGATTTTTGTTTTTAATAACTGTTTTTTTTATAAAATTAAATAAATCTTCAAATATAGTCGATATCATTAAAATAATTAATAAAATCCCCATAGATATGCATGCTATTATTACACACATTCCAATGTAACCATATTCTATTATTTTTTTTAAAAAAGATTGAATTGATTTTATGGCTTTATTTTTATTATTTGTCATTAACACTCCTTTTCTTTATTGTAAAAGTTTTTTTAAATATTGAAGATAACTATCGTTTTCACACATACATTTACCAGGAGAATCACTGATCTTAGCCACAGGCCTTCCATTGACCTCTACAAGCTTATATACGTTCTGTAGAGGTATTATACCAACATCATTGGTAAGGTTAGTGCCGATGCCGAAAGAACACTTTATTTTTCCTTTACAATAATCAGCGATCTCTATTGCTTTTGGGATAGTAAGGCCATCTGAGAATACAATAGTTTTTCCAAGCGGGTTTACTTTTAAAGACTTGTAAGACTTAATAATCTTTTTAGCAAAAGTAATTGGGTTTCCCGAATCGTGTCGAACGCCATCGTATACTCTTAAAAAGTATGGCTTAGAATCTTTAAGGAATTTATCAACCCCAAGTGTATCTGATAACGCAATAGATAATTGACTCCCATAAAAATTACGCCAAATATCAAGTGCTTTTCGTTGAGAATCAAGAGGGTGACGAAACGCTTGATAATAGCAAACAAATTCATGAGCGAAAGTGCCTACTGGTGTTAAATTAAAATCCATAGCAAGCTTAACATTGCTGGTTCCAGTAAAAATTTCTGACGGAAAAATTCCAGAAAGATTCTTAATAACAGTTCTATGCCATTTTCTAGTAAACGCTCTTCTTGTGCCAAAATCTACAAATTTGAATTCATTATTTTCAGTGTAATCTACTATAAGCCTCATTTTTTCATTTAGCCTCTCCATACCAGTTTTACGCTCTACAGAGTAGTCGTAATGTTTATTATTATGAAGTGAGTATACTTCATGTACTATTTGAAGAAGATATATTTCCCACATCATAACTTGTAAGATTGGCCCTTCAGCCCATATTTCGAGACGTCCAAGATCATTACTAATATGAAGATATTGTTTATCAAGTTGGAATGTCTCAAGATAATTCAAGTATTCAGAGCAGAAGAATGATAAGTTTCTTAGATAATTAATTTCCTTTTTAGTGAACCTTAAATTACACAAGTTTATTAATCTTTTATCAACTTCATCTTTACACTTATATAAATTTCTAGTTTCTTTAGATTCATTTTCATTTCTACATTTAAACCTGTATTTAGCTATGCTATCAGAATCTTGATAAAAAAATATCTGCTGCATAGTAAACTTGTACAGGTCATTATATAATAAACTTTGCATAATATTTTCTCCTTATAGATCACAAACGAGATCTGTTTTTATTATAGATGCACCCATCTTGTTCATTTCTTTAATGGCAGTTTCATGGTTGTCTTCATTGCTAATAAATATTCCCGCCGTTGCGTCTTCAACAACATAAACCTTATCTAAGATATGTCCCATTTCGTTAATTAAACCCTTGACTGCTGCTATAACACAAAAATTTGTAGCCACGCCAGAAACGACAACGCTGTCTATGCTATTAAGCACAAGTATTTTTGTAAGGTTGTCTGGTTGTCCAAGCTCTTTGTCCCATATGTCACACGTTGCCTTTTCAAAAATATAATTGCAAACAGGTTCTACTATAAAGTTTGAAAGTTCACTTCCTAACTTACTTTTTATACAGTTACAAAAAACCATATTTGTTTCTGGAATTTTCTTATGCCCATCTGTATTAGCCATACAATGCGGAGGGAACCTATTAAACTCCGGGTCGTCATCTTTATGAGTGTCAACAGTAGCAACGATAGGAATTGAGTGATTGCAGCAATGAAAGGTTAAATCTCTAAGGTTTTTCTTAATATTTTTTGCGCCCGGAACGTACAATGCTCCATCCTCATTCATAAAATCATTTTGTGTATCAATGTCAAGAAATAAAAAGTTACCCATAATAATTCCTTTACTTTAAAAATTAAGATTGTTTATTTTATAGTTTATGTAGACGGCCATGACAGCCGTTTAGCCCACATTTCCTGTGGATATTTTCTTCAGGAAGAAAAAAGGCAGAATGACATCTGCCACACGTTAATACACATGATCTTGTACTATTCGTATCTTTTTCTTCCTCACATTTATCTTTGTTTAAATTGTTTTCAATGCGGGCTACGGCATTACTGGCACCCCCTTCAATAAAACATCCTTTGCGTATAGCTGTTTCTGCAGCAGTAGTTAATAATGCTGGCGCATATGTCATAGGTGCATTTTCTATCGCTTCTTTGATCTCTTCAAATTTAAGCATTTGTACTCCTTTATGATATTTTTAAATAGTTTTGTTGTAGTTAAATATAGAAATATTCTACACTATAGTAATATCAGATTATATGTGATAATAACGCCTATAGCTAAAAAAGCAAATCATTTTATAGATTTGCTTATTTTTATTTAGTTTCCCATATATTCTGGACTACTTATAATTGTAATGCATTCTTTTACAAAAGCACTTATTATTAATGCACTTGAAGTTATAAGACAAACCTCCTTTAAATTCTTTCTATTTTTATGATCTTCTATCTGACACATAAAAGATCGTTGTTCATGGACCGACATATGTCTTTCGGGAAATACAAACAGTAAACTTCCTTCAAGAGATTGTTCTTGTTTACCGAAAATATCTGATATTATAGCTCCACCTACATCACAAATATAGTCAAACCTTTCGTCTCTTGGTGGTATATTTCTAGAAATAATTACTTTACAATCAAACCCCAAGTCCATTTTTTCAGTAGCTATACTAATGTCTTCTTCAGTACGATCAAACCAAATATTGAAGATTTGATCTAATGTTTTTATTGTAGCCATAATTGTCCTTTCTTTTTATATTTCTTTTTTTTTATTATGGTTCCTTTACACTTAGTTGATGTCTATGACATTCATCAAACATTTTCTCGACGAAATTTAATTCACTGAATATTTGTCCAGCAACAAATTCATTATTAATCCCAATTGTCAGATCTATTTTATATTCATTTATGGCCTTTTTAACTTTGTTGTACTCACGCATTTTCCGTTTTACTTTTCTTTGCGTTGTTAACATGGTCCGCTATCCTTTATTAAATTTAATAATTTGTGCAATTCAATAAGCTTCGGTACTTCTTTTTCAAAAGTCTCAATAGAAATACTATTAGGCCCATCACATTTTGCATTATCAGGGTCAGGATGAACCTCAAAAAATAGTCCATTAACATTTTGACATATTGCAGCTTTAGCTAATGGAACCGCTAATTCTCTTTTACCGGATGAACACCCATTAGCACTTCCAGGACTTTGTACACTATGAGTAGCATCAAATATAACAGGTACACCTATTTTCTTTAATTCATGAACGCCAGCAAAGTCAACTACAAGACGATTGTACCCAAAGAATGTACCTCTTTCAGTAAGCATACATCGATTACTATTAGCTTTAAAAATTGCATACTTCATATTTTCAGGTGACATAAAATTACCCTTTTTTATATTTATAGGTAAACCAGTTTCCCCGGCGGCTGCAAGTAAATCTGTTTGACGGCAAAGAAAAGCAGGTATTTGAAGAACGTCAACTACTTTTGAAATTATACTAGCTTCATTTGGAATATGAATATCCGTTAATATTGGAAGCCCAAATTTACTTTTGATTTTTTCGAGTATATTTAATCCTTTTAAAATACCAGGTCCTCTAAATGAATCTACAGATGTACGATTAGCCTTATCATATGACGCTTTAAATATTATTTTTATATTATTTTTTAATGAAATGTCTACTAATCTTTCAGCAACCTTAAAACATAAACTTTTAGATTCTATAACACAAGGTCCTGCAATAAAAAACAATGAATCATTAAACAAAATTACCTCCATTTGATTAATAAAAAAGATGGATAGAGAAAAGGAATCAAAAATATAGGGAAAAGAAAAAAAACTATATTTCATCTAAAAATCTCTATCCATGGTTTAATTATATTTTTAAATTAAAAAAACTTATTTTATTTATTAAAACATTTCTTATATTTTTTTGAAACAGTATAAGCTTCTTGTAAAAATTTTACTCCAGCTACACTTTCTGGATCGCTACCTGAACTGTAACTACCAGGTTCTTTATGTTCATTTGATAGTTTAACAAGTTTTTTAAAATAAGAATGTAGAATTTTATTTTCTTTCAACAAATCCTCAGTTGAAATCTCAAAATCTACTATTACTCCCGACAACTTGTACACATTTTTCCATGTACCACCGCAGTCGTAGCATTCAATACATTCAATAGCAACTCCATCGTCCTGTACTTCGATCTTAGATAGCGTGTTGATATTCTTGCTTTGACAGAATAGACAGATATTACCTTCTGATTTAAGATATTTTTCTTCATTCATTTTTATTTAACGCTCCTTATTTAAACATTTGATTTTAAACTAACAACCGCAAAGATAGGTTAAATATTTTTGGCACCGCAGACGTTTAAAATTCTTATTTTTCAACGATTTCTATAACTACAGTATTTCCCCTTTGTCATAAATCGTAATGCAAAACGAAGTCCCCATTTTTCTAACATCCATGCGTACCATATTCCAACATCAATTATAATAAACGCACTATACTGCATAATGCAAGCTAAAGGTGATTTTGGCTCTGTTATGAACGCAAGAAGCATATGAATAAAAAAAGCTGCCAATAACGCGATGCACATACCATTTTTATTTACCATAACATTTTTCCTTTTAAGTTAAATTTTTTTGCCACAATTTACACGCCTCGCTTCATCATTACAACATTTTATACATTCATCTTCGTCTTTTGTGTGTACTTTATTTTTAAAATGTATTATATGATTAGTAGGTCTTTTGCATTTATCACACCATTCCCATATTATATTACTCATAATTACTCCTTTCATGTTTTATTATTGTTTTCGCCATTCATGCAATCGGCACATCCAACATCCACAACTTTTATTTGGGGTTTTACCACAGCTACTTGATGAACTTGGGCCACTACCAGTTGGATACCTTTTATCATATTCTTTCCAATATTCTTGAATTGTATATTTAGATGTTTTATTATCAGAACTCATGTTTATTTTTCCTTTCAACAAAATTGTTATCTTAAATATAATAGTGGACACCTGACTTATCTACGCAGAAGGGCTTAGATTATACTCCCGTTTCAGAGTCCGGCTTTACTGTTTGCCGAAAAAATCGACCCGTAGTTGATCATTAGTCAAGTGTCCACGTTTTTTTCTCCATTTAATTTTATTAAAAAAAATGGGGAGAGCAAATAAGTATTTACTCTCCCCCCATCATCACACACATGTCCACGTCTCGTGGCATAACAAATCTACTATAATTATATCATATTAAATATGATAATAACAGAATAACTTTTTTTATTGATATAACTAAATCGATACTCTGCGGTGAAGAGAGAGTAGAAGCAGAGCAAAGGATACGTCGAGTTATTTAAAACGACGATCGGGCGTTTTAAATAATAAAGACCCGCCATACTAAAAGTAAAAGAGCCGATGAAACACCGGCCCATGTTTTGTTCTTATATCAACGTTATTTAAATTTATTGTCGTGGATTATATTTCTCACGATAAGTCAATGATTCGTTTTCCATATGATACTCATGATACATTTTCCAAACGTTACTATTAACGCTCTTGAGTCTAATAGTCTTAACATCACCTCCCAGGAATACTGGATGATCAGTTTGATCAAGAAATAACCAACCATCACTACCTTCACAACTTTGTACAATAGCATTTGAAAGCTTATATACATCTACTATAACGCCACCGCTTTGGCTTATCACAATGTACGGTGCTTTCGAAGAAAATAACACACCACCTCGTGCATCAGCGCTATCCCAAAACTTTGCACAACCAACAAACAATAATAATAAAGATAAAACAAACAACAATACAAATAAGCGTTTCATAAAATGCTCCTTTTTAATATTTAAAAATTTTATTTAGTTTTATATCAAAATCTAAAAAATCTTACATTGTAGGAAGTTTCGAAGAACTAGAAGAAGCGGAACTAGTTGATGAATTTGTACCAAAAATATAACCACAAAGATCAATTTTTTTTATAGCAACTAATTCTAACATTTGTTTTCCATCGTCATCGTTGCAAAAATAAGGAACTGCTTTTCCAAGATTTTTGTGGACAAACATTCCTAAATTAAAAATATCTTGGTTGGATTCGGGGGTAAATCCTACACAATCGTCTGCAATAATTTCGTCTGGCCTAGTTGATAATTTCATACTTCTCTCCTCGAATATTGTTTAAAGTTAAAAACAGGGGTATCTGGATTCGAACCAGAGAAAATGCCAGCACCAAAAACTGGTGTGTTGAGCCGCTTCACCATACCCCTTTAAATATTTTTATATTATGATACGGCTGATTGATAGATATACTACGCTTTCTCTTTTGTTATATACCAATAGGGTTCTTTTAGAGGATTGTCAATCTGTAAATAACTATATTTGGTTAAGTGTTCAGCTGCTTCAACAAATGTTTTCCCAAGCCTTATCATCATTCCATCGGAATTAATTTGTGTGAGATATATTATTCTATCTGAGTTCCCAAATTTTCCTTCAGCGTCGTCACCACTATCCCAAGATATAATTGATACTACATTTTTACATTTTATAAACATGCCGGATTTTATATCCGATGGTTCAAAAATATGTTTCATAATATTTCCTTATTAAAGTTTTAATTAAATTTAAAATTTACTACCATCCTATTGATTTTGATATTTCTAGTGTCATACCACCCTTTTCTTCAAATCTTTTTACAAAATGATCATATAAGCCTACGTTTGACATATCAAAATAAGGATGCCCAGATGGAGCAAATCTGTGAAGACTGGCTAGTTCTGTTTGGCTTAATTTATCTATTTCTTCTTTTTTAGTTTGTATTTCCTTTTTTGTCAACATATTTTCTCCTTAAATTATTATTCACTCGTATAAATAATGAGTTTCAAGATACTGCTGAAATGTTATATTAAAATACAAAGGAAGTGTCATTGCTATTTCATCCATGTGGGCATGTTCTACTTTAAGTGGTATACGTTCAGCGTTTTCATAATGATCATAATAAAGACCATTAACCTGATCTGGAGTTATTATCTTATTAACAACACCATATTCATTAGGCACACCAGCTAATAACCCTTTAAATCCTTTAGTCCTTTGAACAATATTAAATACATGGTCTATACTATTAGGAAGAGTTAATCTGCGCTCTTTTTTACCATTAATCTTATATTTCTTAGATACACTTCTTCTATGAAAATAAGTAGCATATCCATCAATAAAAATAGCTAAACTAATATTTAGCCTTAGTTTCTTTTTTAACATTCTTAAAGAATCTATTACTCCAAAACTTTTAGCTATTAAAATTATATTAGCATCAAGATCAAGCATTATTAATTTATTATATATTTCACGTTCAGTTCTTTTCCCAATACATCCTCTTGCGAAGATAAAATCAATTTTTGATGGATCTGCACATCCACACATATTAACAGCACGAAGAGATTCATAAAATAAACAGCTATGGGTTTTCTCTCTATTAGTGACATTAGATGTAAAGTGAACATTATATTTGCTTAACATATTATCTATTGGAAATTTATTTTCAGTGATCCACTCAGAACTTCTATTGTTACCTAATATGGTTATCATAATAGTTTTTTTCAATTTATTTCTCACCTTTCTGTATTTGTTAAGCATTGTAGATACCTATGTCAATATCATATTATTTTTTGCCCAAAATTTCGATATTCTGTTTTAAAAGGAAATGTTGAAACCAGCTTAAAAGAAATATTGGTAGATGTTGCAAACAGGTATGAATATGAAATAATACAGATGGAAGTGATGTCAGACCATATTCATATATTTGTTGGGGCCAAACCGACGGTTGCTTCGATAGATATAGTAAGAGTTTTTAAAAGTATCACTGCTATTGAATTGTTCAAGAAATACCCAAAGTTAAAATCTTTTTATGGTAAATGTGGCTCTCTTTGGTCGGTAGGAAAATTCATATCAACTATTGGTAACGTTTCTGCTAAGACAATCAAAAAATATATTGCAGAGCAAAAGGGAAAATAAAATATGTTGATACAAAGAGGCTACAAGTACAGAATTTTCCCGACTAAAGAGCAAGAAGAATCGTTGTTTCAATGTGGTGGTAATGCCAGATTTTTATGGAATTATGTTCTTAAAACAAATCAGGATTATTATAAAGAAACTGGTAAATTTAAGTTTTATTATGAATTAGCTATTTCATTACCAACGCTCAAAGAAGAGTACCCCTTCCTTAAAGAATCATTTTCACAATCTTTACAAATGGTTTTACGGCAATTTGATAAAGCGTTAAAAGATTCCTTTAAAAAAGAAAAAGGATTTCCATCTTTTAAGAAGAAAATGTTGTTGAATGATAGTTTCTCCTGTCCACAAAAATGGCGATTGGGAAAAGGGTTTGTTTTCATACCTAAAGTTGGAGAGATAAAATGGGCGAAACATAGGTCTATGAAAGGTAAACCTAAATCAATCACAATTTCACAAGATGGTAACAAATGGTATTGTTCTGTTTTGTGTGAATACAACATATCAGAACAAGAAAAAAGATATAATAATGTTGTCGGTTGTGATGTTGGTTTGAAAAATTTTGCCACGCTATCTGATAGTATTATAATAAGTAATCCCAAGCATACTAAAAAGTATGAAAATAAGTTAGCAAAAGAACAGAGGAAATTGAATAGAAAACAAAAAGAAAGTAAAAACAGATTCAAACAAAGACTTAAGGTTAGAAAAATTCAAAACAAAATAAAAGATACTCGTAAAGATTTTCTTCATAAAACATCTAATTTAATAACCAAGAGTTATGATGGAATTGTGGTAGAGGATTTGAATATAAAAGAGATGATGAAAAATCATTATCTCGCTAAAGCAATCGGAGATGTTTCATGGTCAGAGTTTAATAGACAACTTGAATACAAATGCAGATGGAATTTTAAGCATTATATCAAAATTGGTAGATTTGAACCGACAAGTAAGATGTGCTCAAATTGTGGTTGTATCCAAGAAATGTCTTTGAATAAAAGGATATTTAATTGTTCTGATTGCGGAGTATCAATAGATAGAGATTTAAATGCATCTTTAAATATTAGAAATATAGGATTAAGTACCGTAGGGCATACGGGAAATTACGCTTGTGGAGATAGTTCGTCGGAATTGTCGTTGAGGCAAGAAAAAGAATGCTTAGTAAACTAAGCAGAAGCCACGGGGCTTGCCCTGTGGAGTGTCACTATAATAGTTTTTTTCAATTAGCTCCTACCTTTCTATATTTATTTAAGCGTGCGCATATCTTTTGAAAACATTTCACGAAGGCCTTTTAGTTCTTGAACTCCGCATTCTAAACAATAAACTTCATTGCCTATTCCATAGTGGCCTTCATTTTTTTTAATTTTTCTTTTACATTTTTTGCATATCATAATAATACCTTTTTTAAAAGTTATTTTTTGCTTGTGTCTTCTGTGCCACGCGCTTTACATTTTAGAGGACGATGATTAAGCCAATGTATTGCTTCTTCAATCTTAGTGATGGCTATTGCATTTTCACGACAAGAAAAGTTACCATTTTGAAAATGCTGAAGACGATCAATTACAATTGCAAGAAGATCTTCCTGATAGCAACCATTTGTTTCAAATTCTTTAACGTGGCTTTCATGGAAAGATATCTTGGCAAACTCATCGCCTTCTCCCATTGTTGTACCTTCTGGTTGAGTCGGTCTTATTTCATATTTATGGCAAGCACCACTCGCGCCAGGTTCGTCTAAACAAACTATTTGTGTAGATTTTTGAGTTCCAATTTTTAATACTCTCATTTTTACCACCTTTGTTATAAAATTTAAAAAATAAAACTTATAAATGAATTTCCTTAAACCGTTTCAAAAATTTAATATCTCCATATTTTATCAAAAATAGTTGAAATTAATTTAAAATGAGGAGAGCATATATAGCATCCATCGTTTTCTCCACAAGTACACTTTTCTCCAAATAATATAAACATAACAAAGGAGTTAAAACAAATTTTAAGTTTTCGTATCATTTTTTTTACCTCATTTTATATAAAATTAATGTTAAAAAAAAGGCCGACCTTTAAGACGTCGGCCCAATAGCTGTAACTAAAATTGAAGGTTAAAGTGTTTGAAAAGAGGCAATAGTAAAATTTTGTAGTTCATTTCCCCGCAGGAAATGAGAATTTTACTAAGGCCGGTTTCACACACGAATAACCTATCATGTTATCACCACCATCTGTCGAAACAACAGACAATATAACTTACAGCTTAAAAGTACAAACAGGAGGAGTCCAACGGACTAGTGGTTTGCGTCCCACAAAGTATAGATAATAGGTTCCTATTTGAACATTCCCTATTATATACCTAGACCATCCTCCTGTTTTGTTATTTAAAATTTTGTAATGTAATTATAGTTGGCAATGTTTTTTTATTGTTTATACATTCTGCCAAATAGATCTCAGCCTTTATAAAAGATCTGACTTCTTTTAATCTTTCTTTAGGTACACCCCTAACAATAATTGTAAAATCGTCCTCAATTGTTATTATATCGTTTTTTGTATATTCAAAATCAGGAAACTGAGCTTTTAACATATCAATATATTTGTCTAAATCATCCATATCTTTTCCTTATCAATTCTCAGCTACTACTCCTTTATAAATGTAAATAAGACGTTTATACTCTTTCATAACTGATGTTTTATAATTTCCTATATAGTTTTTAGTTTTTTCATTTACTTTTATATTTTTTTTATAATCAGGACCTCCCAAATATCTCCTAACGGCATGGGTAATTTTTGCTTGATGCGTAGTTTCATTACTAACAACATATCCATCTGAAAAATAAGATAATCCTATTACTAAGTTTAATAAATCATTCCAAAGAGTTTCGTTTTCTACATATTTAATATCAAGTTTTTTACATACCTCTTCAGCCGTACCTTCTAATATTTGAGCAATTCCTTTAGCTCCTCCTTCTGATTTTAATGTTGTTCTAAAATTAGATTCAATCCTTATAAGAGCGGCGTATACTTCCCAATCTACTCCCGTTGATTCTGCAAAATCATAAAATATTACACTATAGTATTTACCTTCCCAATGGGATAAACCATAGGCAATGTGTAAAGTCTTTTCCATATTAATAATGGTCCGATCCTTTAGCTGATATTCTTTTATCAGTTCTTTACTAATTGCAAGATCAGTCTTAAGTGATTTGTATCTTAACGTATAAATTTGATGAAATGCTATCATTCCAATAAAACTTATAAGTATAAAATGCGTTATAAATATTAAAAATTTTCTCATATATATTCCTTAATTTTATATTATTGAAACATCTATTAATTTTTTATCGACATTTAAACTTTCAAGTAAGACAACTATATTTCTTATGGTTTTACAATCAATAAATATCTCTGTATTAATATCGATTTCAAAGTTATCTTCTATTTCCATAAAAAGTTCTATCTGATCAAGAGAATCAATACCAAGGTCAGATTCAAGATGACTGTCCATAATTATTTTTTCTTTTTTAATGGACAGTCTCTCAGATATTATATCAACTAGCTTTAACATTATTTTCTCTTGGTAACTTAAGCTTATTCCAGACATCATCTTCTAAAAAAGCGACTCTTGATTCGCCAATATTATCACCGAATATTTCCTTAGCTGCCTTTTCTTTTATAAGCGCCCATCCCCCTGTACGATATGGACTATCTTTATTTGTTCCATTTCTTACTGATATAAAGATAACCCCTTGTTTCATATATTCCTTGCATTTGTCACATGGTTCATAATCAAAAACACATTTTCTTGGAGCCTCTTCATCATTCTTTAAATGACCAAGTAATAGAACTTCTTTTTTGTCTTCTCCACAAAAAAAACATTTAGGTATAACTGGGTTAAGTCCATGTTTTTTACTTATTCTTAATGACATACTATTCCCCACCCCCAACTTAAAAAGGTACTTATAGTTTTCTTATTACCACCAGTAATCGGTTTATGTTTAATAATCATATAACCATTTTCCGTTGCTAATTTACAAAATCTTTTAAAATGAGATTTACTTTTCCATATTGGAAGATCTTTAGTGAGACAAATTTCTAAGTGTCCTTTTTTAGCATTTACTCTAACGCTATGATCAATATACTTTAAAAACGTTTGATATTCTGCTTCTGTAATTCCAATATCTTTACTTTCAGCAGTATTTGATATTTCTCTTGCTATTTTAGCTGTTATCATATTGTATCCTCTGTTATAAATAAAAAAGCTGATAAAATATCAGCTTTAAATTTCTACGCCATTCCATAGATCATCAAGAAAACATTCTGAAATTTCCTGCATAGCTTTCTCATCATTGATTTCTTGCTGTTCCGGGGCGTGGATTCTTGGATTGTACCCTATTCCCATTTTTGTTTCCTCCTTAAAATATTAATATTTTCAATATAGTTATACCATATTATTAAAATAAATAACAATGCTAAAAATTGCCATCGGCGACTTGTAAACAACATATTCCAAGCCCACGCCACTTTTGTACCATTATTTTTCTATCTTCCAAAACTAAAGCAATTTCATCAAATTCTATTCCAGCATCTTCTAATAATTCTGGTTTAACTATAGTATCATGTCTCACGTCTTTATCTTTTCTTAAAAGAACACGATAAGCTGGGTATACATTATTTTGCCATAACCATTCTATAGTTTTTCTTCTAGTTGATTCTCTTCTAGTAGAACAAATAATAATAGTATATTCTGCAGCTAACAATCTAACAAGATCTATAATCACCTGTACAGGTTCGTCTTCGTCACAAGTATCATAAAAGGCATCCCAATTTTTAGGTTTTTCAGTGATATATTTAAGTCTTGGCCCAATCTTACTTAATGTACCGTCAATGTCAACTACTACATATTTTTTCATGATTCTTTTTATCCCCTTTGTTCAGCTATAGCATCACGTAATAATTTTTGAAACTCTTTAAAAACTTTATTCTTATTAAAACTTACTAAATTAATATTAGAAGAAGTTTCATAGGTTGTATGTTTTGCTTTACATTTTTGACAGGATCTGCGTCTTCGTATATATAACCCATCGGGATGAGATCTTGAATCTATTACTTCCGATATACGGTGGCCACATTCTGGACACTTTATTCCTTCTGCTTTTTCCATAATATTTTCCTTTTAAGTTTCTTATGTTTTGTTACGTTCTTTTATAAGATCTCTCATTTCATTTATAATGGGCATCCTCTTCGTGTCTTCCAATAAAACGAGCTTAAAGTCTTCTTCCGATATACCTGCATCTAAAATATTTACAGCAGCTATATGAGCTGCAGAGGAAATGCTATATGCCTCTTTAACAATTTCATCGGTTCTTTTTTGTACTGAGCTCCTATTTTCATTTAAAGCCTTCTTCATATCTTCGGAGTTTTCAGGATAATACATACCAGGCTCAATTATTTTAACGTCAACCATTTTATATATTTCAATATATTCTGAACCACAATCATAACAACGTACTTCTTCTGATGCATTACCACTACTATCAGCAAGCACTTTTTCACCAGTACTAGTAATATTGTTTGATCCACATATAAAACAAGTCATAGGATCTTTAATCTGTTCTCTTTTTGATTTCATTTTTTTTGTCTCCGTTTTAATCTGTTTGCTTTAATGCTTCATTACATAAAAGCCTTATCCCTGAAAGCTTATCTGCGATAACACATTCTTTGCATGTTAATACATCGATTATTTGCATTGCTAATAAATGATGCGGTGCAGCCATTTCTTCAAAATTTGTTTCTGCAAGTTTTTTTTTAATGATTTTTTTAACGTAATCACGAACTTCATAATCTGATGGAAACACTACTTCATTGCTCCAAAGATGTATATCTTTTCCATTATCATCAAATACCTTTTCTCGTCCACAATCATTATTTACTTTTAATAAAAGATTATCATCTTTATCATAAAATAATTTTCCTATTTCAACTTCTTCAAATTTCATATAAAATCCTTTTTAAAAGATAGATGTAGATATAGTGACTTCACAAAACTATATCTACATCCTGGTCATTGCAACTACAATTGACATACAGACAAATATTTTAAAATTACAGCGGGGAGGGTGCAAAAGCTGCTCGGTTAATAGCTTTCTTATTAACCGGCGCGTTGTACCTCCCCTAGGTAGTTTTTAAATATTATGCTGTGGTACTAACTTAGTCTTTCACTTGTTGAAACAACAAGCATTTAAACTTGCAACTTTTATCGTCTATAAATTACTTTGGTTCAATCAATGTCTTCAACATCGTCTTCAGGATCGTCCAGGTCATCAAGAATACTCTTAAGCTCGTCTTCAGACTTACCTTCGAGAGACTCCCCTTGTTTCTTCTCAATAATTTCGAGAATTCGCTGTTTTTTAGCTTTTCTTTCAACAACCTTCTCGCACTTCTCCTTATGTGCTTTCTTGGCTTCAAGGACATTTAGAACAATCTTAAATTTGAGTTTAATTGTTCTTTCGCCACTTTTAGGGCCTTCCAAGAAATCCTCTTCCTCAAACTCTTTTATTTTCTTGTTCAAGCTTTTGCACAGTGAGTTAAGGTCTTCCAAACTGAGATCCCATAGATCCTCTGTTGATATATATCCACCAGGTATGTCAAACCTCAGCTTTACCTTTGCAGCTCTTGCAAACATTTCCATAGTCATAATACTTTCTCCTTATTGTTAATGAAATTATTTAGTAGTCACACTACTATTTTAATTGTTCTTGAAAAATTACCATCAACCTTAGCAATAATATCATTGTGTTGAGTTGATGAGAAACCAATTCCTGATAATTGCTTATCAGATTCATTTACTCTCATTTTTGAACCTAAAGCTTCAAATACGCGCTTATGGGTCAAAAGATCTTCTTTAAGAAATTCATTATAGAATCCCCTTGGAAGAGAGTCACTTTTACACTTTTCCAGGAAAAAGAAATAATGTTTGTTTCCAATCCCTTTCTGCCCGTCCCAGTAGTTTGGGCTAAACATAAGAGATAATACCTTATGAAAAGTATTTGTCTTTACTCCCCAGATCTCACGAGAAGATGCTTTTGAATCCAGCGACTTAATAAACTTAATACCATCTGTTTTGCTGAATTCTATTTCTGCAACAACAACATCTTCCTTGTGTCGAAGTTCTTTATCATAGTTGTATGTATAGATCTGACCATCATACTCTATTTCTGCAGAAAAACCACTTGTGCCGCCATTGTGAGAATAATTACGGACATAGAACTTATATTTTCCTTCTTTCATCTTATTAATATCTGTCCATACGATGTTTTCAACAGCCGCTACATTTGTTATAGGGTCGGTAATATCGACATCAAGCATTCCTGACGACGGATGACATTTTCCATGGCTTGGATAATAAATATGGTTTCTGTTAGGCTCGACACAATGGGCATCAAAATCGTTTTTATTATCAACCTGATCATTCCATTGTATAGAAAACCTCAAAACACCATCTACATTACCACCAGCATTCTTAACACGCTGTTTCATGCTATCGGTGATATCTCCATTGTATGACCAGCCGAAGTTATTGCTCCACTTCAGCATACTTGGAGCTCCTTTGTTAATAGGCGCTATCAAGCTCATCATATTACCCTGGTGTTTTGATTCAAGCATCAACTCAATATTTTTAGACTTAGGGATGATCTTATTTACAAAATCATCCATATTGACCTCTTCAACCCTGCTAAAACTTCGAGGATTTACTCCAGCATCATCTTTTAAGCCCTCAAATACAGATTGACCACGGTTTTTAACATCTCTGTCAACAAATAATACGTTATTAACATTAATATCATCGATTGTAGCAAACCTTCTTCCCAAAGAATCAAGATAACCGAGTTCCTGGATCTTCTTTTCAGCTTCTTCAACCATTCTCTTGGTGAAGATAGCTTTCGGGCGCTTATAATTAGTGGGAGCCATAACTTTTTCAAACTTAGTCACAGCATTGTCTAATTCAACGCCTGCTGAAAGATCTATCAACAATGTCCCTAATGCAGTATTTCTTATTCTTGCTATTGGACTACTTGCTGATATCAACCAACACCAATTATCCTTTTGTCCCTTTGGAACTTTGTCATATTCATCTTTAGCCTTAATAAAAGCATATATATTGCTTTTATATTCTTCACCACGATATAACGAACCCTGGTCGATCAATTCTAATATTGTCTGTCCGGCATCTATAGTTAATTCTTCCATAGATCTTTTAAAAACATTCTTAGAATCTCTGAAATTACTCATTATTCCAGATATTTCCGCAGGTTTTTTGATAAACTTCTTAGGAAGTTTTGTATGAAAATGCTCCCATACATGCACAGACCCATCTTCAAGAAGCTGTCGCGTCTTATCTGCTCCTAAATTTGCTTCTGAAGACACAAATATATCTCTTATTATAGCTCGTTTCACAAGCTTAGAAAGGGCCTTAGCGACAGCGTTGTAAGGATGAGACAGATCTTCTATATCCCATATTGATATAGGTTTATTATCTTTGATTGCAACGACATTTCCGATTTTCCGTATAAATGTTTTACAACAGTTGCAATCATATTCACATCTTTCTTTATGGATTACATTTGTTCCTTCGGGGAAAGATTGTAAATAAGTATCCCAAAGTTGTTCCTTCGATACATTAGCCACAAATAGTCTATCATTATCTTTAATAATAGCATCTAAATGGCTTTTCATTGCTTTTTTAAAATCTTTAAATTCAGCCAATTTAATCCTCCTTGTTCATTTTTTTATATTTAATTTCCAAACATTGTATAAATAAACTCCATATTATTTTTACACCACATTGTTAAAACAATCAGTATTATTATAATTGATATTGCTATGATTGGTATTGCGTCACGATCTTCAATAAATTTCATATGTTTTCTTTTCTTTGATATAATTAACTTAACTTTATCCATAATATTTTCCACTACAGGTTTAAGTAATAAAAAGTTGGCCGGTATTTACTTAATTTTTTACATACCTTTAAACGTTATTTGTTAAGCTTCCGCTTTGTTGATCCTTTTGCTCGCTGTTTTACAAGCCTGCGAGCAGCCTTAACAAGCTCAATGGCCCAAGAGTTTTCTGGTAAAGCTCTGAGACAAGCACCATGGATTCCGAAAGACACCTGAACCGGTTGATAATTTTCTGCATTCTCAATTAAGAAAGTTAATTCATTTTGGCTTATCTTCATATTTTTTTCTATCTCCTATTAAATTTTTATAATTTTTTTTATCTTTATATACATCAAAAATAGAATTTTCTAATCTTCTTATAACCCTGTGTACAGCATTAGGTAAATCTTTCTTGTTTATATATCTTTCACTTATCAGTTCCTGTAGTTCAGAAAGCAAAGACTCACATACTTCATGAAATGCACATTTATCAATTTCTTCCCTTGATGGCTTTTCTTTTATCCAATTTTCAGAATAAAATATTGCTATCATTCCTGAGCCTTCATCTAGATCATGCCAATATGCTGATGTTCTTGCACTTCTTTTTGATTGTGATCCTATAGTTAATTCAAAATCATATAGTTTAAATATTTCAAAGAAGTAAAATCTTACACGTTTTTCAAAATATTCAATAAGTTTTTTCTTAGGAATATTTATCATTTAGTTTCTCCATGCTTAAGTAATAAAAAGTTGGCCGGTATTTACTTAACTTTTACTAAAATTAAATCCACCCTTCAACTAAATCAGATTTTTTAGTACGGGCCGCAGTATACTCATAATAATGTTTCCAATCTTTACCACAATTATATACAACAAAGACATAGTCTTTACCAGATATACTTTTTATTCTACCATGTTCTACTTTAAAATCCGTTTTATAAGTAACATATTGACCTATAGAATATTCAAATTTTTTATTCACATTAATTCCTCACACTACTCTTTTTTCAAGAATAGCAATTTCTTTTTTAATTTTTTCAATCTTTGATTGTATTGATTCTTTAGTGTGTCCAAGTGCTATTAGATCCTCACCTTGAAGATAATTCGTATATTTCTTAAGATCTTTTTTACGGGCTTCTAACGCTACTTCCTGACGATTCTTTTTAGCTGCTTTGCCTCTCATAATAATCTCCTTAATTAAATTTTGATAATATTTTTTATCCTCATTATAATTATTCCATAAAATTAGGGATTATAACTTAAATGTGATGGTTAAAAAAGAGCAACCATTAATATAGTTGCTCTTTATTATTTTAAATAATGTTCTTATTACCAGGATATATAAAATGTGTCAGGTTGAGAGTGAATAAAACCATATTTACCATTTGATAGCTGTTTAGTAATTTCTATAAATATTTCTTTATCATTAAGATCTTTATAGTCATGATGACTCATATCTATTCGGACATTAAACTCACCATTATTCATGGCGTATCTTATATCCTTTTCAATAATATTTATAAGAACAAGTAAGCGTGGATCTTCCAGAATTTTATTGCTTAAAACAACCTTATTTGCCATTTCGTTGACTTCTTTTGCGGACAACATAATCTACTCCTTATAATCACAATTTTTAACGTAATATTTATTTTTATACTTAAACACGCAATCATCAGAACTTATATCAACATCTGCACTTGAGACGGTTTTTCCGTCTTTAGTTATTATAGTAACCCTATCAACATGGCCATATCCACCTGCACTGAAATTAAATGTTTTAATCTCACCAAAAAATACAGCTTGTTTGCGAGCATCTGCTATATTAAGTGATGTTTTTACTCCTAATATTAACACACAAGATACAATAATTATTATGAGAATTTCTATTAGTGTAATACTACCACAATTATTTTTCTTAAGTGGTAAAATTATAAGTTTAATTAACTCTCCAACTTTTGAAAATACAAAAAACATAGCTACGATAATTATACCAATAACTGAAACGGGCCATGCTAGTGAAAGTAAAGCTATTAACACCCACAATTCACTTCCTGTAACACCAAACATTACTCCTGATACTATTATACCAAGTAATGCTGGAATAAGATAACCTATTACCATAAAAAAATCTGAATATTGTGTTGCTTCCGTCATAATTTTTTCTCCTTTATACTGATTTTATAAAAAGCTTTCTATCTGAACGCCATTGGTATCCAAATTGTCTTCTTAACTCATCAAAAAAGTCTGTAAGCTCATGCTCGGCTATTGTGTCAAACATTTCACGATCGGTTTCACAGTTTTGGTCTTGTGCAAAACTTCTCGCAAGCTTAAGCGCTTCGGCTTTATTTAGATGTATTGCTTTCATTTTTATTCCCTTTCTTTGTTTATTCTTCTTCTGGTACCCCATATTTAGCCTCAAGAATACCCTCAATTCTTATTATTTAATCACATCATCCTTTTGTTCATAAGCGCAGCGTTCAATTATTATACCTTTGCATGGATAAGTAGTACCTGGATAACTTTCACTATTGCCCATCATTATAAAATTATCTGCTAATCTAAAACTTTCGTTAATAGCACCCTTATCTGTATAACCATCTTCCATACGCCTTTCCATAAGTTTTTGATAAATGGGGAGGGCTATAGACATACGTTTATTAATACGTTGTTGGTCAAGACTTTCTTTACAATCCTTTGACATATTATATCTCCTTTAATTGGTAACATAAAAACGATAACATTTGTCACACGGTTTACTAATAGATATACCATGTTTACATTTTCTTCTAGCCTTAAGTGATTTTTCTTTGTTAGCAATTATGTTTGATCTAATTTTTTGATTTTGTGTTACTACTTTCATCACGTTCTATTACTTTCTTTAGAAAATCAATTTCATCGTTGCATAACTTGAAGAGTTTTTTAGTAACTTTATATCTTTTATTTTTAGAAGAAAATATATAAAATAAATATTTTATAAATTTATAATATGGTGTACCAACACAAGTATTACCAGAAAATAATAATACAGGACATTGATAACATTTAGTAAATTTATTACAATAAGGACACTCTTTTTTCCTTATCCTTTTATAAAGTTCATAACTACATTTTTCTCCAATATTCTCCTCAATCATCTTAGCTCGTTCAGTCCAGATATCTAAAACTTTTTTATTAATCTTTTTCATCATATTCTATCACTTTCTTTAAAAAATAAATTTCATCATTACATAACTTAAGGAGTTTTTTAGTAATATGAGAAGGTTTATAACAAACAAAAGTTTCATAAGGTGTATTATAACAATTTCTATGTCCAAAATTTGCTATTGGGCAATCAACACAAGCTGATCTTTGTGAACAATAAGGACATGGTGTTAACATATATTTATTACGAAAAGATATAGTATAACCTTCACCTATATAATTTTCAATAACTTTTGCTCGTTTAGTCCAAATATCTAAGACTTTTTTATTAATTGCTTTCATTTTTTACCTTTTGTTTAAAATTTTCAAGATCTTCAGGTGTATCTATACCTATATTATCAAAATTCATAACTAAGCACTTTATCTTCATCTCATGTTCTAATGCTCTTAATTGTTCAAGTTTTTCTACCTCTTCAAGTTTACCGTGAGGTAAAGAACAAAATCGTTTTAGACTTTCCATTGAATATCCATATATTCCTGTATGACTATAAGCATTACGAAGTCTGCCTCGAATATAAGGAATAGGAGCTCGTGAGAAATAAAGAGCATTATTATTAACCGATAAAACAGCCTTGACAACGTTAGGATCTTGTAACTTTTTATAAGTAACATTACTGACTACTGTTAATATGCTGTTTGCATCAAGCTTTTTAACTTTTCTTGAAACAGCTTGTATAACGTGAAGAGGTAACATTGGTTCATCACCCTGTAAGTTCACAATAAATGAACAACCAAGACGATCTACTGCCTCCATTACTCTATCAGTACCAGAAACATGATCTTTAGAAGTTATCATCGCTCTTCCACCAAACTTGATCACCGTTCTATAGATTGTTTCATCATCAGTAGCAATAAATATCTCATCAAATGCACCAGATTGCTCTGCTGATCGATAAGCCCACATAACAAGGGGTAAATCATTGACAAATAAAAGGGGCTTTCCTGGAAGTCTCTTTGATGCATAACGTGCAGGTATTATACATGTAACACGATCATTATTTTTCATGGTTTTCTCCTATTTTTTTTCGTCCCACATAATGATTTCCAGTAAGAAATCAATCTCATCTTCACAAATCTTAATGGTATCTTTGTCAATAATTTTACCTTTTTCAATTACAGTTTCCATGTTATAATAAGGCGTGTTATTACAATGTCTGTATTTATTATCTTTTTCAATAAGAAGACAGCCGTCACAACTACTCCCAAAACCTGTTTTACAATAAGGACAGGATTTCTCCCATATTTTACTAATCAATTTAATGGTTAGTTTTTTACCTAGATTCTTCTTTATGAGCAACAGCCTCTCAAACCAAATACACAGTACTTCACGATTAATATCCTTCATTTTTTATCCTTTAGTCGGGTTAATTTTTTTATTAACTTATCGTTATCAGCGATATGCCCACGTAGTTCTATATTATCATCTTTAGTACGCTTTATAAGATCCTTTTTAGCATCATCATATGTTTCAAAGATATTACTCCTATCAATTGAAATACTTGTGTCAACAAATTTAACCTTTAGCCCTATTTTCCTTATAGAAATTCCATGTTCTCTTGCACTATTGCGTTTTACTTCAAATTCTTCTACAGATGCTTTTATAATAAATTTCCTGCCAGAATACGACATTCTTGGAATCACATCTATATCCTCTACAACAATAAAAACTTCTTGTCCTATCTTTAGTTCAGATATCATAACTTTCTCCTTTATACACGATTAAATTCCTTTTATAAAAAACCCTCTTCGATAAGTATTACCACAATATTTATCACGACTGTTGTAGCCACCGCACAAACCCACGGGCATTCGATATACTTTCTTTCAAACATGTTTAGTAGCACTAAAAATAATATTGCAAGTTCCATAACATTCTCCTAAACACAATGAGGTTCGTTGTTTTCTTCTTCAGCTTTCTTTGTTACTGACAACTTCTTAGCTAACATAACTCCATAGCCAATACCAGCAGTAACTAACATTACTATCATTATCATAACTACTAATGAAACTACCTTACTTATAATACTTGAATTGGATTTCATAGTTTTTTCCTCACTTTAAGTTAAAATGGCTCCCCTAACTAATAATTTTTTGGCCGGGGGAACCATTAAAATTCGTCATCCTTAATAACTTTTTCATCTTTACATTTGTTAAAAAGGATCTCAAGACAGTCGGTTTGTTTTACCAGGTTTAAATGGTTTTTACGGTGTTCATCATAAGCTTTTATAATAGCTTCTTTAATTTTAGATGGAATTCTAGGAACATTTATATATTGTTTAGTTGCTTCAAGATCCAGGTTATGTCGTTCTATATTAAAAACAATAGATCTTATAGTATCTTCCACTACATCAGGTGGCACTAATGTATATGCGTGAATAGTATGTACTATAGACATTATTAGATCTAAGTTTCTTCTGGATGTTTTTATTTTTATATCCGTTCCACGATAATCAATAACAATATCTTCAAATTCTTCTGCAATACTGTGACCATTTCTTACATAATGATCTGTGGCTTGGTTATTATAAACATTTAAAAAGTTAGTTGAAGAACTTCCATCTGAATTATCAATACCATAATTAGCATTATTTACATATTCTGCAAAATTATTATTTACATAAGCCGATGGCGGTTCATATGTACGTCCATTATTATTTCCATAATGATCATTCCAATTTTGTTGTATATCGAAAGGTACTTCCCCTAAAGTAGGAAGTAATTTATTAACTGCTGATTTTTTCGATCCACCTATATAATAAACATCATTTTCATGACGACCACCATCACTATCTAAGTTATTATTACGTTCTTCATTCAAAAGTCTCACCTCCAATTAATTATATAAGTTAGCCATCTTTAATAATCTTCTTCTTTTTATATTCATCAAAAAGGATCTCAAGACAGTCGGTTTGTTTTACCAAATTTAAATGATTATTACAATGTTCATTGTAAGCTTCTATAATAACTTCTTTAATTTCAGGTGAAACACATGATTCTGACATTAAAGTATATTTATTATTAAGTTTATTTATTATATCTTCATAAGGAGCACAAACTTTTATATTATGTTTACCTATACAAAATATAAGACAATTTATAATTTGTCTTTTTCTATCTATTGGCATTAAATCATGTATACAAATAATATCTAATATGGATTCTAATAATTCTTTGTCTTTTTTAGGCATATTTATAATAATATCTTCATTATTACATTCAAAATAAAATGTTTCATTCATAGTATAAGTATCGAGATGTCTATTATAATTTAATAAACCAGGCACTATGGTTTCTTCACTATTATAATAATTTTCATTGTTATCTAAGTTATTATTACGTTCTTCATTCAAATATCTCACCTCCAATTAATTATATAAGTTTAAGTTAAAATGGCTCCCCTAACTAACATATTTTTGGCCAAGGAACCATTAAGTCACATCATCTGTTATAAATTTTCTATCTTTACACTCACTAAAAAGAACTTCAAGACAATCAGTTTGCTTTACCAGATTTAAATGGTTATTACAGTGTTCTTTGTAGGCATCTTGAAAGATCTCTTTAGTTTTACTGGAAATGGTTACAGAACTCAGATCTCTGGTTGATTCTATTTCATTACGAATTTCTGTTATTTTATTTATATGAATTATTTCTAAATTTTCCTGGAGTATTGATAAATGTGAATCTATTTCTGTTGCTATACATATAAATATATCTTCTAAGGATTTTTCTCCTATTTTTTCAACATCTTTTTCGTCTAAAACTCTTATCATCCTTTCTAATATCATACAAGTACAATCAGATATATTAGGTATTCTGATAGTTACCCCATAATACTTAACATGAAAATTACGAAGTGTGTTATTTATTCCTTCTCTATGATTTTGTTGTGCTGCTATTCTATCAATAGTTGATATTTGTTCAACAGTTGGTGGTTCATCCCTAATAGGTTCTTCTGGTGTCGTTGGTATTTCGGCATTAAGATGTTGTATTGTTTCTGCCATTAGGTTAATTGGTGTACGTTCATTCATAAAAATTGTGTAAGGAAACCACCACGCTTGTCGTGGTGGAGGAATTACACCTTTTCCTTTCTTTTAAATTAATATTTGACATCTTCAATACTTTAATATATATTATATACATATGAAAACTATTAGAACAATGAAAATAAAAATATCTGGTCAACATAAAGCTGATACCATCTTAGTTAACTGGTTATCTGCAGCTAATTGGTTGTCCAGTATTGTTTATAAAGTTAAAGATGTTAATTCAAATAGACTTCATAAAGCATATTATCATATTGTTAGAGAAAAGTTTAATTTGCCATCACAGCTTACATGTACATTGTTTAGAACAATATCTGCAACCTATAAAACACAGAGATCGTCTAAGCAATGGAATCTTGCAAATTATAAACGTAAGACCATACCAATTGTTTGGAAAAGAGATTTTTCAATTACAAAAAAAGGTGTAACATTATGGTCAGATATAATTAAATTAAATGATCCAAGAAAAATTTCAGATCATTGGAAAGATTCAAAATTATTATTTGTTAAAAAACAATGGTATTTAATCCTTTCTTATGAAATTGAAATTCCAGATAATAAAAAGACTGGAACCATAGTTGGTGTTGACCAAGGTATTAAGAGAATCTTTGTAGCATCTGATTCTAATAACAATAAACTTTTTTATAAAGCAAATCATTTAAATCATAAAATTTCTAGTATACAAAAAACCAGGTCTAAAATACAAGCGGTTGGATCTCGATCTGCAAAAAGGCTTCTGAAAAGAATGTCTAACCATCAAGCTTCCGTAACCGAATATGCTATACATATTGCTTCTAAAAGACTTGTAGAATGGGCTGATTCTGTTGGTGCTAGAAAAATAGTGGTTGAAGATTTGTCAAATATAAGATTCGCAGGAAAAAATAAGGGGAAACAGTTACGTAGTAAATTAAATAAATGGTCTTATGGTATGTTTACATTTTGTACAACATATAAGGCTGCAGTTAAAGGTATTGCTGTTGAAACTGTATCTCCCAGAAACACATCCAGGATGTGTAATAAATGCGGTCATATTGATGAATCTAATAGGCATGGTTTAAAATTTAACTGTCGTGCCTGCGGATATACGGCAGACGCAGATTGGAACGCTAGCAAGAATATTGCTAGTCGTTACATATCCATTGAGTTAAACTCAAGGGATAAGGGGAGCCATAAATCCCCCAAAAAACGAGTTGTCAGTTAGCTACGTTTAAAACCTCTCCCCTTGTGGGAGAGGTAATTTATGCCCTAATTGTCCTTTAATAATTTTAATTAAAATTTTAATTGTTATTTTATTGCCTTAAGTCAGGTAAGTTTAAGCCATCTTCAATAGACTTATCATTATCTTTATCATTTACTGATTTTTTAAAGGTCCAAATTTGTTCTGCAACATTTGCTATATTTTCATCACTTATCATAACTTCTTGTTCAGATATATTATATAATGGCATAACTGGAGGGCCACCTATAATAAAATTAGCAATAATTATTTTAAACCTTTTAAACTTATGATAATTAAATAATCCTTCAAGTTGTAGTTTCTCAGTTAACTTCGTTGTAATTTCATCAACATAATCAAAAAACATTTCATATGAAATAAAACTCATTGGATCTTTTACATTATCTAATTCTTTTATAATAATATCCACTGCAGTTTTAAATTCACTTATCTTAGCAAAATATTGAAGATAACTTTTAGGAACAACTTCTGGAGATACTTTGAAAATTTGTAACAAAGATGCTTCTGTATTTTTAATATCAGGAACTTCTTCTAATAATGTATCAATAACAATTTTCTTACATACTATATATACAGGCCACAATAATATATCATTTGTCATTATACAAAAACAAAGATGATATATAACTTCCATTCTAAACGTATCATTTTCTAACATTTCAGGTTTATATTCTAAACCATGCATAAAAGAATAAGCTAGATATGGTTCGAGCGCTTTCATTATTTTTTCTGAATCTACATTAATCTTTTGAGTAAGTTTGTTTGTTAATTTATATAATACTTCCTGGTGATCTCTTACTACATCATATAAAATTGGCGCATGAGCTTGAATATCTTCTTCATTAATATCAAATTCAATACCATTTCTGATACTTTCTGACATACTAAACTCCTAAAAATAGTGTTTACAAAGTGACCACTTATAAGTCACTTTTTTGAAATTAATTATGTACGTTAAGCGTTTAAATAAAAATAAGCCCTAAAATAAGGAGTCATCTTGTAAACAACCGTTTTGTTTACATGTGGTTCCTGAAAAAAGGGGCTTAGCTCATTTTTGCTCATTTTTCTCTCTTTTTTGTTGATAAAAGTGACTTATAAGTAGTCATTTTGTAAACAAAAATAAGATCTCTAAGTTATTGATATTATTATAGTTAAAAATTGGCATGATTTTTGCTTATACTATATAATATATATATATAACTATACATATAACAATAACTTATATATATATATTTACCTTATATAGTAGTAGTATGGACACTACGATGTATAGAAATTGCTTTATATTTTTCAGAAAATAATTAAGGGTTTTAAAAGGGGTGTTTGTGTGTACGGGGGGTAGACACATGTTTTCACAGGAGCTGGAGTGTCCATTCAGCTTTTGTGCCATATTTCACATATTTCATGGCCAGATATCACATGTCCCTTTTAAACAGCTAAAATCATTTTAAGATTTGTTTTGTTTAAGAATTTCCACTTTTTGCTGATTCTAATGCTAAACTTGCTTCTGCAAGTGAAAGTTCTAAATTATCATAATTAAACTCTTCTATCTTAAATAAGTCCCGTGGGTTTTTCATTTTTAAGATCTCTGGATGTTTTGGTATTAAATTACTAATGCGTTTAACTAAAGTATCACAAGTGTCTTGGTAGTTCATATTAAATTCCTTTGTTTATTTTAAAATTACATTGATATTTTTAATTTATATATACCAATCTTATATAAGATTGACTTCATTAAAAATATATTTAATATCTACATAATAGTTATACCAAATAAATCCAAATAATAACAATAGATAAAAAAAAGATAAGTTTAAGTTATATTACTTTGTTTATAATATAATGTAAAAGAAAGGCTAAAGTCGTGATGTAATAGAAATTATTACATCAAAAGGTTGAAAGGACCCATAAAATGGGGAAAGACCTTTTTTGACTTTAGCCTGATAATAAAGTATAACTTTAGATAAGTTATTATAAAGTACAGGAGATAAAACAAATTTAAATAATAAACTTAAACTTGATTATTTTATTATTGTTGATATCTCACATTCTTTAAGTTTTAAAACTTTTGTTTTTTTCAAAGTCTTTACTACAATAGCAAGATCTTGAATAATATTAAGTAGTTGATGTTCTTTAGCACTAAAATGAAGTTCGTCGCTATTAAGTTTAATTATTTGATCTAAATTATAAAGCATAATATTTATCCTTTAACCTAATGTTATAATAGATATTAATTATTGTACTTACGTTCATTGTTATTTCCTTTCTTATTTATTTTCTAACCAGGTTATTCTAGGACATGCAGGATCTAGTTCACGAAGTTCAGTATATATAGCCTTTAGATTTTTAAACATAGTGTATAATTCTGGTTTAATATGTTTTGTTAATTGTATATTACTATTAAAAATACTATGCATTTTCTTATATTTTACATAGATCCTTTTAAATTTCCTTTTTAAGAAGAATTTTTTAATCATCTCCTATTCCTTTCATTTCAGCAGATAATTTAAAACCTTTTAGTTTAATTTGGTTATTATCAAAATCTTTAGTATTATTAGGAAATTGTGATGTTGAACAAATAATAGAAATAATCTCAGTTTTTAAATCAAAACTAAATGATTTAACACGGCCAATTGGTGAACCATTAATTATAATAACTAAATTATTACCTAATAAATAAAGCGAGGTACGTTCTGATTTAATACTAATATTATTACTAAGATTCATATCAATAGTAACTATATCTTTATCTTCTAAATTATAGAAGAAAAATCTACCACTTGTTTTTTCTTTAAAACATATAGTTATATTGTTATCTTTATATATGTCTACGTTTAAAGAAAAGTTTTCAATATCATCTTCTACTTTTACACCATTTTTAAAAACAACTATTTCGTCATTTTCTTTTTTAATGATTTTGCATTCCATATTAATTTCCTTTCTTATATTCTTCTTGTAAAATTTCTTCGTCTATTTTTTTAATGCATTTTTCCTTTTCTTGAGGACTCCAAAACATATCTTCAGCACCAAGTTCTGCTCTAGCCCTTTCTTTGTGTAACTCAGACAATTTGGTGTTCATCGGTTATTCTCTCCTTTTTGCTTTAGTTCTTTAGAATCTTAGTATATCTAGCCATTTCATTTGAAAACATATCGCCTTCTTTACCACTTGTAATCTCACCTTGTTTGGTAAATTCTATTTTATGGTATTCAAATAGATAACCATTAATATCGTTAAACATTATCATAGATGTAGTAATCAAAACCGCTAATGTGAGACCCATTCCCATAACTACTACACAAATATTTTTATTAGTTATAGTGGCGGACTTTAAATACCATATAAATCCTAAAGTAAAAATTATTATGCTAAGTATTAATATTAGAATCATTTGTTACTCCTTATTATTGATAAATGGTTTTAAAAATGTTTGTGACTTAATCCATCTTTTTCTATTAAGACAAAAAACTTTCTCCACTGATTGAATAATCAAATAAGAATGAGTTGAAATAATAACTTGGCATCCATTATTTATTGCATCATCAAATACCTTAAGTAATTTCACTTGGTTTTTAAGAGATAATCCTGCTTCTGGTTCATCAATAAAGATAACCTTATTCTTTTCAGTTTTAAGGTGTTCGAGTATAGGAAACATAGCTTCACCATGAGAAGAAAACCTCATCATAATATCTTGAGTATAAGATTCGTCCCTAGGCTGATTTACTCTTGGATTATTTTTTTCAGTATCAAAGAACAAAAATTGAGGTTTTCCAGAATAATTAATAGAGCAAATATTCTTATAAACGTTACTATGAATTAATAATTCAAGTATAGTTGATTTGCCAGAACCATTTTCTCCAACAATAACAGATAGACCTTTATTAAAATCAATTTTAAATGGAGAAATTTTTCTATGTTTCTTTGTGAGTTGAAATGAATTAAGCATAATTTCTCCTTTCTTTTAATATGATATTATGCATTTTTTAAAATCTTTAATTTGATAATTCTATTGTGCCATCGAAATTTTCAAACATATCAGAACACCAATCTTCTTCGTAAGTTCCAACATGTAATAACTTTTTTTTAGGTTCTACATATACAACAATGCCCTTTAAAAAGTTATTGTTTTTATGAATAGCTAATATAATTAATGAACTAGTTTTTTTTATCATTAATTTAGGGAATTTATCTTCTTTGTTTTTGTTTTCTTTAATAACAGATTTCATAATTACTTCTTTCTTTTAATATTATGTTGTGTATTTTTTTTAAATAAATTTAAAGTTATTTAATACATATATATACAGACAGTATCTAATATATTAATATTATTATAAGGCCATAACTTATTACATGATGTTTGAGTAAACCATCTATTTAATGGATCTCTTGCATTTATTTCCATGCATTTTTCTGGATCACATAGATTATCTACTATTTTATTATATGAGTCTTTATTTATTAGATTAGCGTGTATTTCATTACCATTTTCTTGATATAATATTAGATATCCTTCACTTATTTTTTTGTGTTTACACATAATATTTCCTTAAATTAATATTAACCTTTAATAACCCCAAGAGGTGATAGTTCTATAACTATATTAATTAGATCACTTTGGTTTTGCATAACTTTCTGAATATCTTTGTATGCTCCAGGTGCTTCGTCAAGATCACTTTTATGTCTAACAGAATGAATAATGTTTTGTTGATTTAATAAGTCTTTTTCATTAGCAAGTGATAATTCTTCTTTTGCTTGATTACGACTCATCTTACGACCGGCACCGTGAGAACATGACATAAAAGACTCTGGGTTACTTTTTCCAGACACAATATAACTCTTAGTTCCTTGAGATCCTGGTATAATACCGATTTGATCTTTTCTGGCAGAAATTGCTCCCTTACGATGAACAATTACATTTTCTCCAAAATGATGTTCTAATACAGCATAGTTATGGTGAACATCTATAGCTTTATCAAAACTAATATTATTAATAACCTTAGCCATTGAATGTTTAATTACATCAATCATATGATATCTATTTGCTTTAGCAAATTGTAATACATAATTCATAGCATTTATATATTCATTTGCCTCTTGGGTATCAGTCGGAAGAAATGAAAGATCCTTGTTCGGTAATTCAGAAAACCATTTTTCACACAATATCTTTGCTTTTTTATGATATTCATTTGCAATTTTTAATCCAAAATTTCGAGAACCTGAATGTAGCATGATCCATATATAACCATCTGATCCACTTTGGATTTCAATAAAATGATTACCACCACCAAGAGTACCAAGTTGATATTCTGCACTATTTAATTCTTGCGTAACAATATCTACTTCAGGGGCTTCATCAAAACCACTCCATAATTGTCTTTTTTTATGATGGTTAAAACCCATTGGGATTTTTCTTCTTATTTTCCCCATAATCTTTTTTAAAGATTCTTTTTCAATTGATTTTAAAGATGTTTTTATAGCACACATCCCACATCCAATATCAACACCAACAGCGTTTGGTATGATTGCACGTTTTGTAGCTAGAACGCCACCTATGGGCATACCGTACCCCTGGTGACAGTCTGGCATTATAGCTACCCATTTGAATACAAAAGGAAGATTAGCAAGATTACGGGCCTGTATCAAGGCCCCTTCTTCTATATCATCCAACCATAATTTTATCGGTTTTTTTTTCGTCTGTGATAACTTTATTCATTTTTATTTCCTTTCAATTAATTATTATTCATGAGAAATGTCTATCCATATAGCCATAATAATTGGTATTATTACTAATATTAAACTTGATATTACAACATAACCAGTTATAGACCAATCAACATCCCAAAAATACTGATGCCATTTCATAAGTATATCAGTGTACCATTTACAAACACAAATACTTATAAACGGAAATATATAAGCCATTAAACCAATTAAATACTTATTTTTGTGTTTCATTTTTAGCCTCTTTCATAGCAAATTTCCAGTTACTTATTATCCAATACACAAATTGTCTTGGCCATTTTATTATGATACAATGGATTAAGAATCCTATAGCAATAAAAAAAGATGTTGATGAAATACCAACACATATATAATCAGGTTTATTATTATCAAATCCTATAAAGATTTGAGGAAATATAATACTAATTAAAAATCCAATACCATAAAATATGCTGAGTAATAATAGTACACCACATACTATTGCAAATATAGATATTAATATTTTAATTGTTTCTGGCATATTTGGTAATGTTAATTTTATATTTGCTTTTATTTCTTTGATTTTATTCTTTAAGAATATTTTTATTGCTTTTTTAATTATGTTATTCATGTTTTTTTCCTTTCAATTAATTGTTTTTTTTATTTTAATTTTTGTCCATTACAATCATATCTTTCAGTTGCTTGTTTTAACATAGGAAGCCATGTAGCACAAATTTGAGTAGTAGGTTCAACAACATTTCCTTTACGAAAAGTTTTATTTATCTCATCTAAAATTTTTACAACTTCATCTAAATTTTCTTTATCTGTTTTATTAGATTTTTCTAAAATATCTTCAGTAGTTCCATATAATATTAGATTTCGAATTGAATCATTCTTTTCTTTTAGTATTTTTTTTGCTTCTTTTAAAGATATATATTTACTTAATATTTTTAATTCAAGTTTATCTTGTTTTTTTATTGCTTTTGCACAAAGATCCATAAATTTAACTATTTCAGGATCTATTTTTATATTTTTATACTTATCAATTTCTCTTAATACAATTTTCTTATTCATATTTTTTTTCCTTTCAATTAATTATTATTTAAATAAGAGGAGGGCAAAGTTCATACTACTGTCACGTTTTGCCTCTGTCAACATAGTAGTTCATGCCCGGTATAATATCACTTATTTGATATATTGACCGCCCCCCGCTTTTATAATATTTTATCTATAAATACCAACCCGAGACAATTGAGAAAGACATTCTTCAACACCTGGGTTTTTCTCAAACATTTCAATAGTAGCATCAACCTCAGCCATTTGTTTGGCAAGATTTTCCTTTTTTTGAACCAATTGTTCCATAACACCCATTGGTTGTGCTTCACAAATTGCTCCGCTGGGTTTTTTTCTAAATCATACATAAAAGTTCCTTTTGTTAAAATTAAAAGTGATTGGGAAAATGTGTTTTGTTATCGTTATTTTTAACATATAGTTTTTCTTTCATATAATGTCATACTATTTTTTTGGACTAAGAGTAGATTTGATAAACATACTCGAAAGAAAACTTAAACACCAAGCCTGCCCCCATGTAATTTCAGGTAAATCCCAAATTGCGACAATAGTTGAATTCCAGCACCATTGGATTGGGAAAGCTAAAACTAAACCGAAAACTACAGTTATAACAATAGCACCTACGAATGCTATTATTATTGTCATTATATCATTATTCATAAGACTAATCCCTTCAATTAAAATTAAATAGATAGGCGAAATATCTCACTTCGTTTACAGTGCTAATTAATCCGTTCCGATCACGAGAGCAGAATACACTCTTCAACTAAATTTTTTCGTATTTCGCTCTGTTTTTTATTTATGAACCAATGCTCAAATGAACAAATATTTTATTTTTTTCTTCTGTTATATTAATACCTTCTATTACCAGGTCTCCGATGTCATGCCCCCAAATACCATATTTACCATTAGTTGCGTTCCTATTAAAACATGAACCACGTTTGTTGATTGGTATTGTTTTTGTTTTAGTAGTTTCTTCTTCAGTTTTATAAATCTTTTGATATGTGTTTCTAATTGCTTCAACCAATTCTAATCTTGAAAAGTTTTTGTTATTCTTTGCTTTAATTTTAAAACTATAAGCCTTTTTTAATGGATAATGAACAATCAAAGTAATAACATTAGAATTAATAACAATTCCAGTTGCATCAATAAGATGTTTTAAACTGTTTTTTCCGGCAATATCAACCCACCAACCGTCTTTTTGTAATGTTCTATCAATTTTAATTGGTATTTCTTTATTCATTTTATTTCTCCTTTTGAAATAAATAATACAATTATATGTTAGGATTTATTCTTCAGTAAATCCTAATTTGTTAGCAATATCTATTCTGCAATCATCCCATCCTATTTTAAAACTTTCTTCATCAATATCAGAGCGTCCTTTTAAATACGCAAAAAGCATTAGTTTGTTAACTAACTTTTCAGTGAAATAAAATTCCTTTTCAATAGTAAGCGTTTTAGCTTCATCGGTTTCTAATTCTTTACTTACAGTTTTAGCCCATAAAATATGTTGAGGAAAGATAGTTTCTTTATCTGATTTATTAGTTACTTTGATAATACCACTGTTATCGTTGGCATATTTTTTTTTACCTTTTAAATAATCTTCATATGGTGACATGTAAAATCCTTTTATTAGAGTTTTTCGATAAATTTTAATAATAAACAAACCGCTCCAGTAAAACAAATTCCTGAAAGTAGAAAAGATGTAAGTGCAGCTCTTACTCTTTTTACAATAATAGTTTCAATTATACCAAAACCAAAAGATAAAATAGCAAAACCAAACATTATTCCAATAATCATTTTTTACCATCCTTTTCAGGTTCTATATATTGCCAACCTAAAGTTGTCATTTTGTTAATTTCATCTGTAGTAACATGGTTATAATTTTGCACTTTTACGGGGTTTTGATAACGGTTTCCTGTTGAAGGTTCTATCAAACAATATTTCATGTCATCTACCTGACAAAGAATACTTTTCTGACTACATACTATAAACCTATCTCCCTTTTTATATGTTTGCTCTTTCTCAACTTCACATTGCACACGTACACCCTGCATGAAACAAAGCATTTCTCTATGAGCTTGACGGTATTTTTCTGTACCCTTTATGAATGTCCTCATTTTTCCAAAATGGGTATCATCAAAATCACACCTTTCAATTATTCCAAGAAGACATTTATTGCAATCACAATTAGCTTCTTTACAACAAGCGCAACTATTCTCACTATGTACTGGTGTATAATTAATATCATTATCCAACTTTTCCTGTTCTTCCTGATAATATTTAATACTACTATCAAGTGCCTTTAATTGACTTTTTGTTGCTTTCATTTTTTTTACCTTTCATTAATGTATTTTTTGAATATAATTACCTGCATAATCTACTTTATGTTCTTTGAGTTCTTCTGTTTCTATAAATATCCATCTCTCAAAATCTGAATCCCATATTTGTAGTGCAGGTTCAGTCTTGTGTCCGACTTTATCACAAAGTACTAACCATCTTAATCTCATTTTTTACTCCTTATGATAGAAGGTTTTAGCTTTAGAAGTTTCTAATCTTGTTTCAAATTCTTTTATGTGTTTAACATTATATGTCGCCCCAGCATAATGTATATCACTTTCGAATGCCACGCGATTTTCATGTGATGAATAATTATAATGGATTTCTGTTACATTACGTAAGGTTATATTTTCTTTATAATTACTATCTTTAGTAAAAATTATTGTTACTTTATTTCCATAGTTTATGCTTGTCATTATTATTTTCCTTGTTTTCTACGATTTAATTCTTGTGTAATCTTAATAACAATACGTTTATTTGTGTCTAATCTTTTTTGTACTGAACCACCGCTATAGTTATTAATATTATTAAGTAGAGCTCCTTTGCAGATTTGTATATCTTTTTTACTTTCTTGTAAATCTTTTTTAAGTTCTTCCATTGATATTGTTTTTATGTTTTTCATATAAGTTTTTCTTTGTTTGAAATTAATATTTTAGCCTACTAAGTGCCTATCATTTTTCCACTCAGTATTAATAAGATTAATAAGGCCTTTAAAAGTATCATGTTCGTACATATGTTCATTATACATACATATCCAACATTCATTTTTACTTATAACTTCAGCTTTTTCTTTATAGATTAAAAACTTAGCTTCATCTTTTATATTTATTATTCTAGATTCAGCATTATTTAATCTTTCACTCATAGACTCTGGATAATTAGGGCAATCCTTATGGTGATATATTTCATCTTCTCCGGAGTTTATATTACCGAATACTTTACAACCAGCTATACATTTACCCATTATTATTTTCCATTTCTAATATGTTGTATATTTTCTTCAGGAGATTCTTTTTCATCGTAATTGTCTCCCATTATACACATAATAATTGTAGTAAGTTTGTTATACTTTGATTCCCAATAATCATCTGTTTTGGGTTGGGAAATTTGTTTTTCTATTCTGCCAACATAAACCTCAAGTGCATGAGCTGGTGATTTAGCTCTATTTTTTGGAATACCCAATAACTCAAGTGCTTGCCTAACTCTTTTACATTGTGGGCAATTTTCTTTCTTTTTGGGAAGAACATTTAGATATTTAATAATACTCATTATTTACTCCTTTTTTTTTAGGTTTTGAAATTATGGCATAAATAAATTTCTACAATCATAAGATTTGTCTTCTCCTTCTGCTATGTCAGAGCGGGAGTGCAAATCCTTTTGAGCTTCAATACAAGTACACGCAAAATAATTTTCACCAATAGCAATTTGGTATTTACAAAGATATGGCATATCTTTTTTGGGGTGTTTGTTATATTTACATTGTTCTGTTTCGTCTGGACAGCTTGCAGCACAGCCATAGCTTATTACGCAATAATTTTTCAATTTCTCACTCATTATTTCTCCTTTGTCTTTGAAATCAATACTAAATCATTTTGAATTTTTTTTATTGCTTTTGCCAAAGCGTCTACATCTACTAATAAACTAATATATTTTTCCCGTTTTCCCTTTGTTGTTATAGAGCGGAAGTTCCAAGCTTTGATTGCTTCTCGTTTATAATGCCACCAACAAGTCTGTAAACCACATTTTGCACACCTAATTTGGAACCCATGTGTTTGGTTAGCAACCACACGAGGATATCTATCTGAATATGATTGCCCGCGGAAAACAGTGTTATCACGCAATAGTTCTGCTATGCTATCGCACCCATGACACGGCTTCAATTTCTCACTCATCTTCTACCTCAATTTCTGTGTTAATTACAGTCAATACAGGCTCGCATTTTACTAACTCAAATTCTTTATCTGATCCAGTATACCCACACCTTAATTCAGAATCATTACATTCATGTGGTTCTCGATGTATACAAATTGTAGGACAATTACTATTTTTCCCATTACAAATTTTCTTCATCGCTCCCCCTCTGTGGGTTGGGGTTTTTTGTGCCAATCAATTCCCCATAAAAAGATTCGGATACAATATCTTGGTATAAAATGTAAATAAATACCTTTCCAAAATTTATGCCATGATACAAAAACAAAATATTTTCCAAAAACCTTTATCATCTTTTCCATAGCCTCATCACTCCTTTGCTTTGGTTTTTATTTTTTAAGCCATTTCTTAAAGTTTCCCCACCAGCTTAATTGCCTTGTATCTTTTATTATATTTTGGTATTCTATAACTTCAAGAGTTTCTAAAAAATCAATAGGATGGCCTTTTCTAACCTCATCACTAAGCCTTTCTAATCTGTCATTTTTCACTACTAATATTTTCATAACTTTCTCACTCCTTTGCTTACATTAAAATTCTATTTTGCATTTTCTTCATTGACAATGCTTTTTCTAAATCTGCATTTTCCTCGCGTAATTTTTTGCATTTAGATTCAAGGCAAAAAATTTTAATAGTCGCTATTAGCAATAATACCCATAATGTCCATATTAATATCATAATTCACTCCTCTATTTGAATTTTCTCGCCGCAATATGGACAAAACTTAAATCTATTATCTTCCGGAGTGCCAGCCGTAATTTCAAAAGCTTCATCACATTCGGTTTTATAATATCCATCAGCCCATGTCCATGTACATTTGCCTTTTGTTTTAGGGCAGGTATCCTCAAGAAAATTTAAGTTTTTTGGTTTAACTGTATCAATTTTTTTTTCAGATAAATATTGTTCTGTTAGTTGTTGACTAAATGGCCCTACTCCAGTGTGGGAGTCTTCTGAAATTAATCTTTTGAGTGTTTCAAATATAGTTTTCATTTTTCCACAATATCTGTTATAAGAAATATCATTAAAGTCTTTTTTCATTTCGTGCATATCTTTTAAATTAGTTTCGATATACTCTAATTTGTCAGTTACATTTATTGAATTATTCATTATTTATCTCACTGTGGGTTGGGATTTAGATTCGTATTTTTGAATAGCAGCCACCATTTTGTTCAATTTTATATGATCTTCAGTGTTTATATCAGGGTCTTTCACTATTAAAGGTTCAATATTTTTTAACGCCTTTTTGTACTCTTCTTTGCTTGTAATATTAAAATCATAGCGGCATTCACAACCAATAATATTATTCAAAATACCACAGTTATTTAATTCGGACTCATTATAACATTCACAATCTGTATTTAGACATTCATAATTTTCCATAGCTCCCCTCACTCCTTTACTTTGGTGGGTGGATTTTCTTCATCAATTATCTTACATAATCCCATAGCAACGCTCCAAGCTAAAAAATCCATTTCATCTTCCCATTGTCCTATTACCCATTTTTCATCGCAATTACCGCATCCGACAAAAACTTTCTGCTGTTCCATGGTGTTACATAATTCTGTATAAACCTGATCTTTGGTTGTTGGTTTTAGCTTAATTTGCAGCGTAATCATAATTCACTCACTTTCCTTTCTCAGCTTCTTTAAATCTTAATTTACTTTCACCCGTTTTTTTATGAGCATCAATGATCTTCTGGATAAGTTTCATTGCTCGTTTTCTTGCCTTTTCTGCTGCTATTGTAAAATTAGTTTTCATTTATCTCTTGGCTTCTTTATGCGGTTGTTGACTTAATACAAATTTCATTTCTTCGTTTTCTTGCCTCAATTGCTCGTTTTGCAGAAGAATATCAGCATCAACACCAATGGATAAAATGTGAATATAAGACCTTAGCGGTTCTGGCGAACTATTAATTTGCCTAATCAATATATCATTCATTAACATGTGCCGTGAAAAATAATTGCCCTTTACCAGCAACCGGCAAAACAGTATCCGCGACAAATCCCATTTCTTTGCCCAACGCTTCCCATGCAGTGTTGGCATTTTCTTGGGGGGAAGAAGGTGTCCCACATTGTAGCATAATCATCGGAACAGGTTTGCACGCTTCTAAAATTTTGTCAAGGTTGGTTTGTGTCATTTTAAATTCCTTACGCATAATTTCCTCCTAATTAAATTAATTATTCATCCCTTATCCTCTATTCATATACCCACAATCACGCCAATCATTCTCAGCTTGCATTTGTTATCTACCGTTCTTCGTGTTCATCGCCGCTAAAATTATATAGGTCTCCCGTTTCACATCCTTCGCAATTATTTCTTATCATGCTATGTCTGTCATAAAAGCTTCTGTTATTAATTTCGCTTGTTGTATAACCATTAGCTTTTAGTATATTTGTTTGCCTGTCCCATTCCCACATTTCATGTTCATTCATTGACATATTAACTCTTCCCCTTTATTATCTCAAGATTTGATTTCATCTGGTTTCCTCAACTTTTAAGTAAAGACACAATACTCTGGACTCAAACCAAAGACCAACCAGCCTTTCACAGAACCACTAATTGCGGAATCGAACCGCTGAAGACTGGTGTGTTTCTGACCACTGCATCTGCTGTGGGTTAATTGTATCATTTATCTTTCGTTTATCATCCCGGATTTCCTATAAACATAGCACTTGTGTTTTTAAACTTAAAAAACTGCACCAGCTTATCTTGGTCCAACTTAACCTTTGGAAATTTTTTAATTGTATGCTTTTTCTTTTTCACATCCTCCCCCTTTTTTAAACTTTAGGGCTATAAGCTTCTGGCCATATTCTTAATACAACATGACACCAAACAGTCCACTTAATAACTTTTATCAAGCCAGGTGTGTAACACTTTCTAAATGGAACTTTGTAATGCTTCATAATAACTCCTTCGTTAAGGTTTGGCACAATTTCCGTTTTATCCTTCTTTGATATTAGTTTTTTCTTTTTTCTCTCTCCTTCCACATATTTTTCTTATTTTATTAAAAAACTCTTTTACCGCAAGGCCAGTCCAAGAGTCACAGTCCTCAGCCTCTTTGTGTTCCTCAAGTAGTTTGTTAATCTTTTCTGTTGATGATTCGGGTTTAAAATAAACAGACAAACTTACTAATTGGCCATCTTCCTGCTTTTGCCACGAAATTGAATCAACACTACACAAGTTTATTCCTAATCGGTTTGGGATTACATCAGTTGGTAAAGGACAATATTCTTCGTTGTCCACTATTTCGTCTATTGTTTTAGTTGTTATATTCATACTGCCTCCTTGTTAAAGTTTACTTTGGCGTTATTTTACATTTTTCCGTAAGTATAAGGGTGTATCCGTTACTTTTTATATATTTATGCCGCTCTTCGCTTTTACCTATAACATATTTAAAAAAGTTATTAATCGGTGGCTTAAACATATCCCCTGCGGTGTCAACATCGTCAAGAAGCCCCCATAACGCAACCGCTATAGCCTTCCATGTTTCAGCATCTCCTCTACACGGTTCTCCACGTTTATCTTTATTTGCATTTAATTGCATCAATGTAGTTTTTTGTGTATCCATAATTTATCTACCTTTTGTTGGATTTAATAATTAATTCCTATCTTTATTGTTATGTCATGTATTATTGAAAAATAACAAAAAGATAAGAATTAATTATTTAAGATACTACTTTATTTTTCATTTTTATCTTTAGTTTGAACTTCTAAAACAACTACATCAACAAATTGAGAAAAAACACCAGGCTCGCCAATGCGTTTCCAATTGACAAGAGCGACTTCATCACCGGTACGCTCACATTTTAAAATATCTCCAATGACACCTGTACCATAATTGTTTCCACCTATTATTTTTACTGGATCACCGCGTTTCATTTTAACTCCTTACTAAGATTTAAAAAAAATATTTACTTTATTTGTTTCCAAGTTTTTTGGGCAATCCAATGTTGTATTTTTTGTATTAAACATGCAAATACAAACGGGACTTTGAATAACTTTTTTCCACTCGGCATTATTAAAGCACCATCATTGTCAATTCCCATAAGTCCTATAAACATATAAATTCCTTATGTTAAAATTAATGTTAATCTTTTATTAGTAAATTTAAAAAATTCTTTGCAGCTTTATTAGCTACTTTATGAACTGTTTTATGTGAAAGATTATTGCCTGTTCGTCTGTATTCATCATAAAATGCCATCGCAATATTTGCCTGATAAACATGATAAAACTCTTTATCATTTGATAAAGCTTTTTTAAAAATATTAATTGCTTTTTGTATTTTCATTTTTAACTCTTTGTTAAGATTCAAGAAAAATATTTATTGATTTTACAAAACTACGATTTATAATAGCCAGACAATGTAATCCATCCCAATACGTATCATCTTTATATAAACCAATTTGATTTCTTGTTTTTCTGTTACATATAATATCTTTTAATGATATTTTTTGATGAATTGTTAGATCATTGTAATTCATATTTTATTTCCTTTTTAAAATTAAAGAGTGTGCCGCCGAAGCCTTAAGAACTATATCCACTCTATATTTTATCGGACTTGCACCGCGTAGGATATAATCAGACACACTCATTTTTAAGCCGCTACTTTGTTAATTTCTTCAATCGTTCCTATGTAACACTTAAAAGGTCGGCTTTCATTTGGTAATATTCTTTTTATATAGTTTAATTCATTATCAGAATCGCAAACAAGCAAAGCTGTAAACATACCATTATTAAGAAGAACTAATGCATATTTATCTTTTAGTTCCAGGCTGAAGAAATTTAACTTTTTAAAATTATATAATTCAATTTCTTCAACGTATTTTTCTTTTATCCCTTCGGCAATCCACTCTTCTTTACTTTTTTCTTTGGGGTTGACATAAGTTCCCATTATGTTTTTCCTTTCATATTTTTTTGCCTAAGATCAATAGATTTATATGGTGTCATACTACATCCACATTTTATACATTCATCGTCACACATTGAGTCCCATTCTTCTATCCATTTGCGACCACAATCAGCACAGCGATAAAAATTTCGATAGATTTTGTTATTTTTCTCTTTAATAGTTTGTTCAAATGTTTCTAATGCATTTTTTATCGAATAAATAGAATTAGAAATATTGTCATTATTTGTTTTAATTGCTTGAGTAAATTTCATTGCATTAACTATATCTCCTGCCGGTACTGGGCCGGAACATTTTGCCAATATAAATTCAGGATCATTAGCATATCCGCTTTCAATAACATGATATTCTTTTGATGAAATTTTTTTTACTTTATAAAAATACATAATAATTAATTTCCTTTTCGTTTATTTGTGTGATTATTATAAAACAGGCATTTCTGTAAAGGTCTTTTCAGTTTATCGTGATCAAACAAAAGTAAGGTTTCGATCCTTATTTGGCTTTCCCTATTTTATGGGGCCACTTTCTCTCACTACGATACAGAAATACCTGTTAGAAAAGGTTGTATAATTTTTTTACGGCAGTTAGGAGTTCATGTTGTCCTGGTTGACACCAGACTAAGCTTAAACATGATAGGCTCAGACAGATTAATTATACAACCTTTGTTAGTTTTGATTAATTTCCTGCTCTTTTAGCAGCTCTTCTTTTTCCTCTTAGCGTTACTGGGCGATCAGGCAACAACCCTCCAGGGGGATAGTTATCAGCTCTTGGAACATCAGATTTTATTATTTCAGATTGTCGATCCTGACGAGCTAATTTTTTTATTATAGGTGTAATGAGTTTTTCTAACCTTATTGACAACTTTTTAGTCTTCTCATCTTTTAATGCGGTTTTCATTACATATCTCCTTTTGATATTATTGGTTTAAGATTTTTTTGATTTCCTCATTGCCCTTGTTTCACAATGTCTTAGTATAGATCTGAGTTTTTTTAATACTTTTCGATGAAGATTAGTAAAACTACCGTTTTCATAAGTTTTTTTATATGATTTAAGCATTTCAAGATAACCTATTTTATTACAGTATTCGTGGCCAGAACGTCCTATAGCACAACGTTTATGACAGATAGTAGAGTCTGAATTATAATCATCAAACTCAGAGACTAAACAGCAATCACAGTAGTTTGGGCCAATCTTTACTTTTTTAACTTTCCCAGAATCTAATAATATTTGATCGTCTTCATAATGTTTGATGCTTTTCTGAAGAGCCTTATACATCTTTTGAGATACTAATGTCATTTTCGTTTTAGCCATAATTTTTATTTTGCTTTCCGAGCAGTTCTCATAGCCCTTGTTTCACAATGTCTTAGTATAGATCTGAGTTTTTTTAATACTTTTCGATGTAACTCAGGAAATTTATTAATACAGTTACTCTGAGTGAGTTTTGATTTTCTCATCTCGTCATAACCTATTTCAAGGCAACCTTCGTGGTTAGAACGTCCTATTGCGCAATATTTACGACAGTGCCAGATTCTTCTATGATTAATATTAGTTAGGCTTTTTACTAATTGGCAACAGGCACAATAGCCCATTCCAACTAGAACAGTTTTAACTTTTCCAGAATCAAGCAACTTTTGATCTTCTTTATAATGTTTAATGCTTTTCTGAAGAGCTTTATACATTTTTTGGGTTACTAATGTCATTTTTGTTTTAGGCATGTAATATTCCTTTTTTATAGTGTATGAAGTAATAATAGGGATGCACATGTAGACACGTCATGAATAGTCAATGTTCCGTAAACAAGAAGCTATCCTGTCTCGCCACCCCCATTATCACATAATTATTAATAAAACTTTACTTCTAATTCAAAATTATAGCTACTACTATTGCCAACACATTATCCTCCAATCTAAGTGTTTAGGTAGTTAAGGATAATTTGTCTAATTCGTTTAACACCTTTAATTCGTCTGGCATTCTTGGTATTATCGATTCTGTTTCTTCTCTTGATATTATTCTTAAGCTTCCGCTTCTGTTATGAATAAAAGTGCTTTTTTCTCCACGATTTATTTTAATTATAGTTAGTGGCTCCATAATAACCAGATCGTCATACCATTTATAATTTTCGTTATTAATTACATCACATCCATTAGCTCTTACTTCGCAGGTTGCTTGTCCATGAATTGTATGCCAATATCCATGAGCAGGTATTGGTGACGATGTATTAATTCTTACTAATACATTTCCAATATTTATATTTGGTTTAGCTAATGATGTGTAATTAAATAGTTCAGCGTTATTTTTATCTTTTACTATGTTATTACGAGGATACGCAAATTTTATACTTTTATTAACAACTTTAGCAGGATTGTATTTATCCAATAAGACTTTTTTTTGACGACCTTTATGACCATTTTGACCTAGAAATAATATTAATCCATCATTATCCTTTAATAGATCAATTCCTTCTTTTATTTCATCGTGGGCAATGGTGTACGTTTTCATAATATGCTCCTTTTAAATTAATTAAAATATTAAAATCTACATAATAGTTATTCCATGATTAGTATAATTATAACAAGAGCGTGTGATAGATAAAAAAAAGCAACAGGTAGTTGCTTTTTCTTGCGGTGTATCAGTAGGTTTTTTTGATAATACTAAATAATTAATCTTTTATTAATCGAACCGAATGTCCACGTTTTCTATTATGTCTACCCAGGGTTAAAGCATTATGCTCAAATCTTAATCCTCGGGAACTATAAACAGGATATGGGTCAATAGTATTATCAGATGTCCACCAGTAACATTCTTCACGTTGACCTATAAAAGGTCCATAATATGTACGATAACCACATGGGACAGCTGAAAACCCACTACTATTATTTAGTGATGGATTATAACCTGGTGTACCTTCATAAGACGATAAATCCCACCCATATTCTATGGCAAGAGATTGCGCCATTCTGTTATATATTGTTGTTCCGTCATAGTTGTAACCGTTAGTCATTAAATATTCTTCCAATTCTGTCCATTCAGCGATTGTTGGTACGTGCCATCCAATTGGAGCAAGTTTACTTGTATTTACAACATACCAGTTATATAATACCGAATTTTGTTTCAAGCGTCTTCCTGCATCTGAAGAAGGATTAGTATCGTTATCATAAAAACAGTAGGCGCCATCATGTGTTCGTGATGTCTGTTCCCACCATAACGAATCATTAGTAATATAAGGTATAGGAGTGCCATCGTTATAATGTGTTACGCGAAGATTTTCTACACTCCATTCTTGATTACCTATAACAATTGTTTTGTATATATTACTATCAATATCAATAAGTCGTGGAATGATTGATAATACAATTTTTATATATTGATTATATGAATAAAGAGCAATTTTTTTTGGTTTATAATTAGTAGCTTCAACTCTAAGAGTGTCAATAGCATCAATCATTTTTTTTGATAAATGTTTTATATTAGTATTATTACTGATTTGAAAAACGTTATTTAAAATATTTGTTTTAAACGCATAAGATTGACTACCAATTTTTATACAAACAATATATATACCATTTGCAATATCAGTAAATATTGGTATATGATGAGTCCCTGTTTGTAAGTTTAAAATATCAACGCTTAAGACTTTAATGCCTTGAACATTATATGTTTTAATTGAAACACATTCTTTTTTATCAATTGTTATTACCGCAATATTTTTATCTATTTTGATAATATGTTTTGGTAAAAGTTCTTTTTGTGTTTCAATAATCGTTATATAATCAATGATCTCAAAATAACCGACTTCATTAGTCGTATCAGAGAATGGTCCTTGATCGAGACTAATATATGCATTTTGAATAGGTAAATCTGTATCTTCTGCTATGACATTACCAGTAAGCGTAACATGTGTTGACTGTGCTGCATATACTAATAATAATATAAGTATTTTAGTAAGAATTGTTTTCACAATATTCTCCTTTAAGTTATTAATTGGAATTATTAAAATCTACATAATAGTTATTCCATGATTGGTATGATTATAACAAGAATATACGATAGATAAAAAAAATAGATATTTTTTTGTTAAAATAAAAGTGGTGAGAGAGGTTAATCAAGTCTCTTTTAACCATAAGCTCTATTAGCTTAGGTCCTAGAACTCACCACTAAAATATTGTTAAAGGTTAATTTTTTTAAATTTCCATATCATCAATTAGTCTTGATAGCTCATCAGGATCAGGAATAGTATCTCTGAAAGTTTCCAGGTCCTCGGGGTTGTGACCTAAATCTCTCCAGATATCAGCTCCCAAACTTAATCTTTTTTCGGCAGACTTTAGTTGTCCAGGAACGATAGACATATAATTAATTGCATCGCCCTCATTCATGCCTTCTCGAATTATAAAATGGGTACTTGGAGAACATAGAATATGTTTATGTTCATTTGGTTCAATTCCATTAAATGATTCCTTTAGAGCATATAATGGCGCAGGAGTTGCTTTTCTTTCACGGTCAGTTGTAATAATGTTTTGGCTATAGAAGTCATTTCTTTCTCTTCTATTTCCAATGTTAGTCATTCTGACCAGATTTCTTATAACCATTTTATTGTATGTTCTTTCTACAAGAAAAAACAAAGCAAACCCACCGTCGAAATTAGATAGTAGTTCCATATGCTGTTGGCTGGTACGTCTTGGGAACCGTCTTACATTGCCTGCAAATTTGTTCATGACATTAGGACGTATTAAATTCCTATAATCATATAATAATCGTATATCTGAAGCTGATGTGTTCATGAAATTTCCTCCATTATTGGTTTGATGGAATAACTTTTTACACCACGAGGAAGCCGTGTAAAAATATCCCAACCTTTTTGTTTAAAGTATTTAAGATTGTCTATAAAGATGTTTTTAAATATAGACATTGATATATCCGCATTAGTCTCTTTTACAAAAGACATATACCATCGAGTCAGATTACCGTGGATTTCATTAGGGCCAGCTTTGTATCCCAAATAATTAGTACTTGACAACTTAATAGGAACGCTGTTTTTATATAAACTTTTAGCTTCATGTTCAATGAAATTAATCATTTGAGAATCATATTTATGTTCTTTTCCTTTCTTTGGGTTAACACTAAGATCATCAATTCTTTTGTTAAGTCTGGCAATCTCTTTCTTTTGCACATTATCTCTATCTACAAGTTTATCGAAATTTGCCTTAGCTACTTTTGCAAACTTATCAAATGTTGTAGAGAGCTTTTTATACTTCTTTTGAGATTCTAGAGATTCTAGATATAGATCAAAAAGCTTTTGGCTTTTTTTTCTTTCTGAATCATCTTCTATGTAACCTTTAGGCATTTTTTTTGTAATATTATGGTGTATTTTTTTTAAATCATCCTCTGTTACATTGCCTCCAATCCACATATATTTACATTTTTTAATTTTTACTATATATTCAAGATCAATTAAAGCATAGAAAAATCTATAATTATTTTTTGGGATTGGCAAAGAATAGATATTGTTATCATTGAAAAGGTTTTTTATTTTTTTTATTATTTTCTCAAATTCATCAGTTGATATCTTATGGCCACAGCAGACTTTACATGATCCATACCTTTTCCAAGAATACGCTTGTATTGGATATTCTCTTCCACAATCGCATTTAACTAGGAAATATCTTGCGGCGGTTTCTTTAGAATACCTTTCTTTGGCTTCTTCTTTGGAAAGATCCTTGATATAGGTGAGTTTTTTGTATCTTTCTCCAATGTTGGGTATTATTATAGGGCTTCTTGGTGAAAGTGGACAATCTATAGAACATCCAAATCTTTTCTTATTTAAATTGGCTATTAATTTTATTGATGTTTTCCCACAGTCACATTTAACTTCAGCCATTGTCCTTTCTTTGTTTGCGGTATTTGCGTGAAGCATTTTAGTGATAACTAAAGGACCAATTCGTACTCCTACTTTATATTTAGATTTAATGCTACATGTTTTGCTACAACATTCATCCTTTTTAACAGTAGTAGTTAATTTTTTTACAATTTTACCACAACGACACTTTACTTTAAATTGTCTAACGATAGCTCCAGATTTAAATATTTTTGGTTCAATTTCTCCTATCATAGTAAAATTACCAAATACTTGGCCTTTTTTATATATGGTCTTTTTTTTGAGGCTGCACTGTTTACCACAATATTCATGGGTCTTAATATTGTGAGGTGATTTTTTTACAATTTTACCGCAACGACATTTTATTTTAAATTGTCTAACATTGGACCAAAGTTTAGATATTTTTAGTTCAACTTCTTCTATTATGGTAAAATTACCAAACACTTGGCCCTTTTTATATATAATTCTTTTACTCATATTATACTCCTTATTTAAATATTTAAGATTTATAATCCTCATAATAGTTATGCCAGATTGTGGGTAATAATAACACTTCTTAATAGCTAAAAAAACGTAATACATTATACATATTGATATTTAAGTTGCTTAATGCTATATTATGTATTATAACCTTGATACATATTTGGGGTAATCAATGCCAATTAAGAGTGATCAAAAGATATTAAGACAATTAGAAAAGATGGAAACATCTGCACGAAATAATGTGTTGATGAATACAACAGTAGCTGATACTGTGAGTAAAATCCTTAATTCTGTTGAAGATGATGACATAAAACTTAATGTTAATAAGGTATGGATAGAGAAGAAACATGATAATAGAAATATCCAGGATCAGCAAGATGTAAGAAATAAAGGTCAGGTTTGGAGCAATGAACTTAGGGCAGATCTTTCTCTTGTTGATAAGGAATCAAATAAAGTTGTCGATCACATTACTAACATAAAAGTTGCCACTATTCCTAAACTCACTGATAGAAACACCTATCTTATTAAAGGTAATGAATACCAATTTACTAAACAGTCAAGATTGAAGCCTGGAGTTTATACTAAAGAGCAAACTAATGGTGAGATCAGTTCTTTTTTTAATGTAGATAAGACTATTGATTTTGATCGTGGATTTAACAATAATTTTAAAATTAATTTTGAACCTGAACGTAAACGTTTTATCATGCAGTATGGTAGTAAAAGAGTTCCATTGATAAATGCTTTAAAAGCAGTTGGTGTTACTAAAAAAGAACTTGTAGAGAAGTGGGGCCAGGATGTTTATGACGCTAATGCTAAAGCTTTTGATAAACATGAGAATAGAGATCAGCAAAAATTATATAATGCTATATTTGGTTTTTTGCCAGGAAGTGATCTTACTGATGATCAAGTAAGGACAGAAATTAAAGATAGACTTTTTGCTACTAAGCTCGATCCAGATACTACGAAAATAACTTTAGGCAAAGCATATAAAAATGTAGGGAAAGCTCCAATCCTTGATGCCTCTAAGAAGATCATAGATATCCATCGTGGAGATGTTGAAGGTGATGACCGAGAGTCGCTCATCTTCAAATCTTTTTATGATGTTGAAGATCATATCAGAGAGAAGCTCGTTAAGAACAGTAATAAGATTATGTTTAATATGAAATATAAGCTTAAGAAGAATAAAGCAATAAATAAATCATTAAGCTCTCAAAGTTTTGATCCTTTTATTGTAGGAACTCTTACTAATAGCCAATTGTCCAATCCTCCCACTCAAACAAATCCTATGTCTATTATTGGAGAAACAAGTAAGATGACAGTAATGGGAGAAGGTGGTATTGGAACTACTAATGCAATTACGAATGATGTTCGGGAAATATCTAATAGTGAAGCTGGCTTTATAGACCCGCTACATACTCCGGAAGGAGGCTCTATTGGAGTTGCCGTTCATCATACTGCAGGTACAATTAAAGTTGGTAATGATATTTATAGTAAGTTTATAAACAAAAAAGGCGAAAAAATGTTGTTAAGGCCTGTTGATGTTTATGATAGAAATATATCATTTCCAGATCAATTTATTGAAACTGATAAAGGGTTGAAGCCTAAATCTGCTAAAGTAAAAGTTATTCGTAGAGGTAAGTTAGCTGAAATTGCTGCAAATAAAGTAGATGCTGTAATAAATAGTTCAGTTAATATGTTTGATACATCTGCTAATTCAATTCCTTTTCTTGATTCAATCCAGGGTAATAGAGGTTTAACTGCTTCTAAAATGCAGGAACAGGCTTTATCTTTAACTAATCGTGATAAACCTATGTTTAATATTGTGGATAAATCAGGTACAAGTATTGGTGAAACACTTGGAACTCTTATTGCTATTCCAAAATCTTCTATTAATGGGGAAGTAGTTGATATAACTGATAATGAAATAGTTGTTGCAGATAAAAAAGGTAAAAAGCATATTTCACAGTTATATAATAACTTTTCTCTTAATTCAGAAAGTTTTTTACATAATAGGCCAATAGTAAAAATTGGCGATTCTGTTAAGAAAGATCAAATTCTTGCTGATAATAATTATACAAGAGATGGTCAAATGTCATTAGGCGCTAATCTTCGAGTTGCTTATTTGCCATATAAAGGTTATAACTTTGAGGATTCAGCGATTATGTCAGAGAGTGGTGCTAAGAAACTTACTTCACAACATATATATGATCATAAAGCCAAAAGATCTGCTAATGGTGTTTTTTCGAAATCGAAATATAAAGCTTACTATCCTGAAGAGTTGAACGCTAAACAGGCAGCAAAATTAGATAAAGAAGGTGTAGCTAAGATTGGTCAGGTTTTAGAACGTGACGATACAGTTGTAGCTTATATGGAACAAAAAGCTCCTACGGCTGATGATTTGGCCGTTGGACGGTTAGATAAACAGTTACGTAGAGATATGGCTAATGATGCTATAAAGTGGGATAACGATGTCCCAGGGGTGGTTACAGGAGTTAAGAAACATGGTAATAGTGTTATAGTTAGTGTAAAAGCAGAAGAGCCACTTAAGGTTGCGGATAAGATATCCGGGTTACATGGTAATAAACATATTATTTCTAAGATAATTCCAGATGAAGAAATGCCTTTTAATCCTGTTACTGGGAAATATATTGATCTTACAATGAGTCCTATTGGAGTATCAAATAGAATAAATACTTCGCAGTTACTTGAGAATGCTGCGGGTAAAATAGCTGAAAAAACAGGTGAACAGTTTAAAATACATAATTTTTCAGGTAAAGATAATACTGCTTATATTTTGAATGAATTAAAAAAAGTCGGGTTATCTGATAAAGATATACTTGTAGATCCGGAAACTAGAAAACCATTTATTAATCCTGTTGCTAATGGTATTTCTCATATACTTAAACTTGAACATAAAGTTGATCATAAGTATTCTGCCAGGTATCGAGATGGGTATGATTCTAATGAACAGGCTGCTACTGGTGGTAAAACGGGTGGTAAGAATATTGGACGTATGGAGATGGCTGCTTTACTTGCTCGTGGTGCCAATGAAAATCTTAGAGAGATGTTTAATATTAAAGGACAAGAGAATACTGAGTATTGGAAAGCTATGGAGACAGGGCAGTCTTTACCACCTCCAAAAAAGGCTTTTGTCTGGGATAAGATGTTATCGATGATGGCTGGTGCTGGTATAGATGTAGAACAAAAAGGTAAAACATTTACATTAAAACCTATGACTGACGATGAAATCGTAAAAAAGTCAGCTGGGGAATTAAAGAGGCCGCATGAGACTTATCGTAAAAAAGATCTTATGCCTATGAGAGAAGGATTATTTGATCCGATTAAAGCTGGCGGTATGTATGGTGAGCACTATACTCACTTTAAACTTCCAGAGAAGATACTTAATCCTATTACTGCTTCGGCTACAGGTGTTCTTATTGATAAGACATCTACAGAACTTGATAATATTATTAATGGTAGATCATTTATTAATAAGACAACAGGTAAGACTGTAGAGCCTGGATCTCTTAATGCTATTTCTGGTGGACCTGCTATTGAGAACTTATTAAGTAGGGTTAGTGTTGATGAGGATTTGAAGCAAGCAAAGATGATAGCTGAGAATTCTAATAACTCAACTGTAATAGAAAAGATGCGTCGAAAGATAAAATATTTAAGGTCATTTAAAGAAAAAGGTATGAAGCCTACTGATTATATGATAGAGAATGTTTTAGTTACTCCATCTAAATATAGGCCTATGTTTACTATGGGGACGGAAAAGACTGTTATCATGTCAGATATTAATGAGCTTTATCAACAAACAGCTCATAGTGCGCAGGCTTTTAGGGCGGCTAAAAAAGATCTTGATGAGAATGTTAAGAATGAAGATATTAAAAATCTTACACTTGCTGAGATAAGAGGACAGATATATCAGGATGCAAAAGCAGTTGCAGGATTACAAGAACCTACTTCTTATCTTCATCGAGTAAAAAATAAAAAAGGTTATATAACTCAAATAGATGGCGGTCAAAAGAAACAAACTAAAGAAGGTTTTTTTCAGGATAAAGTCATGGAGCGTAGGCAGGATCTTGTTGGTAGATCTACTATTATACTTAATCCTGATCTTGGTGGAGATAATATAGGTATTCCTAAAACTATGGCTACTGAAATATTTAGACCTTTTATAATGAGTAAACTTGTAAGTTGGGGTTATCCTCCATTAGAAGCACAGAAGCAAATAAAAGATAAGACTAAAGTGTTTGAAAGAGCTCGTCAGGTAGTTACTGATGATAGATTAGTTATTGCAAATAGAGCGCCTACACTTCATAGATGGAACATGACTGCATTTAAGCCTAAGCTTACAGATGGTAAGTCTGTAGAGGTCCCGGCGGTTGTAGTTACTAAGAACTTTTCAGGAGATTATGATGGAGACGCTTTCACCATTCATACTCCAGTAAGTCAAGCTGCACTTAAAGAAGCAGAGAAGATGAAACCTTCTGCCAGTATGCTTAAGACCGGTTATGATACAGTTCTTAATGCTCCTTCTATGGATGCTATTGTAGGTTCATGGCTTGTTTCTAAAGGTATGGGTGGCAATACTATTTCTAAGAAATTTAAGAATGTTGATGAAGCTAAATATGCATTTGATAACCATAATATTAAGTATAGTGATATGGTTACTATAAATAGTCGCAAAGCTCCTTTTGGTATGCATGCTATAAATTCAGTAGTTCCTGAAGATTCTAAGCGTTGGGATGTTGAGCTTGATAAAGATAATGTTGATGATTGGATTCATGATGTAACTAAGAAACATAATGGTAAACTTGCACTTAATCTTGCTGATAAAGTTAAAGAAATAGGTAATAATTATTCAACAACATTTGGATTTACTCTTGGTGTATCTGATACAGTTGTGGATAAAGATATTCGTGATAAAGCCATAAGTCAGGCTAAGAAAAAATCAAAAAGTGGATCTCCTGATTCTATTATTAAAGCTTATTATAATGAACGTGAAAGTGCACAAAAGGCTCTTGAAAAGAAACATGGTATTAAAACAATGCTTGGTATCGGTATAAAATCAGGTGGAAGTAAAGGCATTGGAAATACAGCTGCCATTACACTTATGCCAGGTATAGTTACAGATGCAAGTGATAGACCTATTCCAATACCAATAACTAAGTCTTATTCAGAAGGTCTTGATACTTTCGGTTACTGGACGGCTGCTCAAGGTGCTCGTGGTGGAAATATTAAGAAATCAGTTTCTTCTTTTAAACCTGGATGGTTAACTAAAGATCTTATGAATTCTATTTATGATACGAAGATCTATACAGACGATCCTACGGATACAGAAGGTCTTGAACAGGATATTTCTAATCGGAAAGCTATAACTAATCGTTATCTAGCTCAAGATGTTAAAAATACTAAAGGTAAGATAATAGCTAAAAGAAATGATTTAATTGATAGTGATGTAGTTAATAAATTAAATCAACGGGGTATAAAGAAAGTATTTGTACAATCGCCGATCACTGACCCAACGCCAGGTGATGGGTTTTCAGGATACTCATATGGATTGGATTATGATGGTAAACGTCCGCAACGTGGAGATAATATAGGTGTTATATCTGCACATACAATCACAGAACCTTCTCTTAATTTAGCTATGAAGGCTTTTCATACTGGTGGTGCTATGGAAGCTGGGGAAAAGGGTAAAGGGACTTTATTTGATAGGTTATGGGATACAGTTCATTTTACTAAGAACGTTCCAGATAAAGCTACAATGTCCAGTATGAATGGTGTTGTATCAAATGTTAATAAATCTTCTGTTGGTGGGTGGGATGTTGTATTATCAGATGGTAAAAATGAAGAAGTACGATATATTGATCCACGTAATAAACTTATAGTAAATCAGGGCCAATCTATTAAAGCTGGTGACATGTTATCAACAGGAACGCCAAGTGTTCATGATGTTTTAAAGTATAAAGGTATGAGACAAGCTCAGAAGTTTCTTGTTGGCGAAATAGATAAGATCAATGATGGTAAACTTGATTCAAGGGATATAGAAACAATAGTACGTGGTATATCTAATACGACCAGGGTAACAGATCCTGGTTCAAGTACTTATGTTAAAGGTGATGTTGCTCCTCTTACTACTATAGATTATTACAATAAGAATAATCTTAAAGAAGAGGATGTTTCAGATACTGAAGGGGATCATTTAGCTCAGGGATACGATAAGTATAATTCGGGGATAAAGATAACTAAGAATATGATGAATGATTTTGCCAAGCAGGGTTTAAAGAGGATAAAGGTTCGCAAAGATAAGATTAAACATGATCCTTTCCTCACCCCTGCAGGCATAGCGGCTAAAGCGGCATCCAGTGAAGATTGGATAGCACGTTTAGCTCATAATAGAGTAAGGAAGGTATTACAAGAAGGGACGACTCAGGGTTGGAAGAGTACATTAGATCCAATTAAGGGACATCCTATTTCAAACTATGTGGCAGGAGGCTACTCGTGGTAGATAAACAAACTATATTAGAACAGATATATAAAGATTCATTTAATGATGAATTAGAGAAGATGTCTGGTATAGGTGAAATGATCGGTGCAGTTAAAGCAGCAAAAACAACTATACAGGGTAATAGACAAAATAAAAGAGTAATAAGGCAACAACGAAGACACGATCGTAATATTGGTAAAGGTAATAGCTCTGCTCGTTGGAAAGGGTTTGCATTACCTGGTACTGGAAATTAATAAAGGAATATAATGATTAAATTAAATGCAGAATTATTAGAAAAGATTGCCCTTAATATTGATATAGATATTGGGGATATAGTTCTTGGTGGTAGGTTTAAAAATAAACGTATGGAAGTTAAAAAGTTTGGTACGGATGATCTTGGTCAACCCACTATAAACGGACGTAAACTACTTACTGTAAGAATAGAAAAGAAACTTCCTATTAATAAACAAAGTTCAAAAACTAGAGAGGAAAAAGATATGAATAAAGAATCAATGTTAAATCAGATTTATGAGAATTCATTTAACGATGAAGTTCAGAAGATGGCCGGAATTAGAACAGAGTTTTTGGGTAATGCCGGTATTGGTGCTCCATTTGGTGCGCTTGCTGCCGCAATGACGCCTACAAAAACAGACGAGCAAATGAAAAAGCAAGAGAAAAAAACATGGTCTAATATGCTTTTGCCTGGTGTTGGGACCTATAGAACGTTTAAGCGTATGGGCCATTCAAGAAAAAAGATCAAAGAATTAATTGAAAAAGATGATGCTAAAGCTAAAGCTAAATAGTTTTTAATTTAAAGGGAGCAAATATGGAAGGCCCTTCATTAACTTATGTACCTGTACCATGTATTTGTAGTGGTGTTATTAGTAGTTATATAGGTGAAGATGATGTATATGAAGTTGCTGTTTATGATTCTCCTGTAGGCGAACTAAATGGCCCTATTCATTGTGGTTTAATATATCCTCCAGGCTTTGACGGTAACTATAAACAAGGGACATATGTTAAACTTCTTATTCCATTTATGTTTGGTGGTGTTGAAGAGAAATTTATTGATATAGCTCCATCTGCTTCATATTACATTATTGGTACTTTTAATGAAGAAGTAATGGTTAAAGCTGATGTTGAAAACCCATTGGCTGAAAACGATGAGGATAAAATAAGGTTTATACATCCAAAAAGCAATGCTGGTATTACAGCTTCAGAAGATGGTAAAACAAAAGTTATATCAGGAGGTGTTTCTTATATACTATTAGCTGCTCTTGGCAATGGGACAATGGAAGAAGCTTCTTATTCAGCTGCACAGAACTTTCATCGAGTTATAGCTAATAACGGCCCACTGTATCTTGCTAAAGAACATTTTGGTATGTATCGTGGTAAAGATTATGCTGATAAAGCTTTAAATGTAATGCCTGATGATATGCTTATTAACTTTCGAAGATTTGTTACACAATCAAGATCTCCTGAGAACTGGGTGGCTACATGTGAAGGTGCATGGGCTCCTTTTGTCGGAGCCAATGTAAAGAACGATGAAGTAACGAAAGGAAAAGAGGTCTTATTCTCGAAAGCTGTAAATTATGGAGATTCTAGAATTACGATAGAAATGGGTAATCCTGGGGATGAATTTATTAACTTAAGAGTTGATACTATTCCTATAAGTGAAAAAGCTATACCTATGGCTCCAGGTGCAACTCCGGCAGTAGTTGGTAATAAGTTTAAAATAAATATAAGTGATAGTGGAAAACTTGATATAAGAGCAGGTGGTAAAGGAATTCCAGCAAGTAATATTAATGGGTTGCATATAAGTATAGATGAATTAAATAATTTAACAATTCATGCTTCTGGTAAGATCACATTTTCTCATGGAGACACTGATGAAGCTAATAACTCTTTAGTTATGGACCCAAAAACAGGTATTGATATAACAGCATTAAATGGTTTTAGAGTAAATGGACTTGAAGTACTTACCAGAGCATTTCTTGATTGGTTTAATACGTATCAAGCATCATTAGTCCAAGTTACAGGAATTGGGGCTCCAGCCCCTATAAGTATTGCTGCGTTACCGGACTTTATTGCAGGAGTTAAGAAGTTTGCAAAGGCGGGTGGGTTTTCCACAATAGGCAAAAGTGCACCGGCGAGTGGTGTTATTAAAGATGCTGATGCATTTAGAACAGTTTAACAAGCTAGGGGATTAAAATGGATAGTAAATCTGTAAAAGAAACAAAAAAGCATATTGGTAATGTTTACGATTTTATAAATAAGTTTCGGGCTGAATTACTTAATCGTGCAATTAAGCATGATAAAAGTAAATTAGAAGATCCTGAAGTTTCTATATTTGAAGAATTCACACCTAAACTTAAAAATAGTACATATAATAGCAATGAATATAAAGGTTTTTTAAAAGATATGAAACCGGCACTTGATCACCATTATTCTAAAAATTCCCATCATCCGGAACATTATAAAAACGGTATAGACGGTATGAATTTGGTAGATATTATTGAGCTGTATTGTGATTGGGCTGCCGCCTCCATGAGGCATAGTGATGGAGACCTTAAGAAGAGTATTCAGATAAACAAGAAAAGATTTGATATGTCGGATCAATTAACTAAGATATTTGAGAATTCAATGACATTGTTAGGAAAGAAGCTGGTAGTTAAAAAAGGCAAATAATTTGCCTTTAATTTTTTCTGTCATAAAGAACTTTTACACCTTTTTTTTCTAAGAACTTTATGATAGTGTTATTGATTATTATGTTTTTGCAAAGCCTTGTTTCGGCTTTTAAATGAATTTCCTTAATCTTACCGATTTCTGCCCGATGACAAAGTTCCAGTAGTTTATAATTACCTGTTGTGGCTAAGTTTAACCATAATTGTTCTTCTGTATTATATTTACTTTTTTCCATATTTACTCCCTATAAATAATGAACGAGAAAATCCATGGTTTTAGTTGTGAGATGAGGATAAACATATATTTATAAAAAATGCTTGTTTTTTATAAGAAACTAATGTATATTATTATTATGTTAAAAACATATAAATATAGAATCTATCCAACTGAGGATCAAAAAGTTTTAATATCAAAAACTTTTGGTTGTTGTAGAAAGATATACAATTGGGCCCTTGATTTTAAGAATAAAAGATATTCACAATATGGAGATAATGTTAACAGGTATGAACTTGATAAAATGTTAACATTTTTAAAATCTACAGATGAATTAAAATATCTTAACGAGGTTCATAGTCAATCTCTTCAGCAGGAACTTATTCATCTGGAAAAATCTTTTACAGGATTCTTTAAGAAGAAGAGTAAATATCCGAATTTTAAAAGCAAGAATAATAGACAATCATATTCTTGTCCGCAAGGGGTAAGAATTAATTCTAAAAATCAAAAAGTCTTTATACCAAAGATAAAATATGTCGATTTGAAAATAGACAGACAATTTGATGGTAAGATAAAGACATGCACCGTAAATATGTCACCATCTCAAAAGTATTTTATATCAATGCTTGTTGATGACGGCAAAGAGCTTCCTTCAAAGAAAGATATAAATAAAGAAACTTCTATAGGCTTAGACGTTGGTATAAAAACATTTCTGACTGATTCTAATGGAAACGAAGTTAAGAATCCAAGATTTTATCATAATTCTGAACCAAGAATAAAATGCTTGGGCAAAAGATTGTCAAGAAAAACCAAGGGTTCTAAGAATAGAAATAAGGCAAGAGTTAGACTTGCTATAAGATATGAGAAAACCTTAAATCAAAGGAAAGACTTTCTTCAAAAGCTTTCAACAAATATTATCAAAAACCACGATACTATATTTGTTGAAGATCTTGATATTAATAAAATGTTAAAGAATCAAAATTTATCTAAATTAATCAGTGATGTAAGTTGGTTTGAATTTTTTAGAATGCTTGAATATAAATCTGATTGGTATGGTAAAAATTTTATTAAAATTGGTAAATTTGATCCAAGTTCAAAAATGTGTAGATGCGGAATCATTAACAAAGATTTAACTCTTAAGGATAGAACTTGGACTTGTAAAGAGTGCGGTTCTATTAATCAAAGAGATATCTTAGCCGCAGAAAACGTTAAGAAGTTTGGGTTATTAAGATTTAAGTATGATACATCGCCGGGCGGGCGAGGTGAGCCTGTGGAGCCGCTGTCATTAGACAGGGTTATGAAACAGGAAGCAATACAAGTGATTGTATGAAATACATGACTTTAGTCGTGGGAGTATGTCAACTCATTATTGTTATACCATATTTTTTAAATTAATAACTAGCTTGCAATTTGTTATTATATTATCATATATTATGTATATATCAAAAGGATGGTTGGATGCCTATACCCAGACAAACAATGTCTGTCATTGGCAAATCTATAGTTGGTAGTATTAAAAACTTTATGATTGCTAATGCTAACTCTATGGCTATACAGAAAGAATCAACTCCGGAAGAAGGGGCTGAAGCTATGGCTCATGCAATATCATACGGGATAGCAAAGGCTTTATCAACCCCCCAAATGCAAGCTGCGTTTTCTGCAGGGATAGCTCCACCTTCGGGAGGGCCTGTCGGTAGTTTGATCTTTCTTCAAATAAAAGCCAATACTTTAGAGGTCTAATATGGATAAGCGAGCATTATTAGAACAGGTCTATGAAAACTCATTTAGTGATGAGTTAATAAAGCTTTCTGATTTTGGTGATATTACTAGAAAAGTTTTTGGTTATCATGATCTTAAAGAAGTGTCTAAAACGACTGGTATTCCAAAAAAAGATGTAGTTACGTATTACCATGGGTTGAGGGCTCCTAATAGAATGCTTTATAGTAAAGAGAATGTTGCTAAAGACATTAAAAATATATGGACACAAAGAGAAAAATATAATAAAGCACGTCAGAAGGTTAAGTTTTTAGATACAAAACCTGGCGGTAAAGAAGAAGCTGCTATATTAAAAACTCATGGTAAATCGTGGGATAAAATGCTAGGTAATCTTTTAAAAACGCGAAAAGGTTTAATGACAAAGTATCGTGATCTTAAAAATTAAATGGTGTGAGGTTTAATATGAATATTCATTTTGGGAAATTTGAAATATGTTTTAGAAACCATACAGGTCTTCTTAGGAAAGCAATGAATCCAAGATATGAAATAATATTTGATAATACTGATAAATATATTGGGTTGTTTTTTGCGTTTTGGTATTTCGATTTACAATTAAATAAATTTAAATAAAAGATATGGGTTTAATATGCTTGATCTACATATTGGTAAATTTCAAGTATGGTTTAGAAATCATATAAAAGCTTATAGGAAATTAATAAAACCAAGATATGAAATAACGTTTGATAACAATGATAAGTATATTGGATTGAATTTTTCATTTGGATATCTTGATTTGCGTTTTAATAAATTTAAATAATAGGGGTATGGCATGGATAAGCAAGCACTTTTAGAACAGGTCTATGAAGAGTCGTTTAAAGATGAGATGCAAAAAATTGCTGGTAAAACATTAAAAGATGTTGGAACAGGTACATTAGTAGGCGCTGGAGTTGGTGGGACATTAGGTGCTGCTAAACTTTATAGAATGTTAAAACCTGTTAGTGGACTTTTACCGATGTTTTCAAAGTCGCAATTGATACAACAGGGTGCTAAGTATATCGGGAGTAAAGCTGGCAAAGGGGCCTTGCTAGGTGCTGGTGCCGCGTATTTGCTTAGTAAAATAAAAAAAGTAGATAAAGAACGCAGTATTGGCGGTGGCGGACTTGCTGGTGCTGGTGGTGGAACTCGTCGCTTTGATAGTTCTGGTGGTGGTACTGGTAATTATGGAACACCTAATCAACCTGAAAATTAAAGAGGTTTTAGCATGGATAAGCAAGCGTTGTTAGAACAGGTCTATGAAGAGTCGTTTAATGATGAGTTGGAGAAGATAAGTGATGAAGTAAAGATACCTGAAGGCGGTCTTAAACCTGGCTTATTAATAAATGATTTAACACGACTTATGACAGATGAAGACGCTAAACGTGTTAAAAAAAATAAAAATGTTTTTCTTAGATCAGGCCCTGGATTAATACCAGGAGCGCTTGTTGGTGCTGTAACAGGTAATACTTTACATTCTCTTTTATCAAAATCTTATAAGTTAAAAAGACCATATGGAGCTATTGCTGGTGGAGCATTATTACCATTAATCGCAATGATTGGATCTAAAGCTGGGTTATATGATAAACAAGCTTTATCAGCTGCAAAAAAAATGGTGCAAGACACTAAAAAGGAAAAATAATGCCACAAATAAGATTTACAACCTCCGCTTTAGGTAATTATATAGAACCTAAGATAGAATCTTTTCTTAAGGGTAATATTACTTATATGAAGTCTTTAAAAGAATCAAGTCTTGAAGATGGTGCAGAAACAATTGCTAATGCTATTTCTTATGGGATAGCAATAGCTCTTTCAAGTTCTATGATGCAGAGTTCTTTTTCTTTAGGAATATGCCCACCTCCTATTCCTCCATCAGCAGTTACTCCTGGTGGGCCTGTTGGATCATTAATATATGCGGCTTTAAAGCCTCAAGTGTTGGAAATATAATATGGATAAGCAAGCGATATTAGAACAAGTATATAATAATTCGTTTGATAATGAATTGGTTAAAATATCGTCTAAACATCTAGTAACAAAGATATTTACAGTAGGTGGATTAACTGCAGCAGGAGCTTTAAGTGGGATAGGTTATGGGAATGTAACTTCATTAATAGCAAATATTAAAGCGGCTAAAGAAATTGAAAAAAAGATTAAAGAAGATATAGTTCCTGCCAAAACTATAATAAAAAAATATGCCCCTGATGTTGTGCATATTGGTGATGAAGATACTGCTAAGAAAAATTTATCTACATTCAAAAGAATAATAGTTAAACCTGGGCTTGAAGGTAGAGGTGCATTTTATGTTTCAGGGAAAAAACCGATTATAGTTACTGCAAAAAATATAAATAAAAGTATTTTAGGTCATGAGATTGGCCATCATTTTGATAGACCTGTTAGTTTTAAAGGAAAAGTAAAGAATATATTTAGAAGTACGGTAAAAAGAGAGCAAGAAGCTTGGGATAAGTCACCGATAAAAGTAGATCCTAAAGTTAAAGACGTAGCTCTTGGTACTTATAAAACATTAGCTAAACATCAAAATATAGGAGCTCTTATAGGAGCTCTCACAGGCGCTGGTCTTGGGACGTATTTAATAAAAAGTTTATAAAAATATAAAAAGGATGGAATCTATGCTTAGTACAAAAGACGCAGTTATTCACCCACTGACATTTGAGAAGGTCGCTGATTATGATTTATCAACCGATTCTTCTGAATGGAACGATGAGATAATTAAATATTTCTATGAGCAGGTTCCTTATTTGCCAAAGGAAATGAATTCAGACATTGTTGTTAATAATGTTGATGAAAATAAGGGTTATGCAAAAGGAAGTATTATCGTTTGGTTTAATGATAAAAAGATTAACTTTCCAGTGATTGTTAATGATTTTAAATTAAGTCCTTTTGATACTTTTATTTATCAAGATGGTAACAAGTCAGAATATCATCCTGCAAATCTTAATAATATTAAATCAATATTAGCTTCATCTCAGATTGGTACTGTAGATTCTCGTAGAAGTGGTTCTGATGGTTATAATAAAGATGTAAAACTTCCTGGTGATATCCAACCTAAAGATACTGTACCGATTGATGATGTTGAAGTCGGTATGTATGGTTATCCCGGTGTTAAGATGTCTAGTTGGGCAGCGCATGCTAAAAAAGAAGACCTTGAGAAACTGGCAGTTCAAATGAAAGCAGAACCTGATGTAGCTAGTTCTTTTGTAGACAACAGTGGAGATCTTATTACTAATGTTATTAGTATGAAAGATAATGAGACTAAAACTATTAAAGATAGCCAAAAGGATGGCATTTTGGATTTGGATAATGTTATAGATGCCAAACGTGCTGTAACAGCTATTGATTTTGAAATGTTTGATGTTTCTAAATTAAAACCAGTAGAAGCTCCTTCAGTATGTGAACTTAGAATGTATGAATATCCTTCTATGGAAGATTTTATGGAAAGCGGAAAGAGCATGGCATCCAGGTTTATGGCCACTAAAATAGGCAAACCCATTACAGGAATTATTATTGATTATAAAGATGAGTATGATTTTCGTAATGATAGAAATGAAGTAGAGTCTGCGTATTCATCTGATACTGATGCAGATAAATTAAAAAAAGTACGTAATAAACGTTCTCAGATATTTATATCGGCGGATGGTAAATATTATAGTAAATATAGAGATTATAATAAAACCGGAATAGGGTTTTACGGTTCAGAAATCTTAAATGTGCCTGGAGCTATTGAGAAAGTTGTTAAAATAATTTTTGAAAAAACTTCAGATCAATTTTCGTTACTTAATCGTGATAATCGAGGGGATGGGGCTGATAAGAGTTTTGTGCCTAATAAAAACGCAAATCAGGGAATGGAAATGTATTCAGATAATATGCCTACCGCTTACTCTCCTAGTGGAAATAATTTAATAGCTATATATGGAGCAGGTGATTCATATGAATCTATAGAATTTGAAGGTAAATATAAGCGTTATATAGTTAATGGTGCTAAAATATATGTTTCAAATAATACTGCTATTATACCAGCTAATGTAGCTGCACCTCAACTTGTTAATTCTGTAGAAGACCCTGTTTATAAGATGATCTTAGGAACTGGATCAAAATATATATATCTTATGCCTGAGAGTATAATTATAATAAATACTAAGTTTATGAAATGTCTTGATAAAAAAGATTTTATGAAACCAGATCTTTCAGTTCAGAAGACTTATGAAGATGCTGCTATTAAAAAAGTCGCTGTATTAGTAGATCCTTCACGTCATGGTTATTGTATAAGCGGAGAGCCATTTGAGTCGCTTCAGAAGATAGCTAGACTTACTGATGATTCAATTCTTTCTACTAAAGAAACACTTGCTGCTCTTAATATAATGGGAATGGAAAAAGAAGCTGCTAATACTGTCCTTAAAGTTGCGCTTAATCGTCAACTTGAGAAAACTGCTTTAGATAAATCTGTTAATATATTTGGGTTAAGAAGTGATTATATTAATACTAAGGCATTTGAAGGTCAGGAAAAACAAGCTCGTATTAAAGATATATATCGTCAGATAGCTGATGATCTTCGTAAAGATCTTATAAAAGAAGCAAGTGTTTTAACCGATCCTGATGCCGTTGATGTAGTTCTTTCTCTTAATTATATAAACGAAGAAAACCTTAATATGTATATTGAGAATATTCCAACTATGAATAAGATCATTGGCGTTCTTGCGCAGCTTCTTATAGCTTCTAGAATGGGGTTATCAGATATGAATGAAGGTGCGATTAAAAAGGCTATGGAAGGTCTTGATGATGTAGTTTCTGGTCTTGAAGATGTTAAACTAGCAATAGGTAAATAATAGAAATGATTAAAACATTTGAACATATTGTAGCAAAAGGTATTAAGAAGGCTTTGAAATATACTAAAGCTTTTGGTAAGACGGAAACTGGTAAAGACATTAAAGAAAAATATATGCCAGAAACTGAGGAGCAAAGGTTAAAAAGAATATTAGAAATAAATAAGGTAAGCGGCATGAAGGAAATATATAGAAGTTCTTTTTATGACGAGCTTGAAAAAATAAGCTTACAAATCACAAGCGTTCATAGTTAAAAAAAAGGTGACAAGCCTAAAAGTTTAAGCAGTCACCCTTTCCCAGATTTATTATTTTTTCTACTTATTAACCATTTTATGCAGTACCCGGTTGTTAATAAGCGTTGCCCTCGATGAGGGTTGTTAAGTACGCTTCTGCACAATAGCATACTTAACATTTTCTATTATAGTTATACCACATTATTGGAAAAAATAACATATATGATAGCTAAAAAAAAGGCTTATCCCGATCGGAGGATAAGCCTAATATTAATCAATTTAATAATATGGAACTGAAACTGGCTGGGGTCGGGGGTCAGACAGGTGAAACCTGGCTGCCCCTTTATGGCACAAGTCTTTCTGTGCCATAAAATCAGCCAGTAATTGAATATTCATTTTGGTACCACCCTGGTAACAAAACAGAATGCATCAACTACTGTCACACATAAGCGAAACACTTACGACAAGAGATGATTGCTCTCTTCTTCCATATTTATTGATATTATTCAGAAGAATCTTTATTAGATTCTTTTTTTTTTATTTTTTTCATCTTCTGAGAAAAATCAAAAGAGTGAGGTATCACCGCTTTAACAAGAGTGCCAATAGCGTTTACAACTTCTTCACACTCCTTAATAAATTTTTCTTTAATACTAAGAGGTTTTTCTGTCATTTTCTACTTCTCCTAAATGCTGTAAGGAAGAGATTAGTGAAGTCTCTTCCTTTCAATATAAGATTGTGCCAGTGCGTCTGCTTTCTCATTCCATCTGTTTGACGCATGGCCTTTGACCCACTGAAAACAAAAAGATTTAAACTCTCGGGTCAGACTGTCAATCTGTTTCCATAATCTAATATTTAGCACTTTACTACCATTTGTTTTTCTCCATCCCATTGATTTCCATAATGGGACATATTCAATAAAATTATCACATACATATTTCGAATCAGTTTTAATTATACAATTATGATTCTTTGAATTATCACAACTTTCTTCAAGGTATTTAATTAACGCTTTTAAACTTTCTATAACGGCCATCATTTCCATTTGATTATTAGTTGTATTATCCTCTATTCCTTTTCCGCAAATAATACTGCTTTCTGAAGCATCAAGAATAATATAACCATAACCACCTTTGCAACCAGCATCTCGCCTATTACCAGAACAACTGCCATCTGTATAAATTATATAAGTCATAGGTAATTTTACGTAGTAACTGACACTGGTCCAGAAAACTTACTCCGCTCAAAGTCTAGTAGTTGATTCATATATTTTTTACCTTTTTTATGATCAACAGACATTAAAAACGAAGCCCATCCCTTTAACTTCCTAAGATCAAGCCTTGTAGTATCATTAGCATTTTTTACTGTAGCATGATGAACTTTAGCTCGAAATAATTTTACTTCAGATCTTTGTATTGATTTTTTTACATTAACGACTATTCCGCAAATTTTCATTCTTCCGGTTTTTGATTTCCATTTTGTTTTTTTATATTTTGGTTTGAAATTATAAGCTCTTAATAGAGCATATGCTTTCTTTTGTATAGTATTTCGTAATTCGTCTTTATTATGAACTTTACTACTAAAAGATAGATCATCAGCATATCTGGTATATGTAACATTATGTTCTTTACAATACTCAGATATAGATTGATCAAAACCACGTAAAACAATATTAGCAATGACTGGAGAAGTAGGAAACCCTTGTGCTGTATAATTATCGTATGTGCAAAGACCTATTATTCTATTGAATAAAGATTGATATCCCATTTGTTCACAATATTCTGGAATATGCACAGCTTTAATTTCTTCACATTTGAATTCAAAGTCTGTAAATTTATTATGATATAATGAAGGATGGCATCTACCATTCAACATACGTTCATAGTTTTTACAGAGTCTGCAAATATGTTTGTTTCCAAATATACAGTTTTTAAGGTGATCTACAGATATTGAATCAAAAAAATTCTCAATATCAATTTTACCTATACAATTAGTACCTACATGGGGTTCAGCATTAGTAACAATACTTTTTTTTGGAACAAATCCATGGGCTGCACTATTCGCTTTATATCTCTTGAAAAATTTCCAATATAAGCTTTTTTGTATAAATTTAAATTCAGGACTTGGTGCTATAATATGCCTTTTAGAACCATCATGCTTAGGTATAACAATACGTTCAATATGATGTTCTTTGTTTGCTATTATCTCATCAACTTCTTCTACAGGTTTGCCGAAAATTGTATGCAGATCAAAATTACTACGTTGTAGTGTCTTCATCTTTCGGCACCTCATTTGCATCTTCAGATTCTAAGGTGTCGTTAGTTACACTTGATCTTGCTTCTTCTATATTTTCTGATTCACCAGTTTTAACCATCTCCTGGGCTTCTTTTTCTACAGCATCTTCTTCTTTATCAACTCCATATTTTTCCATTTCTTCTTCCACTGGTTGATCCTCCAATTTTGGGTTAAGTTTAAGACTTAGATCATCAAGCAGCCTTTCAGCATCTTTTGAGTTAAGGATGCCCCCACCAACATTATAATGCCCTCCAGCACTAATTAAATAATTTAATCCATTTAACATTTGGCCAATATGAATAGAAGCTTGATCATTATGCCATTTGTTAAATCCAATTTGCAAATAGAGTCTGTCTCCTCTAATATTAGTTAATCTGATAGAATATTTGATCTCAGGTTTAATCTTGTATTCTACGTATCGAGGAAATTGATTAGGTCTTCTTTGGCGTATAACAGAGAAGTTGTTATACACTTCCATAAATTTACATATTTTTTTTGTTTGAATTTTTAATATTTCAACATCATATTTACTAATGCCAAGTCGTGCTATAGCTTCTTCACAATCAAACTTTGTTTGAGAAAGAATTTCTGCAATACGGCAATAGGTCATATTTGAAGGAAAATTACATTCTAAATGAGCTCTAATAAGCATCAAAGGAGATGTATCAGAAAAAATTTGGTTTACATCTTCATATTCAGCTTGGTCAATCATATGAACAGTATCCAAAAAACCATCGGGCAGATCTAATGGGTTATACTTATTAGCAAGCAATTCCGCTGCTGATCCAATAGATGAATCATAACATATATTTTCATTAATAACAGGTGAGCCTCCAAAACTTTTATTCCAATGATGGTCACACCACAAATTAGCCTTTTGATGATATTCAAAATCAAGAACAATAAGAA